TGTTAGAATTCAAAATGATTCAATGGAAATTTTTGAAAGGCTGTCTAAAGTATTTAAGCGAGGAGTCTTTATTATTTTAGGAAACCATGATGTTTATTATAAAGACTCCAATCAAGTTAATTCAGTTAGACACCTTAAACACTTAGCCGAAAATATTCATGTATTTGAAAGTCCAGAAATCTTAACAATTAACGATACTGAAAATTGGTTAATGTTACCTTGGGTTGAAGATACTAAGACTTTAGGTAATTATGTTGCAGATTATGCAAATATGTGTAAGCGAATTGTATGTCATGCAGATATCAAAGGACTAAAGTTTAATCGATGGACTAAAGTTGAACATGGATTAGAAATTACAGCGCTATCCCAGTATGACAGGGTTTACTCTGGTCACATCCATCACAGACAAGAACAAGATAATATATTGTATACTGGAACTCCTTACCAGATGGACAGGGGTGATCGTGGGAACACTAAGGGCTACTATATAATAGATGCTAAAGATAATTATAAAGAAACCTTTATTGAAAACCAGGCATCACCAAATTATGTCAAATATGATATTTGCGAATTATTAGATATGAACTTAGATCAATTAAAGAGTCTATTAACTAATAATTTTGTTGACGTTATGATTGAAATTAACTTATCAAACAAAATTCCAATTAGTCAATTCTTAATGGTCTTAGAACAGGTCAAATATAGAAAAATTGAATTTTTTACATATACAAGTGATTCAACTGAATCTCCAACTGCAGATATTTCATTAGATCTTTCTAGTTCAGATAAATTTGATGCGTTTGAGATTTTTAAAACATATTTAAATTCAAAACAATATTCTCAAAGTATGAAAAAGGATTTGGTTACCAAGTTTTTTGAAATACAAGAGAGAGCAAAACAAGAAAAAGATTATGCTTAAATTAGGATTATCTGACAAGGCTCAAGTACTATTTGATCATAAAGATGGGATTCCATCTGTAATTTCTACTGAGCGTATTATCATTGGCGAAATTATTGAAATACTATGTGCCCAGCACATTTCAATTAGCGACGGTTTTGAAATATACGAAAGACTTCCGTCATTTGCAAATTGTGTTCAGCCTAATGAAATTAAATTGCGAGAGTTAAATCAAAAAACTGAAGAGTTACATCAGCAGTTACTTGCAGAGCTTATGACAAATGGAGAACCGTCTGCTGAAGAAATTGAAAAATTAAAGGAACACCCAGAACTGCTTTCATTTTTTAATTCATATAAGTGGCTAGACATGTTAATTGGAAATATTCCATATTATCATATGGCAGAGCAGCCAAATGCTAGAATTGTTTGGAATACTGAAACCAATGTTTGGAACGTTGTTGCATTTACTGAAATTTTACCTGGGAAAACTATAACTTTACCTATTAAGAAATAATTATGAAGATAAAAGAATTTGCTTTTAAAAATATATGTTCATATGGAAATAAGGTTCAAACCTTTAAGTTTTCAGATGATCCAAATTTAATCCTTGTTCAAGGAACAAATGGCTCAGGCAAATCTAGTATATCTGATGCATTAACTGTATCGATTTATGGAAAATCTGGTATTAGAAAGATTAAGGAAATTCCAAATCGTATTAATAAAAATGCCTATACTTCAGTTAAATTTGTTGCAAATAATGGAGATGAAGTTGAAATAGAAAGAGGACTAGAACCAAATTTTTCAAAGATCTTAATTAATGGAAATGACTATAACTTACCAGATAAAAGACGAGTTGATGAATTTATTGAAGAAGAATTAGTTAAAATTCCATTTAACGTTTTCTCAAATACAATCTCTCTTTCTGTAAATGACTTTAAAAGTTTTGTTAAATTAAGCCCAGCCGATAAACGCAAGATTATCGATAAGATCTTTGGATTGGACTTAGTTAATGATATGAATCAATTGGTTAAAGAAGATGCAAAAACAGTAAAAGGAAAACAGTCTTCCAGTCAAACCGCTCTTTTGAAAAACCAGCACTTATTAGAGCAATCAGTTCAACAATTATCTGCTCTACAAGAAGATTTAACTCAAGAAAAGGAAAATCGAATTGCTCAACTAACTGATATTTTAACTAGAGCTAAAACAAAACAAGACGAAGTTAAATCTTCCTATGCTGAACTTAAAACACAATTAGACTCTGCCAAAAATGATTTAAAGGCGGCTAGAGAATCTAAATCAGCATGTACGTTTAATATTGCAGAAATTGATAAAAAATTGGCGATTTACGCCAAAAATAAATGCCCGCATTGCTTAAGTGACTTAACTGATACTGTACATATTGGAATTAAACAACAGCTTGAAGATAACAAAAGTAAATTCTTAGAAGAGCTTACACCAATTGCGGCTAAAATATCTAATATAGAAGGTAGTTCTAGAGAATTAGAAAGTTCACAGGAAAAATTTAGAAATGATCATGCTAAATTGTCATCTGCTTTAGATTCTGCAAAAAGAGAATTAGATTCTTTAACCCAGTCTCAAGATTCAGAAAAACAAACACAATACCTTCAAAAGATTATCGATCAATTAAATGAAGATATTGAATCTACTAAATTAGAAATAGGCGAATTAGAAAAAGAACTTTCTGTTAACCAGGAGCTTGAAGTAATTCTTTCAGATAATGGAATGAAGAGAATCTTAATGAACCAAATTATTCCACTTCTAAATAAGAATATTCTAAGAACTTCTAAACTACTTGAATTTAAATTTGCATTTGAGTTTGATTTAGAATTTAATCCAATTATTACCCACCTTGGAATGCAGATTTCGCCAGAGTCTCTATCCGCTGGCGAACAAAAGAAAATGAATCTAATTGTTCTTTTATGCATATTAGAATTAATTAAGATGAAGAACAATAAAATTAATCTACTTTTCTTAGATGAGATCTTTTCTTCTCTAGATTCTGTAAGCATTTACAAAGTAGTTGATTTATTAAAAACATTTGCTAAAAAGCATAATATGACAGTATTTGTGATCTCCCATGATCCACTGCCAGAAGAGTTTTTCGATATTAAGTTATTTGTCGAAAACAAAGACCATTTTTCTGATATAAGAGTAAATTAATATAGAACTATGCATACTTACAAAGGAACATCATTTGCGGAAGCTTACCAAAAGTCATTAATAGATTTAATGGACAATGGTGACTTATGCGAAACTCGAGGAACTACTAGTAGAGAATTATTAAATGTTTCTCTAGAAATCACTGATCCAAGTCAGTGTATGTATACCAATATGACTAGGTCTACCCAGACTAAATATATTGCCGCTGAATTTTTATGGTATTATGCTGGTCGTAATGATGTAGCATTTATTTCAAAATATGCAAAATTTTGGGAGCAGATTCAAAATCCAAATGGTACGGCTAACTCTGCTTACGGTAACCTAATATTTAAACCAAAATCTCTTGGTGGAATTACTCAATACGAATGGGCAATTGCATCATTAGCAAAGGATAAAGATAGTAGACAAGCGATTCTTCACTTTAATACGCCAGAACATCAATATAATGGCAATAAAGATTTTGTTTGCACAATGTATGGAATTTTTCATATTAGGCATAATAAACTAAACTTTAGTGTCTATATGAGATCTAATGATGCTATTTGGGGTACACCAACTGATGTTGCATTTTTCTGTTCTCTACAAATGCAGGCTCTTGCTCATCTTAAGGAATTTTATCCAGAATTAGAGCTAGGAACCTATACTCACCATGCAAACTCATATCATATTTATGATAGACACTATGATCTAGTTAGTCGTATGTTAGTTGGAGAGTTCGTTCCGTCTAGATTACCTTCAATTAAAACAAATCTTGTTTCAATGTCAGGTCACCCTACTCAAGAGTTTAGTGACATTTTTGAATTTATCGAACACGATCAAGATGATATTTTAATACTACAAGAAAAAGAAGATCTATTAACTTGGATCGTAAATCAATTTGGCGATGATAACTAGATACGATATTGTATACATGAAAATGGCCTCAGAATGGGGACAATTATCGAATGCTCGTCGTAAAAAAGTTGGAGCGCTCTTAGTTAAGAATAACACTATTATAGCTGATGGTTATAATGGAACTCCGTCTGGTTTTGAAAATGAATGTGAAAATCCTTTATTTGATGCAGATGGTAACTTTTTGGACTATGAAACAAAATGGTATGTTTTGCACGCTGAATCTAATGCGTTAGCTAAAGTTGCAAAATCTACTCAATCTTCTGAGGGTTCTACTCTTTATGTTACAATGTCTCCTTGCAGAGAGTGTAGCAAATTAATTCTTCAAGCAGGAATTAAAAGAGTAGTCTATTCGGAATCATACAGAGATTCTGCCGGTCTCGACCTCTTAAAAAAGGCAGGGGTTGATGTAGTTCAGATTCTACCCGAATCAGAATAAAAAATTCCATTCGTATTTTGACAGAAGATATTGCAACCAGAGAATTAACGATTGTTTTCGTAAGAGATTATAAAACATTTGTTGAACACTTTTCTAAAAAATGTAAAAGTGATTACGTTCTTAACATTAATAAGATCGTAAAAGAGAAATTTCAAACTGAAATCTTTATTCCAAATAAAGTTCAGGCTTTTTTATTAAATTATGAAATTTCCAAACTTATTGATAAGGTAATTAAAATAAAGAATCAAAAGTATTCCAGGCTAATCTACTTGAATACAGAGCTTTCTCCCACTGGAATTTTAAATTCAATTAACTTTTTAAAGACCACATATACATGGGTCGAATTTGATTTTACTGTTATTGATCCAGATAAGGAATTCCATGCCGTACTAAAGGACATAAAAAAAGGAGAGCTATAAAGTTCTCCTTTTTAATTTAAATTAATTTCTAATTATTCTTCACTAGCTTTCTTTAATCTTAGAATACCAGCTTGGGCTTCTTTGTAATCACTTACAAATTTTACAGCTCTTTTATCAGAATCTTTATCTTTCCAATCACTTAAACTTTCCTTTGTATCTTTTCCATTATGGTGTGGATACGCAAATACAGTCATGTGTCCATCTTTTCTAAAATCGTAAGTTGCATAAGTTTCTTCACCTTCTGCTGATTCGGTAATAGTATCAAAGTCTTCATCTAATTCTTCATCAGATTCGTCCTCTTCTGGCATTTCTGAAACTTTTTGAATTGCAGCTTTAAATATTTCAACACATTCTTCTTTTTCAATTTCCATCTTTTCGCAAGCGATTTCTAAAATTTCTTTTAGTTCATCACTAAACTCTTCCATAAACATTTCAAGAGCTTCTTCGTCGATTTCTGGAGTTTCTTCTAGATCTGCGTCTTTAATTTCATCAGCTTCTTCTTCGAACATATAGTTTTCAAATTGAGGAACATGACTTTCTTTTACAATCTTAACTCCCATTGTAGGAATTGCAGTTAAAGGTTCTTCTGTTTTAATTTTAGCAGTACGACTAGGTACATCGCTATTAAATGCTTTCCAATAACCATCATAATTGTGGTTTTTTCCGCCATTTTCAAAGTTAGCATCTCTTTGTGCAACATTTGTCCAATTTTGTAAAGACTTTCTTTTAGATTTATCAAATGACTCAGTTTCACTAGGTCCACCAAATGATGGAGCTTTCATGTCCATGAATCTCTTAAAGTCTTTAACATCGTTACTTTTTAGGTTAAAAATATCCATTTTAAAGTGGTTTTTAAATTTTTAGAATTGTCCGTTTCTTACTTCAGTATAACTATCAGCAATAAAGCTAAAAGTCGCATTATAAATTGAATCTGAAGTATAATCCAATTTCATATCTTCAACCAAATTAGTATCTCCATAAACAAATACTGGAGAGAAATTAAATTCTCTATAAACGTCACCTGCACGGTTGTGTACTCCAACATAAACTCCGGCTCCGTTTGGTGCATAGTCTTTCTTAAGACCTTGTCTACCAGTCAATGGATCGTATACTAGGTTTGCCCAAGCTCTAAATAAGTTGTAAACATACATCTCATTAGCATTGTTTAAGTTGACTTCAAAATCAATTGTAAACTTAGCACCAGTTTCTTTAGGTTTTGCACCTGCAAAATATCTCTTAGAGAATCTGTAGCTTTGGTCGACTGTTCCACCAGTACCAGCTTGTTCTGGAAGTCCAGTAATCTTTTTTACGTGTTCAACTAATAACTCATTAATAGCTGTATTATTGATACTAGAAGGCGGCGTAATAATTACCGTAAACTGGTTAAGGTATAACGGTTCAAATAATTGCTGGCCTACTTTTGAATTTTTAAAATGTGGTAACCCTGCCATTTATGTTGGACTTTTTTGTTTATTTATTCGCTAGATTATGATATATCTCTACGCTCTGTTTCCTCCCATTTAGAAATGAGTTCCTTAAAGCGTTTTTCCTTTTCTTCTGGAGTTAGAGCTGCATTTCTTTCATCAAATTCAAATGCATTAATTTGAGCCTTAAGTTGTTTTGCACTAATTTCACTATATGCCTTAGGCTCCTCCTTTTCAGGCATAGTTTCATTTCCAATAAGCGTCAATTCCAAGGTAGGAACGACTGCAACAATTAGATTTCCAGGATAAGATGGATTATCGCTATTAAAATCTTCAAGCTTCATATCGTAACTTGCACCAAAAATCTTAGTTAATCCATTTGATGCAGGTGTAATTGTAATAGTAAACTTATCAGAATTTGATATTTTATCATCTCCTAAATCTTTAAGCATGTTATTTGACATTAAGTATCTAAAGCTAAATGTCTTAGTTCCTTTACCCTCTTCAATCATTCGAAGTTTAGACGTTTTAATTGTAACGTAATAATTACAGCAGTCTTCTTCAGATGATTCTTCGATAGTGCACTCTTTTTCAACTTCTTCCAGTGTTTTAAACGGTCCGGCTACAAGTTTAACCTTTCCTTTATCTTCAAGATCAGTTCCAACTAGAGACTGTACCTGTTCAGCTTCTTTTCCTATTTCAACTTCAACTGAGTGTACAACCTTTTTTTCATCTTCCATTGTTAAACAATAAAAAAACGTTGCCATTCCTGGAGGTAGAAGTTTCTTTTCTTCTGGTTCGCCTAATAGTTTTTGGGGTTCAGGTCCAGTCAATAACCTTTGACCAGGATCCTCTTGTTTTGCGTACTGTGCAGCATTATATGGAACTGGCAAACCTGGTTTTTGTGTAGTTGCAAGTTCACGACTTCCTTGAACAGCCGGTAAGTTTGATCCACCTGCCGGAAGCTCCAATGCTTCATTTTTGGTAGAAGTTTCTGCCTTTTTAGCATTAACTTTTTCGCAAACATGTTTATGAATTTCTAATAGTAATTCACGAATCTTTTCTGCACTTGTATACTTAACATAGGTTGAAGTACCTTCAGCTTTAACATAATCCAAATCTGGATATAAAGTCATGCTATGCAGAACGGTCTTTTGATCATTCTGATTCCATTTTGGCTCACAGTCTTTGATTTGCCACTTAAGTTCATGACTTTGGAAAATTTCGCAAATTACGCTCATTTAATTATGCTTGTGGTTTTTCTCCTCTAAAGGCCTTACCTTTATTAGAATCTTTTCTTTCTGGATCAACTGGCTTGTAGTTTGCCCAGATTTCATTGTATATTCTGCAGCTTGCGCCCATGAAATTGATAATTCCAACAAATTTCTTACGATCATCGCCAGTCATTCTAGAAACTTTCTTTCCAATACGACGAGCATCATCAAGATCTAATTCTTCTTCATCATCTTTTCCAACTAATTCTTTAAGAGAATTTCTGGATTTTTCATTGATTGCAATAAAAGACTCGAATGTCATTGATTCAGTTGGAGTATCAGACTCATGGTCTGAAACATACGAATCAAAACGATCAACTTCATCACCAGTCATTAAACCAGTTGCATACGTTACAAATCTTTCATAAAGATCTGCACGGTCTTGCATTGGAATTCCGGCTTTGTCCATATACTGGACTATGCTGCGAGGTACGCTTAATGTAATCCTCATCGAGTTTTTAATTATTTTTGTTTGTTAGCCATCTTAGGGTCAACTGACTTAGTGATAGCTTTTCCTTTGATAACTAAATTACCGAAACTAGGATCTACTGACTTAGTGATAGCCTTTCCTTTAGGGTTTGTTTCAGCTAAGTTAGAATTAACTGACTTAGAGATTTTAGAACCTTTAGCAGCTTTAAGATCAGTCATTTTAGCGTCAACTGACTTTTTAACGCTAGAACCCTTAGGCATATCTAATTTAGCCATTTTAGGATCTACGCTTTTTCCTAATTTAGAACCTGTTGCAGGTAATACTGCCAAGTTTTGGTTAACTTTTTCAGTTAGGAACTCTGTGTAAGACAATACTGGGTTTGCCATTTTATTGTTTTCTTTTTTTAATTACTCGATCTTCTCTGGGCACTCCTGGTCTCTCCAATCTTTCAATATGAGTATTCATATTAAAATAATATTAAGGCCGTCAGAGGTCTCAGATTAATTTCTTTTTATAATTACCTAATTAGACAATTATTTTAGTTATTTATCTGACCTCTTAAAATAAGAAAGCCCTCCGAAGAGGGCTTTACTTTAATATAACCTGGGTTAAGATTATGCTAATTTAGCAAGAGAACCAGATGCCAATGAGAATTGAACATACTGAGTTCCAGGGTGCCATCCAGCTTCAACCAAAGCATATCTTGACTTCATACCGATTTTCGGAGAGAAAGTACCCTCAGAAATAGTTTGAAGAGATTCTGCCATGATGTAAGGCATGAATTTAAGACCTGGCTCTTCGTCAGCACCTTTACGACCAATTAATACAGTCGCATCGTCAAACTTCAAGTTAGGATCAACGTATACGTTAAGACCGTAAACTTTACCAGCAGGGTACAATGTACCAGCAGCAGAACCTAAATCGTTGTTGAAAGGAGCAATTGAGTAACCAGCAGCATCAGCCATAGCAGATGCAACTTTAGCACCAACTACTGCGAAAGTACCAGCACCAAAACGTGCTCTGTGGTAGATCAAGTTAGCAGATTCTAACATCTTGCTAGCAAGTCTTCTTTGAGCAGTTGTTACGTTTTCGAAACCACCAGTATAAGTAGCAGCAGATAAGTCTAATGTAGCAGAATAACCTTCAGCTGTTGCAGCTGCAGCAGCGTGAGTTGTTGCTAAATTCTTAACTTTAGAAACGATTTCTTTGTTGATTGTTTGAGCAAGCTCGTTAACAGCAACATTCTCTAACATAGAGATTGCGTCGAAATTCCAAACTCTGTTAAGATCTTGGATTTGCTCAACTGTTGCAGAGATAGAAACTTGAGAAGTTTTAGCCTCAACAAACTTAGTGAACATTTTAAGACCCATTTGACGGAATTTAGAAGTTTCACCAGCACCTCTATTCATAGATTGAGTGTACTCTTGACCATCTAAGAAAGGACCATACCAAGCAGAAGCTTCAGCTGTACCTGCAGGAGCTGCAGTTGAAGTGAAACCAGAGATATGATTTTCTAAAGCAGATACTAATTCTACTTCAGCTTCTGAAACAGCAATACCTGCAGCAACCGCTTGAGCAGCAACTGAAGTAGAAGCGTCTGTACCAGAAATAACTTTGTAGATGTATTTTGCATCTAGACGAGATACACCAACATAAGCAAACTCTCTGTCACCAGTGTTATCTGGAGTTGTATCAAGAGTTGCAGTTTTGATCAAATATGGTTCAAACTCACCAGTTACGTTACCACCTTGGTAAACATAATCTAAGTAAGGAAGGAAACCAACTGGAGAGTCCATAGGAACTACACCAACTAGGTCAAAACCAATAGTTTTTGCTGCTACTTGAATAGCAACTGGCAATAAACTTGGGAATTTATCACCTGAACCATTTGCACCAGTTGTTGGAGCTAATGGGTTACCGATTCCACTGATAGAACCTGGTTGTTGATAGAATAAACCTGGAGCAACAGCTGATTCGTTGATTGCACCTGCGTTTTCGAACATTGCGTGATAGTGGCAATAATCTACTAACCAAGGACGTGAATCTGCGTTTACACCATAGCTTTCTAAAACTGGAGCCCAAGTTGACTTAACAGAGGCATCGTTTAGTCTTTTAAATACTTTTGTAGACATTTTGTTTTAAAAATTTTTTAGTTGTTTGCTCTTCTTTTTAGAGCGTCGAGGTATGCATTACCATAACCTCTTTGATGTTCCGCAACTTTCTCAATCGAGATAAAACCTTCTCTACCTTGGCTTTCGTTGATGTGTTGCGCTGTTTTATTTTGTTTTTCGAAATAAATTCTTTCATTAACTCCTCTTAAATCTCTGCTCTCCCAGAAGTTTTTAACTTGGTAAGGAGTGTTAAGAACAGTTAAAGAAGCTTGAGCTTCTAAACGGCTCTTTTCTGCAGGAGTCATGCTTTCAAAAACTTCTTTGAATTTAGCAGGCATGAACTTAATTAAGTTTGGAGTATTTTCTTGTTGTTTGTTAAGAACTGATTCAATGATTTGGATAACGTCTTCTTCTTTGAAGTAAACTGCACCTGAAAGAGCTTCAATAATAGCAGTTTTTTGAGTTTGATCTAAATTAAAGAATCTTGATTTATTATCTTCGTTAAGAAGTTTTAAGAATGGATATCTGCTTTCTAATACAGATTTAGCAGAGTTATCTTTGATATGCTTAACAATTGAGTTAACTGAACTTACAATATCAGAAACATTAGAACCTTCAGAAACTTGATAGTTTACAGACTCATCTAATTTTTCGATTTGGCTAAATGCAGAGGCAGTTTTAGTAGAAAGACCTACTTTACCTTCATTTAATTCAGTTGCAATATACTCAGAATATTTAATTCCTCTTTCAAGGTTTTCAGCAAGATAGTTAGCGTAACCAATAGAGTGCTTTAAGTTTTCAGCAACGTATTCAGTGTATCTGATACCTTGTTCTGATTTTTCAGCAACATACTCAGAATATTGAATTCCTTTATCAAGGTTTTCTGCTAAGTATTCTGTGTATTTAATATTTTTGTTTACGTTTTCAGCAATATGCTCAGAGTAATCAATTGCATTATTTAGGTTTTCTCCAACGTATTCAGCATAACCGATACCTTGTTCAACTTTTTCTGCAAGATAATCAGAATAATCAATTACTTTATTAACTTTCTCAGCAACATGCTCAGAATAATTAATTGATTTGTTCATCATTCCAGAAAGGTAATTGTTATATTCAATTACTTTGCTAAGCTCGCTTGAAAGATAGTTAACATACTCAACTAATTGTTCATTAGTTGCAGGTGTTTGTTCTTCATCTTGTTCAGCATTTGGATCTTCAACCACTGGAGCATCAGCAGGTTGGTCGTCTTCGGTAACTGCGAAGTTATCAACCATTTTATCTACACTTTCTTTAAGTGCGTCAAACTTGCCTTTAACAAGTTCAGAGTATTGGTTGAACGCTTCTTTCGTTACAAACTCATTAGTCATGTGTTTGTTATTATTTTCCATAGTTTGTACTATCTCTTCATTATTTATCTTATAAACTTTGATTGATTCCTCGAGGTTTAAGCTTTCAGAAATATCAACCAATTTATTTACAATTGACGTAGATTTAATATTTTCCAAAGATTCGAAAAGCATAGAGTAATTGCTTTGGAAGCTCTCGTTAACAGATCTTCTAAGAACAGCTTCACTGAAACCAGGTTCAGCTACTAGATCGTATGTGAATATTCTTTGGATTTTTACTTTACCTTCATTCATTACCTGACCAGCGGCTCTTGAAGAAGTTGAAATTGTACAGCCTGACTCAACTAGAGTTTTTGCAATCTGGCCAGCGGGAGTGTTAAGCAGACGTACTTTAATTTTTACGTTATTAGAATTTTGATCGTACCATAATTTCTCAACTACGTGAGAAACGTTTTTAAGTGAAACGTCAAAATTTTGAGGGTGGTCTAGCTCACCAAATAATTGACCTCTTTCGATTTTCTCGTTTAGGTATTCTAGGTGAGGAAGATACTCTGCTTTTTCGTAGATACGGTTGTTGTTATTCTTTGTGTCAAATACTGCACAAACACCTTCCATAACGATATCACCATTATCTAGTTTTGCTGAGTTTAAACCTTCATTTACTCTTTCTATAATGAAGAGCATATCTGAGGTTTTTGTAATTTCGTTTACGCCTGTAAGGACCACGTTGCCTGATTTTTTTTATTATTTATATCATATCGATAGAAATAATTCGCAACAAGTGACAAGTTGACACCTATTTAGTCTTATTTATTAGGCTTATTAGATCCAGCTTCTCAGAATCAGTTAGTTTATCGAAATTAGGAACCTTGGTGTGAATTTTAAAGATATAAGAACCTTTATTTTGTGTGCCAGTTGACATTCCTCTACCAGGAATAGTTATTCTAATGTCATTAAATGACTTAGCTTTGATTGACTTTATTTTAAAATTGGTTCCAGAAACTGAAGTAAAAATAAAATTTTCAATATTAATTAGTTCATCGAGACTTACTTCTCGATTATCAATAATATTACCTGATACATCAAGAGAAACTCCAGCCGGTAATACAATATCCAATAAAACATACAAATTGCCAATAAATGCACGGTTAAACATGCTTCCACCTCCAAGTTTTCCATGATTTCCCATATTTTGAAAGGTTAATCTGGAAAAGGCCTTATTGCCATCGAATATTAATTGGTGTTTAGTTGTATCTGGGTTAAGATCAACACTAAATCTAATCGGAGAAGATTCTCCCCTTTTTGTGTAAGTAACCTCAATAGTTTTTCCAATTAACAAATCTTTAAGATCGATTTTTTGGTTAACAACAATGTCTAGATTAAGACCCCAGTTTTGAGTGAAAATATCTTCAGCCGCAAAGCCGCCAAACATGTCTCTAAGATCTTCAAACGTTGATCCAGCAGATCCGCCTCGATCGTAGTTTTTGCGTTTTTCCGCATCTCCTAATACACCATAAGCCTCAGCGATTTCCTTAAATTTGGATTCGCCGTCTGGATTTTTATCAGGGTGATATTTTACAACAAGCTTTCGGTAAGCCTTTTTAATATCTTCCTGACTGCATCCACGCTCTACTTCTAGTATATTATAATAGTCTTTCACTATAATTAATATACCTAAATTAGTAGCCTACTGTAACGGTTTTTGATAAAATGTTAGGTTCCAGTGCAGCAAGTACACCGGCATTTAGTCCTGGTGTTGCTGGAAGTTTTCCATCCACTGCGCTGGCTAGACTTTTTAGGGCAGTCATTACCGCATTACCCATAACTGCAGGTTCAGTTGATGAGCTGTGACCAAGTCGAGTAAAATCACCATTTAGCCATACTTGGCTTGATGTGACTCTAACTTCTGATGTTGCATTAATATCAACCGTTGAATTTGCTATAATATTAATAGTTGGACCCTCTAATTCAATAATAGATTGGGTTTCTTTATGTTCAATTGTTATCTTGGAATCTTGTGCAATATTAATTCTAGATGCCTTATTTTCAAAAGTAAGGCCCTTTCCAACAGTAAACCATAATTTAAGCGCTTCGTCTCCATCCCATAAAATAAAATGGGATCCTAAATATTCGCCGTCCTTTTTAAGTTCTTCTTGAAGGTCTTTTGCAAGTTCTTGTAATTGTTCGTATTCTGGGCTATAGATATCTCCTTGGTCAAATCTCACTACAACAAGTGCACCATTTTTTGGTATTGAGATACTAGCAGCGCCCTCTTTTCCAAAGAATGTAGATTTTGTTCCTGGATTAGCCCATGGAATATCTTCAATCGCAAGGGAATCGAATAGTCCATGCACCCTAACTCGACAGCGTCCTTCTTTCAATGGATCATTTACGTCAACAACAGTTCCCATGTATCTCTTAATAAGATACTCAATTGAACTATCATCAGATCTATTAATATCGGTGTTACGGTTTAACATTATGACTTATATGGGTTTTGGCTAGTTATTTTACCTCCTTGTTTTCTTTGGTTTACAATTGATGAAACTGTAGAATCGCCTGGAAAAACATCAAACTTAATAGATCCAGTAGATTTAGTTGTATTATTTACAAAAACATCGGTCTTAATTGGCGATGCATATTGAGAAGACTTTCCAGGAAAAATATCATTCTTAATTGGCGGAGCCTTTCTATTATCAGCGCCAGTAAATTCATCTCTTGTAATTTTTGGAGCCTTACGGTTATCTGTTCCAGTAAACATGTCCACGTTTATTGGTAAGGCTGTCCTAATATCGGTTCCTTCAAAAACATCACTATTCAGTGGAGTTACTCGACGTCCATTAACCACGTCTTCAACTGATATGCTTGGTCCATATGGATTTATTTTAAGACCATTTTCTCCTAGGAAATTATTAACACCACTTTCAAAATTCTGCTGTACTCCTTGTAGAGCGTCATTTAACAATCTCTGTGGAGTACCTAAAATATTAGCAAGCTTATTTTTTGCTGCGGTTAATACTCTAGTAACTCCTCCAGTAAATGGCCCAAGGTTAAGTGCTCCATTAAGGGCGCTAGTAATAGACGTAGTTACAAATGAATTTGGTTCTCCTAGTGATGCAAAACCAAATGACTGATCACCAAAATGGGTTGCAGGTAAAACTCGTTTAATTTTAATTTTAAATTGTGGTTGAAAACTTGAATCGCTTACGCTAGATTTTACTCCAGATGAATAGCTGTCAAGAAATCCAGAAAAATCAAAGGTACAACCTACACATCTAAATCCAATTCCACCAAAATTAATTTGTGCGCTAAATGTGTCATCATAAAAAGCATTTGGTCCAAATCCTAATCCAATATTAATTCCGCTAGTATCTACTCCACTTTTTAGAAATCTTAAATCCATTAAGTATAAATCCATTGAAAATTGTTCAAGGTTATGTGGTAAAATCTTTCTATTATTAAATGAATCCCAAGAAAGCATTTTATAGTAGTGAGCAAGTTTAGTTATTCTTAAGTCAACACTTTCTTCACACTTTATTGTAATTACTGACTCTGTTACGCTATGCTTATATGACGCATCCCATAAAGAGTTAAGACCATCTATTTCTTTAAATGTCCATGGAGATTGTGTTAAAATTAGATTTAGTAAATTTTTAAATTCTGCTAAATAATAACCTCTATTAATATCAGTGACATCTGGTTTAATTCCATCAATTGTTGAGTTTGCTCGGTTCTTTAGTGGAACGCTGTTCGACCATTTTTCTTCATAATCATCATCTAGCGTTTCATTTCCAAAGTGGTTTAGATATTGAATTGCACTAGCTTCGCTTGGATCACTTGCTAATTTTGTAAAGTTTTTTCCATCGTTTCTAGTGGCCATCGATCCGGTTTCAACGTTAAGGGAACCTTCTTCTGGGAAATAGAAAAGAGGGTTTGCTCGCAATCCAGTAAAAGGATTTTCAATATCTTTTGCTTCGGAATTAGTTGAATGTATATCAATATAGAAACCAAAGTAAGTTGGATCTTCATTTCCAACACTTTCTGTTCTACCGTTTCTAAATGCATAAATTATATTAGGTAGCTCATTGGTTCTTTTGTCAAATATTGAGGAGATTGCTGCCCCATACTTATTACTATTGGAGCTATTTCCGCTTAGCGAATTTTGGATTCCTGATAAAGCATCACTTGGCATAATTATGCATTAATATTTTTTAATCTTTCAGTTTCTAAATAAGAATCTGGTTTTACGTCTAGCCACTCTCTTTTTGCTAATACTAAAGTGGTTGACATTTTTGTATTGTCTAATTCCGAAAGTGCATCGTATTCATATATTACGTCCTTTACATAATACAACCCTGACAAATAATAGTCATATGACTCTTGTGTAGTTGCTTCTGCTCCAGGGACCTCTTTAATATTATCATCAGTCTGCATATTTCTAGGATCGTCTGCACTCTTTAAATTTTTTATAACTACTCTAACTTTAACTCCACGAATAACATTTTGGTTCATACTAGGAATTTTTACAACCAAGTAATTTTTAGTTAATTCTGTTAAGTTGTGTAAATTTAGTAATTTAGCAAATTTATAGTTAGTATGACCATTGTTATAATCTATTCCCAGCCATCTTGCAGATTGTTCGCCTTCTGTAAAGTTGTTGAGCATAGGCTTTTGGTATAAAACTTGATTATTAACAACCTCTCTTTTACTTAATGGCTCGTGGTAAAAAGACAAATACTTACCAGTATTTAAGTATTCAGCTCGATCATGCCAATTAATTTGTTTTTTATAGGCTTGAGTGGATAAAACTTCTCCGTGATTTGAATACATTGAATATTCAACTATATTTAGGGCCGAACCGGATCTTTTCCTGGAACTATTTAGCTCAACATCAAAAAATTGATAATTTTTTTCCTTATTATCAGTGGTTGTTGTTGCGTCTAAATTTGATAAGTTTGTTTGTGATGTAACATCTCCTGCAACAGCGTATTGGAATACTTTAGTTTCTGCACCTAATACCTTTTCAACATTAATAAAATTTAAAATATAGTTTACATCAATAAATGAAGTAAAAAAACTAGTTTCATTTTTATATGCACGATCAGTTATATTTTTAATAAAATTTGCAACAGTTGAATTTGGATTTATCCAAGTCATTTCATCATTAGTTGACTCTTCGTTGGTTGCAAATCCAAGTTTTAAATCAGTTGCAATCTTTTTAAGAGCATCAATTGACTTAAGTTTAGGTAAAGCTTTTATAGTATCACCATATAAACCTGGAATAAACAACGACCCAGTTATAGTGTAAATATTTTCTTGATTACTTCCAGTATAAGTATTATTCGTTGGACTTCCAACAATAGATTCAACTAAATAATCTCCCCTAATCATTTTTGTTTCAGGGTTATTTGATTTAACATATAACTTTAACAGTGGATTTCTTCTAGGAAAGTATCTTCCGCTAAATGCACCGCTTTTATCAATAAAACTTAGAGTAATTTCAGGCAAAAATCCATTTTGGTATATGTTTAATGAAATAAAATCTCTCATCATTATACGATAATTATCAATTTCTGCATATGGAACAAGTGCACCAGCAACGTTTGCCACGTCTTGGCCAGCTTTTGATGAATCATTAGACTGTCCACCTGATTGATTATTAAATCCCTTTATATCAGGTATTGCAATTGTATTAATCACCAGGGTAGGCTGAAATACGGTCGATAATGCGTTTGGATCAGTTGTTGCCATTATTGATTAAAGATTTTAGCTTCAATTAAAGTTTTTAATACCTTTGACCTTGAGATTGGAGTTGGACAGTCTGCTTTATTAACATTAGTAACATCTGCTCCAAATATAATATTTCCATCCTTTATTCTTATATTCTGATCTTTAGGTAAGGTTACATTTGGCGCAACTTTAGATGATGCTTTTTGTGTTAAGTAATTAAGTCTAGATCTATCTGCAGTTGAAGCTGGAACAATATTTGGAATTGCTTTGATTGAGCCTTTGTCAATAATACTAAGCGCATTTTTAAAAAAATTTGCAGGATTTTTTGGTACAATCAATATTTGCCCTGCATAAATTGAAAATGGATTAGATATGCCATTATATTTACATAAAACATCCAAATAGTTTGGATTATTATAATAATAATCTGAAATAATATCAGGTCTCATTTGTTCCTCTTCTGAAACAACATGTTTCCATGAACTTAGGGTATCTACTGTAAAAAATGAAAATATATTTGCTCCCAGTATTCTTTCTGTGAAACTACCAGTTTTAAGAGGTTTACCAATAAGAAGTCTTAAATTAATCATATAACAATTTTAATATTTTATGAACCTTGTGTTGTTGTAATTTGAGTTCCATTACCATTCGACCCAGTTGGTAGGTCCTTTGCCGCATTAGGGATGTAAAAATAGACATCATTAACCAGCGACTGAGTATCTGGTGTCCACATACCTGCACCATATCGGTTTTTAATCCAAGCCTCTGCTCTAACCATGTTCACATTAGTATTTGTTCCAGCACCAGTAGTTGACCCAGCTGATCTTGATGTTTGATCAGTTGCTTGCGTGCCATATGTATTTAGTTGATCTTGGGTTGCACCAACTCGACTATCAACATAATCCGTTCTACCGAGATCAAACGCTCTTCTAATATCTGCGCTATCTCTAGGTTTAGTTCTTTTAAGTGTAACTACAAATTTCATTTCAGTTGGAAAATCATTTGGTCCAAGTTCATCTCCAAACGTACATGATCCACTAGTTACAACAATATCTCCCATTTGCATAATAGGATTCATTGGATTTCCTATTGTTATATGCCAGTTTCCAGTTGGCTGATTACCAACGGCTGATCTTCTTTGAACAAATGCTGGAAATGTTTCTCCAAGCGCTCTAGTAACAGCAATATTCATCGCTGTTTTGAGTGCTCCTTTATCGGTAACATTTTTAATATCTTCAAGTCCTACTAGTGATCCTAATAAGTTTGCACCAGCGTCAATTGCTTCTCCGCCAGCCTGTAGAGTAAAATCTAGTGCCGCATTAACTCTTGCTTTTGTAATTTGTGCAAGTGCATTAAATAATGCATCTGGGTTAAATGCGGAACCTTGCATAGAATTAGAAATTAGGGCCTGTTCAGTTTTGGTTAACGCTAATCCAACTTTTTTATAGTAAACATTCAATACTTCTAACCAATCTCCATCTGAATATGTTAATTCGAGCATATTTGCTAAAATGTCTAGGGCTACTCTTCGCTGGTCTAATCCAAAGTAGGAATCTGTTCTAAATTCAAAGGTTAATGACATATCGTCATCAAAATCGGGAGTCAATCCTCGACTTCTCATTAAAAATTGATTTTTAACGTTAACTGGTCCAAGTATTTGATTAAAGTATGCACCATTATCTGAATATAATCCTTTAATAAAATCTTGTCTCTTTTGTTCAATCGATGCTTTACCGGTTGACGTGGCAACCCTTTCAAAGTTATCCTTTAATTGTTTTTGATATCCACTTTGACTTGGATTTAGATCCATATCAGATGCAGTTAGTGCAATGTCTAGTACTGAATTAAATAGAGGGTTAATTTTGTCTGCGCCTGCATCGGTAAATACCTTTTTTAGAGATTGCCCAAAGTTAACAACTTCATTACCTTCAACGTCCTTTTGATCAATTGATTTTTTAGCCCAAGGCATCGACCATTTATTTTGCCAAAATGAATTAATATCATTACCCGTACCCTCGCCAAACCAAGTTACAGCTTGTGCAATTGGAATAAATCTTGCAGTGTTATTATTCTTTCTTCCAGGAATTGCAGTATCATTAATTGCAACTGGATATTTTCTAAGAGTAATCATTCGATTATTTGATACAACTCCATATAATTTACAAAAAATAAAGTCACTCCATGAATATGGGGCTGACCATAGCGTAAATTCACTAGCTAGAGTAGGTAGGTTTTTACCCCAATCGATAATTGAAGCAGCAGTTGGATTTGAATATTGCTTTCTAGTTGCGGCATTTACCAGACTTCTGGCTTTAACATAAGTATCTTCTTTGATTTCTGCAACGCCACCAGTATATTTAAAAACATACCATGGGCTAAATAGAGAATAGTCCCTACCTCCAGCGACAACGGACCCAGTAATGGGGTCTACTTGTAAAAATTCCTTTTTGGCAGAATCTTCGGCTGAAAGATCAGCTACACTTGGTAAAGCATCAGTTGGCATTAATCACAATCTTTTTTTATTATCTATTTGTGATAACGCTAGCGTTCGTAGTGGAGAGTAATGGATTATCCGTGGAATGGATCGAGATCTGGATTAGGAATCATTTTCCAGCGTCTTTCTAGATTTGCACCTTGACCTCGTGCAAGTTGAATTTCTTGTGAATTGTGTTTAATTACCTCTAGTGCATTAATATAATCTCTAGCATCGACTAGATCTTGTACCATTTCTGCATCATCATCAGATAATAAGACTCTATAAACTACTGGATGACGCTGCTCATTAAAACGACAACGCATTATCATCATGCTTAGTTGGCCATTGTATTCTTTCATTACACTTTTTCTAGTTGGAGCAGTTTCATCTGCTAAACCTAAATCGTGAATTCTGTCTAATTGATCTAAATAGGTATGATCAATATTTTCTTTATTAAAAGACTCAATTCCATGACAATCTGCAATTCCAAAATACCAACTAGCAGATTCAGTTGATTCATTAATGAAAGAAGAAAATCGTAATACTTTATTTTCTGCAAGTGGTTCATTTGCATCAATGAGGTCTAAATCTGCATCACGAAGATCGTAAATTTCGTCAAATGTTGTTTCTTCAAATTTAATTGGCTCCTCTAAATCAACCATGTATAAAGTTTGATCTGGAGCATAGTCTAATTTATAAACTTTTCCAATAGTTACAATTTTATTATCAATTGGTGCGCCAACAAGATTAAGACGATCCATTGTGTCTTTGGATAATCTAAGTTTAACTCTATCTCCGATTTCGAATGCCATTTTACGATTTGTAGATTTTTACAACCAAATTACCATCACCTTTAATTAGTCTATGATAATCGTGCTTTTTAATATTTATTTTGGAGTTTTTAGTTAACTCGATCGGCAGTTGATTATCTAATTGTATCTTCCAATTAGATCCTTCAATTAATTCGAGGCCACGGTCTTCATCATCTCTATGCCATAATAGTTCAATTGGATCCACAGCTTGGGTGAATTCTCGTATAACCCAGTTATCGCCAGATGATATATCTTTGTATGGATGCATGTTACTTAGTCTTTTTGACATCGGCCCAAGATTTACTTGGACTTGCCGCATTTACTCTAGCCATTGCCCATTGATGAGCAGTCATTCCTGGTCTGGAACCAGAAGAGTAAAATGCACCTAGACCTTTGGTGTATTCTCGTTTTAAATCGGCAAACGAATAACCCTTTTTATTAGCAACTGCCCTGATTTTAGCTAAAGTTTCTTTACTAAAATTAGAAGACTTTTTCTTACTAGCCTCAGTTACCTTTGAATCTGGTCTTGGTGTATTTTTCCAACCAGATTTCTTTCTTTCGGTTGCCTCCATCTCATCTCTAAGTTTATAGGCAGCATCATTTTTACCTTTATCTAGTAATTGTTTAGCCTTATCTAGCTTCTTATCTCTAGCACTTCCTTCTGGTGCTTTATATTGTGCTGGATTTTCAGAAGTTGACTTTTTCTCAAGTAAACTTATGTATTCATTAAAAGGTTTTACGTACATATTCATATAATTACCAGTACCCTGGATAAGTTTTACCGCCCCATAGATGGGCGTATCTATTAATTCTACATGCCCAATATCCAGCTTTAGTTTTGTCTTTCTTTAGGTGACATTGGTGTCTAGCAGCAAAACTTGCTCTAGCTTTAGGATTACTAACCTTTGCTGTAAGTCCTCCATGAATATCACCAAATGCAATTTTCATTACCCGGCCAGTCTTAGGATTCTTTACGTAAACGTGGTATTTCTTAGCGCCTCCTCTGCGTGGATAGTTAAGATCTACGTCCTTTCCTTTATAATCCGCTTCATTAATTTCTTCAATTGGAAAATCCAACGGAACTGGCTCACCAGCATATTCGGCAATAAATCCTAAATCAGTTTTTATGAATAACTCCTCTGTAATTGGATCAAGAGTTACTCCATTTTCAAAATAAAACCTAGCCTCAGTCAATAAAGAAATATGTGCATCGCTGCCCGGTCTAAAAACTGACTCAGCGATACACATATTTTCATTTAAGTGATATTGTAGGTTAGGAGACATTAATTATTCTGCTTCTTTAGTTTCAACTTCTGCTTCTACTGCAGCTTCTACTGCTTCAATTGCTTCTTTTGCTACTTGTTCGGCCGCTTTTTGTGCTTCCTTTGCAGCTTTTTCAGCAGCTTTAGCTGCTTTTTCTACTTCCTTTGTGATAACAGCTGGTGTAATAACTGCAGCTCTAAATCCTCTAGCCATTGCTAAATCTGTTGCTTGTCCCATGATTTAATTTATTAGTTTTTTATTTTATTTGGCTTATGCCATTGTTTTTAGTTTTCCTCTTTAAAGTCAGTAAGAAGCTCAGTGTCCTTTGAATCTTCTACTTCATTCATTAAAAAGTTAAGAACCTCTTCAACATCATCTTTTGATGTTGCAATATGATCTGCCGCCCATGCATGACCGTTAGATAGGATTGAGTCTACTTTAGCCTCATCCATTTCCAATAAAATGTCAACTAGACGCTTGATTGTTTTAAGATTTCCAAAGAACATATAGTTTTCATATTCTGCTCCATGGGAATCTTCCTCACTATGAGAAATTTCTGGTTCGTTGTTAAATGGTTGAATTTGATTTGGTTCAAAATCATCATTAGCAAATGCTTCGAATGTTTTAATAGTTTTCATTTAGTTTTTTCCTAAATTTTTATAAAAGCTCTTAAAGTCCATAATATTCTTATTAGACTTTTTAGTTTTTCTTGGTTGGAAATTATCACCAGAACCAACGTTAGTTTGAGTAGGTGCAACCGGGTTACCTGATCCGCTTATTGAGGCAGGCGTTTGAAATGCTACACCAGGGGCAGTTGCGTCTTCTTTAACTGTGCCAGATCCAACTTTAGTTGCTCCTTTGATTTTACTTTGTGGTGCATCTAGTCCACTTTCTGAACTAGTAAAAAGAAATCTAGTCCACTTTTCTGCTTTAAGTTGAGCTTCCTTTCCTCCTAATTGCTTAGCAGTTCTGGAAATAGTTCTACCTACAACCGGTTTAGTTGCTCTTCTGGCTCTAGCAAAAACTTCTCCTAATACCTTTTGTTCGTATCCATCAACTTCATCACTAAATTTAAGAAAACCCGAACCAATAAGATCGCCAATCTTTAGTAGATAATTAATTCTACTTGAATCTAGCATCTGTTTAGATGTAATAGGAATTATTTGCTTTTCATATAGAGGAAGTGCAATCTCTGGAGAATATGAAACTCCTTTATAGCGCTTTAGATCTAGGTCAGTTTTATACTTACCTAGTCTTGCTCTAGCTTCCATATATGCTTCAACTGCAAGGGCCATATAGGTAGATTTAGCTTCTCTAGAAAGAGCCGTTTGATCATCAGTACCTCTCCTAGGATCAGTCATAATCTCGGTTCTAACTTTAACAAACTTTGATTCAAGAGTATTTATGTCTGGCCAAGTTCTAAGTTCTTCAATCGCCAATCTAATAAGAACATCACGTTTAGTAAACTTTTCAGCTCTACCTCCAGTTTTCTTGTTAAGTTCATCTGAAAGTTCTTTAATCTTTCTCTTAAGCTCTTCTATCTTTTCTTGACTTTCATCGTATTTAATAGCTTGATCTTCTTCAAACTCTGGACTAACTATTTCAATGAAATCAATATCTTCAATGTCTGGTTCAACTCGGTTTTTCTTTTTAGAAAAACCATCTAATATTTCTGCGATTTGAACGGCTTGTCTAACATCGTCCTTAATTGCTTCATCATCAGTTGAATCTTTTCCAAAATTAGATTCAACGTATTTCATTAAAGTTTCAGCTTGAGTTGCCTTTTCTTCACCAAGATCAGATGCTGCAATTTTTAGTTTAGATAAAAGATCATTTACCTCCTTTGTCCATTTGGACTCTTCTATTGCGTGATATGCATCCCAGATAGTTTTTAATCTTTGCTCATATACATTGATTCTTGCTTGCTGAGTAGTTGTATCTTGACCGTTTTTAATTAGATCTTCCAATTCAGAAATTTCTAATTTTAAGACTTGTGAAACATAATCAATATACTTATCTAAAATTTTGATCCATTGGGTTTGCAAGAATACTTGACTAAGTTGTTCTAAGATAACCGGATCAGTTTTAGATTTATTAATAATATCCTTTTCTATCAACATAGATAGAAATGCATCTAATTTTGCAAGCATATCTGCATCATTTTCGATGCTAATTATATCATTGGCTTCATTTCCAATAATAATAAGGTCAGCCTCCAATAGAAGATGTTCTAGAATATTTATGTGTTTAAATTTAAGCATTAGTCTAGGGTTAATCTGTAAGCTAATTTATTTTTAAGAGATAAAAACTCATCTCTTAAGTTATACAATTCAGTATTTGATTCTTGTTCGAATATTTCACAAAAATCTTGGCAAAATACCTTTTCGATATTTTGAATAAAGATTGGCATAGCTGACTCATAATCCATTACAAGAATAGCACTACCTCCAACTTTAAATCTGCCGTATTTTCCAATAACTTGCTCAGCAATTTCATCAACTAAACCTAGGAAATCATCATAAAATGCACCAAATGCATTATGTTGAGCTTCGTTAGTTGTTTGCCAATGTAAAATATGAGCTTGGTCTCTAATTTGTAGTAGACTTAACATGAACGTAGATACATCCATGCCCTCGATTTGAGGTTCGTCTAGTCCGCTTTGTAATTCAAATGGAATCATTTCTTTGTAGTTTGTTTTTTCCAATCGGCGAACGGTTTAATCCAAAATGTTCTATTTGTTTCCTTCTTTAATAGATCCATAATTGGATTTTCTCCACTTGGATGTTGCATAACCGCATTTTCCAATCTGGTCTTACCCTGGAGATAATCTTTATAGTTTTTCTGAGAAGAATTCACAAGTTTCGCCCTTTTAAGATATTTATTCGAGCGAGTCTAGACTTATTCTTGAGGAGCTGGTAAGAAAGAATCCATGTTAATATCGATTCCTAATAGAGAGTCTGAAGAAGTAGATTTAGTTCTAATATTATTAGCCTGCTCAACTTTAAAGTATTTAAGCTGATCGTCAGTTATCTTTCCATTGATTAAAACATAATCTCCAGTATGCTTACTTACTGCCATAAAGTAGGTTCCATCTTGTAAGTATCTGTCAAATTCAATTTTCAAGACTCCATTTAGATAGGCCTGGTTTGTAAATGTTCCGTCTTCAGCAATTGCATTATTAAAGGTTGAAACTAATTCATCTTTATAGTTTTTATAAATTAGGTTAAATCCTGATGCTAAGATTTCAACAACTTCTGCTTTATTTGATGCCTGAACTGCTGCTGTAATTCCTTGGCTAAAATATTCCTTTCTTGGATTAGCTGCAGCGCTTGGTGCAAATGATGTAGAATTTTCAAGATATTCTGGAACTTCTTGTCCAGCTTCTGTAAATATGTCAGATAAACCTTTTCTAATATAGTTTCCAGCATCAGCACCCATACCAGTTCCGCTCTGTCCAGTTAATCTAAAATTATCTCCACTTGATTTAATTTCAATTGAATCACCTCCAACTTTAATATCTCCTTTAGTTTTATTATCCGCATTTACTGCATCTTTAACTAGGATAGACATTAAGATCTCTCCACGGCCGATATTTACATTTCCAACTGATCCAATTAAATTGAATAATTGTTCATATAATTCTGGGCTAAGTCCGGTAGTATTAAATAGGGTTTTTAAATTTCCATTTGGGTTTGACGTAATATCTTCAAGCGTGATAGTTGGATTATCTAAATACGCTAATAGGTCATCGTCTTGGTCAAGCTCATCTGCAATTGTAACAATAGTTTTTGCTAAATCTTTATAACCCTTAGTTTTGCTAAGAATATCAAATAGATCTTTGGTTACATCATTGTGAGTTCTCTTTAAGAGTTTTTCAATCTTTTTATAGAGAGCTTCATTATATGGAGCATCAATAATAAGATCAAGTAGAGCAGTTTTCTTTTTATCCAACTCTTCAACTGAAATTGATTCAGTTAATAAAGACTCTTCAATTTCTTTACCCATATTATAGAATTCAGAATGAAGTGGTTTACTTGTTAAATTTTTGTATAGAACAAAATCTTGGTCTTTAACTGATTTAATTAAGTCGCTCTCTAATTCAATTTTAGGAACTTCAACTACTCTAAGCTGAGATGGAATCTTAGCGTATGGAGCCTTTTTATTAATTCGATTTAAATCTATTGATAAATCTGGAATAAAGTCTGGATTTGTTGCAATCGCCTTAATTGAATAACCTGGACCAACTGACTTTATTAGTTCATCGATTCCAATTGAATCGACACTACCTCCTCCTACTACATAATCAGAGGTTTTAGAAAGTCTATCAATTGAACTTTTAACTGTATCAATTGACATTGGAAAAACTGAGCTTCTTTTTCCAGGATGGTATGCTACCATTAAACAAGGAGAATCATATTTTCCTTTAATATTAGCAGCAATCTTTTCGTGCTCTTTACTTAGGGGTTGAAATTTATCTAGGTAAACAATTACCTCAACTTCTTTTTTTTTATTTTGGTCTGCTTGAAATTGACTGAAAAAATCAGTTGCATCCTCGTCAGTTCCAAAAAATTGATTAAATGTTGGGAAAAAAGATTCGTTTAATTTATCTTCTGCTGCTAATTGAACCTTAGATATTTGAGATTTTAGAGTTTCTTTCATAGTTTTATTAAAGAATGTTGAGCTAACTCTAATGTTCTTCTTTCTAAATGTATTTAGGAAAACTCTATAAAGTTCTTTGAGTGTTTTATCAGAATCAATTAAATTAATAACAATATCATCATTAATTAATGATCGGTTAACGTCAAATTCAGGTTTATTTAAGAATTCTGGTGTTGTAATTTCAAGTCCACGATATTTGCTACCATGTTCTTGAACAAAATCTTTGAAAATTGCATTTATAATTTGAATGTATCTTCTTTCAAATGTTGTACCGTTTGGTTTAATTGCATCAAGATCCGCTTGTGAATAAGTCTCAATGAAATTCATTAAGTCAGCTGTCATGATCCAAATATAATCATCAGTTTTAGGTGCTTCAACTCTAGCCTGAGCCTTTTCCTTGGCTCTTGCTTGGAACACTGGGTCTACTAATTTTGCTAAAAATACAGAGTCTTCTCCATTTGGCTCATAAAATCTAAATACAATACCTTCAATATCTTTGTCTGCACTATCTCTTAAAAATGAAGTTTTAAGTTCAGGGTTTAGGACATTAATAATGTATTTAGTAAATGACGCAGTTTTAAACTTTCCAACAAGTTCATCAAGAGGAGTATAGACGAAGTCTAAAATCTTTTCCTTTTGATCTTCGGTTAGCTTTCCTTGAAAAATAATTGGCGGGCGTTCAATATCTAAAATATCTGCCCATTTGTCTAAATCTTCTTTATCTTGAATAGTCTCAGCTTGTTCGCCTGCCTCATCCAATATATGAATATAACTTAGGATTAGGTGATTCTTAGGAAGTCTATCATATTGGATTGACTGTGCGGTTGGAGAACTAAAATACTCCATTCCAAAATGATAATTACACGGAAGCTTTTCGATTACATCTGACGATAACTCATCAAAGTGTTTAAGTGCAGGATTATAGTATGAACTTAGGACACGATCTACTCCAGTTAATTTAGTATTACGTTTAAAAAATTCAAAAGGTTCTTCAGAATTTCCACAGTTTCTTTGAGCACCAAAGAAGGCACCGTCCATTTTTTCATTAACGATAACTTCTTTGTTTAATAGAGCTTCTAAGAATTCTTTGCCCTTTTTTTCGTAAATATCTTTTAAGTGGTTTAAACCTGCCATAAATTTTAATGTTTATTAATTAGTCTAGTGATCCGTATTTACCAGCTGACATGTCTTTTGCAAACTCTTGGCCAGCCTTAGATGAAACTCCAAGGTTAATACCTTTTAGTAAGCCAGCATCTTCTGGGTTTTCTTCAAAATAGGTAACTAATTGATCCAAGTTAATATTTTGATATGGTTGGATAGTTCCCTCAGGAAGTTTCTTTTCTAATTCTCTACCAGAAGAATAGTCTTTCCAGTTAAGATTCCAACAGTAAAATTTAACTTCTTGCTTCATTTTTGATGCAAAATAGTGATCAATATCTGCAAGTCTTGCCTGAACCTCTGAAAGATCTGTTTTGTATGAAGTAGAGTGTCCATAGATATCAGCCGGGGTTCCGATACTTAAGCTATCTGAAGTTAAATCTGTTAATTTAACCAATTTGTCCATTAGCTCCTGAAATGGTATGCCTTTAAGATCTTGAGTATCTTCTGCTTCATTTAAGAATTGCTTGAAGTCTCCAATTACGCGATTTGTCATTTTATAGTTGCCTATTTCTAATTATTTATCCCGAACTAGTTTTTGGATTAAATCGCAGAACTCATCAACTGATTCTGAATCAAAATTATTTGTGAATGTATTAAATGAATTACCTAATCGACCTTCTTTAAATGTCCATGGAGCAGATTGAATTAAATTATGCATAATTCTTTTTTCTTCACTTGGTGAAATTAAGCCATCCCATAGGTCTTTTTGACGAGATTGGTCTTGTTTAAATTGATCGGGTGCATCAATCATAATAGTTTTACAGTCTTGATAGCCAGGACGATTAATTAGACCAGCCAGCTCAGATTGAGCTTCATCAAAGGTTATTCGATTCCATAAAGTAGCCCAGGTGGCAGCTGTAATATGAGCTCTGTCAAATACAAAAATCTTTTCTGGAAATTGCTTATGTAGATCTAGGATTGTCATAATATTACCCATGCTAAAGTAGTGGATTCCTTTATCTGACTTATCCCAATCTTTAACGATTGCAGAGTATTCGTTTGCTAGGTAAAATTTATAATAAAATAGGTTTAGATCAGCACCATGTCTTTCAATTAATTGGTTTAGCAAATAGGTTTTGCCTGAATGACGTGTGCCTTCAATAAAAATTATCATGAGTATTTAAGTTGTATTCTTTCTCTAGTTAATATACCAATATTTCCATTGATTTGAAGTAGTTCAGTCTTATCAACAAACCAATATTCAATCTTTTCAGTGACTTTAGAAAGATATGGATTTTTGACATACTTATCGATTTGAACCAATGAGTCTTCGAATATTCGAATTGTATCAAAGTTTGGTCCAACCTTATCTAAGTACTCCAATAACATCTGTGGCTTGTCAGTATTTCTTTCACATAGGATAATTTGATCAAATCTTTTACTAATACCAAACTTATCCAATACAGCTTCCATGGCCTTTCTAGTTTTCTCAACTCGGTGACTTAATATAATAGTAGTATGGTCTTCGGATAATTGGTTAAATACTGATTCAATTAACTGTAATCGATAGAGATTTGTATTCAGGGACTTTGGATTATCAAACCATTCGTATGGCTTTTTAAATTCTGTTCCTGCATGGGTAAATGGCGGAACTCTAAAGAGGGTTTCATCAAAATCGACTACGTTTAAAACTTGCTTCATATGAAATAAATAACTTTGAAATAATATTATACTAAAATTGAACTTAGAGTTTATCAAAGGAGAGTACGAGGGTAATAGAGTTAATCTGGTTAGGGAAACTATTCAGAGAAAGCAGCCCTTTGTCATCTTTACTTTTAGTAATCCAAAGATTTATCGTCAAGTTTTAACAGATTTATCCAAATTTGGTGCACTTCCATATGTTCGTCAGACATTTATTCCAAATGTTCAAATGGGCGGCTATCCTATAATATACCCAAGTATTTTTGTAACAAACGTCGGATCTGATGTAAAAGACGGAGAATTTAAACAAATGATGCTTGGCAGCTTAAAACAATATCACATTGATTCTATTATTTGTCTCTATGCTGGACAGCTTAGTTCATATTATAAAAATGGAGATACCCATTCAATTGGAACTGACATTTATACAACATTGGATCCACGTGAATTTGAAAGCTATTACTTTAAATTGGAGAGTACTTGTTATACCTTTGTCTAAACCTTAAGTCCAGTACCAAGTAAAAGAAGGTATGGAATTCGAACAACAATCACAAGAAGTTAAGAAGAGTTTATCTGATGTTTTTTCAGCAAAGCGTAAGGTTGTGTCTGAAGAGGTGCAAGAAGGCATTGGCTATATGAATAATATTAAACGCCTAGCCGACGCTCAGGTTTATTTCTTAAGTTTAAGACAGAGATTGCTCGAAGAAAACCATACCCTAATTGAACATTACAATCGCTATAAAAAGAAATATAGAGAACAAAAAGGAGACGAATGGGAAGCAGTCTCCAGAACATCCCAGCTAAGATACAATTCTAACGAAAAGACTACTATTGTCGACGGAAAAACGTCTAACATCAAAGAAACGATCGAACAAATCGAAAGCCAAACTCAATTTTATCAAGACACAATCAAGACAGTAGATGCCGCTCTTTTCGGAATTAAAACTAGACTTGATATCGAAAAGATGCTGGGTGTGTAAAAACATCCACCGAGTTTGCTAAAGTTTAAGTTAACACCAGACAAAAGATATTTTCAGCTAATACACAATGATCTTAAGAAAGAAGTAGTCGATCTTAAGAACTTCTTTAAGAAAAGAGCAAAGGGCTATCACTTCAGTCCTCTATTTCAACGTCGCCTTTGGGACGGTTATGACAAGTTCATAGATCGAGAAAACCGAATTGGAGTAGGTCTTTGGTATCAAATCAAACAATTTAGCCAAATTTATGGTCATGAGATTGAATTAGATGGATTAGATTCTCTACTTAATCTTGAATTTACAAAGGATCAACTTGATAAATTTGCAAGTGTCTTATTAGATGGTGTGGATCTTACACCATACGATTATCAAATGGAAGCTGCATATCGAGCACTTAAGTTTAAGTTTAGCGCTCAAGAATTGGCAACTTCTGCTGGTAAAACTCTAATCCTATTTTTATATTTAAGCTTTCTTAAACGCAAAGGAATTATTAATGGCAAAGATAAAAAGGCCCTTATTGTAGTTCCCAATATTTCGCTAGTTGGCCAAACTGCAGAGAAATTTGTAAAAGACTATCATACTGGATTAATTAACTGGAATATTTTAGAAGTTGGTGGTAAAAACAAATACTCTGATAAGAAATTTGAAGAAGCCGATCTTGTAATTTCAACATATCAAAGTTTAGCAAAAAGGGACGGAGATTTCTTTAAGAAATTTACTGTGCTTTGTGTTGATGAGTGCCATACTTCAAGAGGAGATACTATTAAAGATATTCTCCTAGCTTCAACTAATGTTGAATATAAGTTGGGTCTTTCTGGAACAATTCAAGTAGACGAAGATTTTTCTGACTTCTATAAAATCCAAGAATATATTGGGCCTTTAAGTATGACTCTTAAATCCAGTTTCCTAATTGAAAACAAACACTCGCCGGACGTTTACATTAAGATTCTTTCCTTAAAATATCCCGAGAACGAACCATTTATTCAAAACTACAAATACATGCAAGAGCATGGTAAAAGTCAGTTTCATCGCATTGAGGACTATGGTAAAAATATGTTTCAAATGGAAAAGGACTTTATTATTTCATATGAACCTAGAGTAGATTTTATTTCAACTCTAGTTCAGAAACTTGGTGGAAATACCCTAATCCTATTCATTAATGTAAAAGACAAATACGGCCAACGAATAAAGGAACGAATTTCAGATTGGAATCCAAATTCATTTTATATTGATGGTGAAGTAAGCGGAGATGACAGAGCTGAATATAAAGATGCAATGGAAGCTGGGTCTAATGTAACACTAGTTGCAAGTTATGCAACCTTTGCGACTGGTATCGACTTAAAGAATGTGCAAAATATTATCTTTGCTGAAAGTTATAAATCAGAGATTACCATTCGTCAAGCAGTAGGTCGTGGAATGCGTAAATTAGCTGGAAAAAGCAAAGTAACAATTTACGATCTAATCGATGATCTAAATGGTTATATTGTAAAACACGGTAAAGTTCGTGAGAAAATCTATGAAAAGGAACAGTGGATTGTGTCTAAACACAATTATGATTTAAGTAAATTCATTAAGGGTTAACGAATATGACCGTCTGTTATCTCGTCCGCTAAGAACTCCATAAAATACCGTTCGGCATTGCGCTCAAATTCTTTATGTTGACGCTGGATTGATTTAAGGTCCTCTTCGATTTGATCTAGTTTAGCACATTCTGTATCGAACCATTTAATAAGTTCAGCTAATTTATCAGTAATTTCCTTTACTGCATCTTCGTCTTCGACTAAACCAAGTTCAGCAAGGCGGTTCCATTCAGGACTATTGATTGCAGTAGCAACTTCTGCAATAGTTTCTTCATCATAATATTCTTTAGTCTCTAAATAATCAGTAACAGTTTCTTCTGCATATTCTAGTAGACGGTCTGCTCCTAATTCTGGTTCAATGTGAACCCAACCTCCGCTATTTCCGCCCCAACCGACTGCATTTACCCAATCATAGGATTGTTCAATATCTTCTTGAAACATTTCCGCTTGATCTTGTAGCCATCTATACCAAATATCGCTTAGGTACTCTTCATCAAGTTCAATACCAAATTTAGATTCAACTTCATCTGTACTTGGCCATACATGAACCTTTACATTAAGCGCAAAATAGTCTCCTTTATGGTTGCTATAGCCTCTTCCTCTATTTAAATTCCAATCATCTGAAAATAGTGAATCGACTTTAGCTTCAAATAATTCTAGTTTTTTAAGTATGTCCCTTTCTAACAGAAAATCACCAAGCTTATCTGTATAAAAAGCAACCAAAGAATTATTATTAGTCTTTAGATACTCTCTGCTAAAATTTTCAAATAGTTTAATATGCTTCATCTTTACTTAGATTCAAAATATTCGTTAAATGGTAAAATGCTTTCGCTAACTGCTTGATACGCTGGAACCTTTGCTTTTTCTTTTACTAATGTCGATTTAGGTTGCGCAACAGCTTGTGTCTGTGACACCTTAACTGCCAGTTCAGTAACCTTATCCCTAATCGAACAAATTTTTTGATAGTCTTGTTTTGTTAATTGAATCGTTGATTCGTTTAGTGTAGACAAATAGTTTAAAAATTGGTCGATTTGCGACATTTTAAAGCGATATTTTTGCTGCAATAATTATCCCAAGTACCAATTTGCAATAAATCATTTGGAAATCGTAATACGTCATAATAATATCGTATTGCTTTTTATCCATTTTTATCACATTTGCACCAGAAGATAACTTATTGATATTATTTATCAATTGGACAGTCTCTTTGAGTTGCGTAACGCCGATCAGGCGCATCAAAATATCATTAAATGTACTATAATTTAACGTGGCGCGATCGTCGGCAATCTTCTTAAGCCAATGTTCAACTACTAGGACAGCATCTCTCTTTTTAATAATATCACTAGTCGGCAGAGAATCATTAATTATACGTACAACATCATCAAGTTCAGTAATTGACTCTGCTCTGGTGCTTAACCAGTCCAATTCTCTATCAAAAACTGAAATTGCAGTCTTTTGCTTTTCTCTAGTATAGACAAAATTAATTATAAATGGATTTGTTATTGGGCCGGCTGCCATGGCAAATTCCCCATCTTCAGCTTGAGGCTTTTTTAACTCCTCCGCTTCAATGTGAAAATCCTGAAATGGAAAATTTCGCAAAAATGGATAATTTGCGTAAACTTTCGATAAAGTTCTGTCCTGTGCTACCAATGCCATGCTAATTTTAATTATTTATTAGTATTATACTGATAGGTTAAACTAAGAACCCCAACCAAGTAAAATACTCATGTATGCAAACTAAAGAACAATTAGACAAAGAGATTAAACGTCTTAATCTTGAGCAAAACGCTCTAAAAATCTTGATTAACTCGTTTTATGGAGCCTTCGGTAACAAATATTTCTATTTTCACGATACAGATATTGCGCAATCAATTACTTTACAAGGTCAAGACCTTATTAAATTTTCAATTAAAGCAGTTAATCACTACTTTACAGAAAAATGGCATCTAGACACTGAATTACATGAAAAGCTTGGCATATCCAATCTAAAGATTAATCAAGTTAAAGAAGAAGCTGCAATTTATACTGACACAGACTCATGTTATGTTAGTTTTCATCCAGCAATTAACTCAATTGAAGGTTTTTCTTTAAGTGATACAGAAGCTCTTAAGTTTTGCTTAGCAATCAATCGTGAAAGGTTGAGTGGTTATTTTAGAGCAGCGTTTCAAAAATATGCAACTGCATTTAATACTGATAATCGCCAAGAGTTTGAAATGGAAAATCTTTCACGAGCTGCAATTTGGTGTGCTAAAAAGAAATACGTTCTTAAAGTAAGTTATGAAGATAATCCGGCTGAAGAATTATCAGAAAAAGAAAGTCAAGTAGTAAAAGGTCTTGAAAAAGTTCAATCTTCTTATCCAATTTGGGCAAGAGCTCACCTTGAAAAATTATACGACTTCTTCTTAGATCGTGGCTATGATTTAGACCTTGAAGCTGAATTAATTCCTAAATTACAAGCCCTACGAGCTGAAATGGAAACTCTATCGCCTGATGATATTTGTTTTTCATTCTCTGTTCGCACTTATGATAAGTATGTTAAGTGCGAACATCCTTTAAAGTTAGACAAAGGCGTTCCAATCTATACTAGAGCCGCTTCCTATCATAACTTTATGCTAAAGGAAACAGGTAATAAAAAATACAATCGAGTTATTAGCGGTAAAGTTAAATTCTACTATGCTGCTCAAAACCAATATGATTTTGATATTTTTGCATTTTCTCCAGGTGTTTACCCAGCTGAATTTGCAATCCCAATGGATAAAGATCAACAATTCTTTCGTTTGATTTGCGAACCTTTAAATAAGTTGCTTCTTGCAATGGGATTACCTCAAATTAATCCTCAACTACGTCGTGCAATTGAAGTAGTTAAGCATAAACCTAAAAAAGGTCAAGATATTCAATCTTTCCCAATTCATATTGTGGATTCAGAAACATTTGAAAATACCTTGGTTCCAGAAGCTCTTCAAGAGTTTATTGCAAATCCAGATTCAGCAATTCCACCTCAATTGATGCCACAGTACCTAAGTATTGTTTCTAAATATGGTTTAAATACGGTAGTTGTTCCAGATGCAGAACTTGCAAAATATATTGATAAAATCAAGAAAAAGAAAGCTTCCAAAGCAGTCATAGTCGAAGAAGATGAGCTAGAAGAAGTAGAAGATTAATTAGATGGAAATACATGAGGTTTCAAAGTTTGTTAAAAGTGTCTTGGGCGCCAGGTTTCCTGGCATTCACGATAAACAGACTATTGAAGAGAGCGACGGTAAATTAAATTTCGCTTGCCCATTTTGTGGAGACTCTAAGGTCAAAGCATCCAAAAAAAGAGGCCACCTCTATTTGGAAACTAAAACCTATAAATGTTTCAATGATGGTTGCATGGCATGGATGAGCCTTGCTGAATTTGTAGCCAGTTTAAGTAATCAATATGGAATTATTTCGTCCCTATTTCTAGAAGAAAAGGACCTTGAGGTAAATTACAAAAAAACTACTGAAAATCATCTTGTTAGATTCCTAACGTCTAATCGTAAAAGTATGATATCGATTACTGATGTCATAAACCGATTTTCTTTAAGAAGACTTGATCAAATTTCAGAAAATTCTGCTGCATTTAAATTTGCACAATCCAGAGGTTTAACTAAAGTCCAAAACTTTGGCGATATTATGTATGCTGATGCAATGGACAATAAAGTTTATATCTTTAATTTTGATCACCGCTCTGGTAAAATTCTAGGTCTTGCTACCCGAAGCTTAGATCCATTTACTGACAGAAAATATTTGATTAAATCCTATAACGAGGTTTCTAAAATATTTACAAATGGTGATACTCCAGAAATTATTGACGATGCAAACTATCTTAATAATTATTTCAATATTTTAAATGTTGATTTTACCCAACCTCTTATGGTAACTGAGGGTCAAATTGACTCTATGTTTTTAAAGAATGGATTAGCTACTTCTGGTGTTTCCAAAGCCAAATCAATCCTAAAAGCAATGGGTGCGGTTGATATTAAAATTATATTTGACCGTGATAAAGCAGGAAAGGACTCAATGCTAGCCTTTATTAAAGATGGGTATTCTGTATTTTTATGGAATAGTTTAATTGCAGAATTAAAAAAGAAATTTCCTACTCAAATTATAAAGCTATCCAAAATTAAAGATATTAACGATCTTTTCTTATTTCTAAATCGACAGGATCCGGCCTTTACAATTTCAAAATTTCAAGACCTAATAGGTAAGCACTTTAGTAATTCTGTATATGATATCGTCTATCTATAAATATTAATATGAAAGACCCTAATCAAAAAAAGAATATTAAAACATTTCTTAAACCTAGAATTGGAGGATCTGTAAAGCAAGGTTATTTTAGACCGCAGCAGCCAGATCGATATATGGGAGATCCTACTCAGATTATTTACAGATCGAGTTGGGAATATAAGTTTTTGAAATGGTTAGATTCAAGTCCATCAGTTCTTAAATATTCATCTGAACCATTTGGAATTCCATATTACAATCCAATGGACAAACGTGGTCATATCTATTACATTGATTTCTTTGTTAAGTTGGTTGGTCCTAATAATACTGAGGAAAATTGGTTAATCGAGATTAAGCCAAACAAATATGTTTCGCCTCCAACTAAACCAAAGAGAATGACTGATAAACAAACTGCAAGTTATGTCTATGCTGCAAAGCAGTTTGTTATGAATCAGGCCAAATTTGAGGCAGCTAGGGACTATGCTGCGCAAAAAGGAATTAGATTCGGGATTATTACCGAAAACTTCTTATTTAAAAGTTTGTAGAATATAAAGATGATCAAGCCAACATTTAGTGCCCAAATAGACAATTTTAGAAATAGCGGAGAAAGATTAGACGATCCATTCTTTAGCGACATTCAGCCATTACCGGAATCTATTTTTATTCCAGGTCATGTTTATACATTTTTTGCACAACCAGTTGACGACCAACAAATTCCAACTGCAGATCAATATCTTGATGCAAGAGAAATGGCTAAATACCCAATTAAAAGACCATATTATGATCAGCGTCCAATTGGAATCTGTTTAGCTAATGGACAAACTGATGTTACCATATTAAACCTTAAAGTAATGCCCATAGGGTCTACCCAAGTTATCCTGAACATACTCTGGCAGGTCTTTAATAATATTATAAGTAAATCATATACAGACAAGGGAGAGTTCATAGGAGATACTCGAAAGCTATACCAGCTTCCTGAATATACTCCGCTTATTGGATTTAACGCAAATCCATTTGCCCTATCTGACCTTTTTCAAAATGCGAGTGGAGGTAAATTTAACGTCCGTTACGCAGTAAATAAATATCAAAAAGCAAATATTACAAACCCAACGCTTATTCCATTCCATCTGGTACCCAGAATTGCTCAAACCAATATTTTCGATGGAATCCAGACACGATCTTTAAGCATGGACTCAGTAATATCACAATTTAACGCATAATTATGGCAGGATTTCTAGACAATATCGGCTTAGGCGGACTTAAATCAAGACTATCAGATTTAAGCCGAGTTGGTATGAAGTACGAGGATCTTTTAATTAAGAACTCACAATCGATAGGATTTATTGAAAGTCAGCTAATGCAAGCTAGAGGAAGCGCTCTACCTGGTGGACAAACTGATTCTTTAGCTAGAGCTACAATGGCAATATCAGATACAACATCTGCTCTTAGAACTAAAGCTATTGCATTCTTTCAATTAGATTACGCAACAAAAAGAGAAAGACTAAGAGATCTTGCATCAAATGGTGAAATTGAATTTGTAATCGAATCAATTACCGATGACGTTATTGTATTTGATGAAGATAACCGTTTTGCATATCCAAATGACCTAGTTGGAGAAATGCTCTATAAAGGAAAAAATAAAGAGCAGCGTCTTAAGTATCAAGAAAAAGTTATTGAAAAATATAACGAAAATTTTGAAAGAATCTACAATGCATGGGGTTTCAATGAAGGAATTTCAGCATGGCAGTATTTTTATCAATGGTTAATTGAAGGACATTTGGCATTTGAGATTCTTTATGATGATTTACAAAACCCAAGAGAAATTATTGGATTTAAAGAAGTCGATCCATCTACTCTATATCCTCAAATTAAAAAGGACGCAGCTGGAAAGATCTTTTTAGAATGGGCCCAAAAAGTTGCTGGAGAATCTAAAGTAAGAACCCTTACCGATTCCCAAGTTCTTTACTTATCATATTCAAACCATTTTAGAACTAAACGTATTTCTTTTGTTGAGCGAATGGTTAGATCATTTAACTTAATGCGTGTTATTGAGCACTCTAAAGTTATTTGGCATACAATGAATGCTCCTATTCGTTTAACTACTAAAGTTCCAATTGGAAGTAAGTCTCTAAACAAAGCAAAAGAAGACGTTCGTGAATTTGCAAACCAATTAAAGGAAGATATTTTCTTTGATACTAATACTGGAGAAATCCAAGTAGACGGCCGCCCTAACCTATTATTCTATAAGAATTATATTTTACCAGTAAACGATCAAAACCAAGCAATTGAAATTGCTCCATTGGAATACGCAGGTCCTAATATGTCAGGATCAGAGCTTCTTAACTATTTCAAAGAAAAGTTAAAGATGGACTCTAAGATTCCTTATTCAAGATGGGATTCTGCAAATGGCGCAGGTCAATATACAATGAATGCTGAAGGTATTCGTCGTGAAGAAATTCGTTATAATAAATTTGTAACTCGTCTTCGTTCAGCGTTTAAAGAATTATTGACAAAGCCTCTATATCTTCAAATGTGTCTTGATTTTAAAGATCTAAAAGATGATTACCGTTTTAAAAACGCAGTCGGTATTAACTGGCATGATGATAACGTATTTGAAGAAATCAAACAACAAGATTTACTTAATAAGCGTCTTGCTACACTTAATGCCCTTAAAGGAGTTGTTGATGATGAAGGTAAGCCATACTTCTCTACTGAATACTTGGTTAAAGAGTATTTAAGAATGAGCGATGAGGATCTTCAAAAGAATAAAGATTATATGAATCAAACTCCAACTGGAGAGGGTGAAGCTGGAGAAGCTGCAGCACCAGGAGCAGCACCAGAAGCAGGTTCTGCCCCAGAAGGAGGCGCAGGCGCTGAAGCCGCTGCTGGTAAAGAAACAGCTAGCGAATTAGGAGCTCCTGGAGCTTTATAATTTATTGATAAGCAATAACAAATCTGATAGATTTGTCGATAGATATAACGACGTGAATTGAATCTCTAAATTGATCAATTCCGTCGTTAACTTTTAGTACCTCTACGTTCCAGTCACGGTTTTGTAATAAAGTACAATATAGTTTTAATTGAGAAACAATGTCATCGTGAATTTTAGTTGTACTAAAACTATCACTAAAATCGAATAGATAAGTTTCTTCGTCAATTCCAAATCGATTTTCTCCCAAAACTGAATCATTTTTGGTTAATAGAACCATTTTGATTTGAGCAATAATTAGTGCAAGATCCTCTGTTTCTAATAAAGTCTCTTCGCTATAATTGGGTTCATCTATACTTTTTATGTAAAAATCTATTGGCATATTAGAATCTCATTGTATACATCCAACCTGCAGAGTTTTCGCCTTTAATTGCTTCCATAACAGCAGTCATTTCAGCATCAGCCTTTGTTACTAAGTTGGTATAATTTATTTTAACATCTCCTGGCAAAACATAATCAAATGTTGTAATCATTTCGCCAAGTCTTTGTTTAGATTTTGCTCTACAGTATCTTTGGAACATTTCATCCTCGTACAGATTTGAAGGATCAATCTTTTTTGCAACTTCCAAAACAGCTCCTCTTTTTGGAGTTCTTCCAAGAACAGTTAACTGTTTAGTGTTTTTATTATAGTCGTATGCAATTGTATCTAACAAAAATGCTCTAGTTAAATCTAAGAATGAAAACATTACTGTTCTATACATTAAGGATTCTCCAACAAATGGAGTTAAGTACATCTCAGATCCAACAAATTTATTTTCACCAAAGTCTCTATCCATTGTTGAAAAAACAGATGCTCCAGTTGGTTCAACTGCTTTATGTACAAATTGTACGCAATCTGGTAAAGTAATAGTGCGGCTATCTTTAAATTGGCCAGCTGAAAAAACATCAACTGGAATTTGCAAATACGCTTTATCTAGAGCATATTGCCAATTATCATAAAAAAACACCTCGGCATTTTTAATAACCCTTTCTACTTCCTTTGTTGGAAGTTGATATGGAAGGGATCCCGAGAATGTTACTTCATCAATAATATCTGATATTAATTCTTGTCTAGTCACGCGATTTGCGTTATTTTAATTATACAGTCGGCGCTTGTGCAGCAGCTAACTTTTGCTCTTCTGCTTGTTTAGCAGTAGTAGCTTTGATTTTTTCTCTGATTGCAGTTAATTTAATTTGAGCATCATTAACAACTTTCATTGCTTCAGCCTCTTGTTGATTTAATGTAACCAATTCAGTTGCAGCATCTTCGTTAACGCTAAAATAGTTTTGGAATGATTTAACCATTTTTGATAGATTCTTTTTGTTATTTATCGGAAATATAGTCCGAAAAAGTTTTTATACGGCTTGTTCCAGAACCCGGATTTGCTCCAAGTTCTTGTCTTCCACCTTTATACATGCCCCATTGTGCAGGTATCTTTAATGTTCCACTGACTCTCTGCGGAGCTCGTTCTGGCGGCAAATCATCCATATCTGGATTGCTTTTAGTACGGTCTCTGAGTAATTCTGGGGTTAGCAGGTCCTCTTCAATCTTTCCGCCTAATATCATCCAAACCTTTTTGGGATCCTTTCCTTCAGGGATCCCCTGTGAAAAACTATTGAAATCTTGAGCTAACCAAAACTCTCTCATTAAAGTTCCAGAAACACCATCCTCGTCTCCGTCTGAACCAGTATTTCCTCCAAATTCAGGACGAGCTGTTTCAATTCGGTTAATTTTAGAGATACTGCCTCTCCACTTTTCCATGGCAGCCCATCTAGGCATGTCTTTATCTGTTGCATAAAGATTAACCACTGTATTTGGAGCATATTGGGTTTTACCAAGCGCCTCAACAAATTCATATCCACTTCTAACTGGGGTAACATCCGCTAGGTGGAGTTCAACGTTATCAAAATCTTCTAGATAATATTCTAAAACTTCCATTGCAGTCTTACCGCTAATACCAGCCATTTCAGTTTTTGAAATAAAAACATGAACCTCATCGTTTTCCTCTGCAATTTTTGCAATTGCTTCATAGTGACCAGCATGAGGTGGCTTAAATTTACCACTAAAGATTCCAACTGTTCTGATATCTAATTTTGGAACTTGAGTACGACCAATTTTTCTAGTCTTCATTGTAATTTCTTCAAACTCATCCTCTAGACTCTTTGCAAGTTCTAGGTTTTTACGATCATCGTCATAAAAAGTAAAGTGTCTAAACCCTTTAGTGATTAGTTTTCGGAAGGCTTCTTTTTTCTTTTCTGCAATAGTTCCTTCAAATCCAAATTCTGGATCGCTAACCGCATAGATTAATTTTGGGTGAATATCAATCCCATGGGACAATAGAAATTCTCTGACTAGTTTCTTATTATCTCTAGCTGTAATAATGCCGACAGCAGTCCCAGATTCATAGGCAGAACGTAATATATTAAGTACCCATTCTACTAATCTTCCAGCCTTTAAAATATTAGCATCATTAAATTGATTATAGTCTACTTCGTGATGTGGTTCCTTTTCATATTCATTAAACTCCTGTGGAGTAAGATCAAAGGTTTCACCAGTAAGTGCATCCTTAACTAGGATCTTTGCATTAGTGACAACTAGTGTGTCATCTAAATCAAATATGATAATTGAGTTATCTCTAGAAAATGCCATTTCGTTTACTCTTTGCACTGGCCTACTATTTTTTGTTATTTATTTAGCCAGTTATTCAATGTAAATATACTAAACCTGGGCTAATAAAAGCAAAAAACGCAAAGCTTCTTGGCCTTGCGTTTTTCGATTACCTTCTTCCAATTGGAAGATGTATTTTATTTAAGTGATTTTCCTATTGCGGTTGCACCGAGTTGATATTCTTCTGGAGTAATACCCATGTCAGCTGCCTGATCTTCAACAGATAGCGATAATAATTTATCTTGATTTTGGCTAGTCCAATTTGCAACGATTGCTGCAATTTGTTCAGGTGTTTTTGAGTTATCCGACTCATTTACATCATCATTTTCCATTTCCATTAAACCGTTTCTATAACAACCGATTGCTTCTGCAACATAATCATTATATTCAGTTATGGTTTCATCATTATGAATTTCCAATGCTTCACTACAAAGTTTTTCGCAAACTTCTTTGATCATTTCACAAGTAGATTCATAGCAAGCAGATTCGTTATTCCAGCCTTCATTAATTGTCATGCCGTCATCCACCATTTCGTACATACACTTTTCCATATAAGCACAAGCTTCATTAATATAGCCTTCAAATTGATGTTCTGGATCTGAATCTGCTTCATACATTGAAGCATCTGAACAAGTCGATTCACATATAGATTCAATTAAGTGATGTGCAGCTTCAGATAACATAGATTTACTTCCATCATGGCAAGTATGACCCATTCCTTCTGCCATATACTCAGAATTTCCTGGAGTATTCATTATTCTTCCATTGGGCATATCTAAACGGTCCTTTCCAATTCCATATTCAAATTTATTTGAATTGTGACCTAATTCTTCTGGGTTTTCGCCATCTCCTTCTTCATCCCAATATTCAGCTTCACAGTGTTCTCCACAATCAGAGCAAATATCGCCCATCATAACTGAAGCACCGCAGCAATTTGAGGTTGCACCATGTTCATATGCATCTCTTGGATCCCATGATTCATTCATCTTTTGGTGAGCCTTTGCTGAATCATAGATAGATTTTAACCAAGCTTCAAACTCTTTAGCTTCACCGGCTTTATCTAAACCTTTATAACGGCCATCCGCTTTAAATGCTCTAACGAAACTTTTAAATGTTTTAGACTCTTGTGCTAAGATATCGATTTCTGACATTACGCCCTCTTTGATAGCAACTGTCTTTTTCTTTTTAATAGCATCAGTTTTAAATGCTTTGTAATCTTCAAAGTCATTATCACCGTCTCCGTCCTTATCGTACTTTGGATTGTATTTTTTCTTTTCATTTACAAATTGTGTAAATCTTAGAACTTTATTTTCAGCGATAGCTGGTTCTTGATCACAAGTTTCGCACTCTTCTGTAACCTGAGGGTTACGGCCAGTTTCATTATCAAACTGTTCGTCCTCTGAGTAGTAATTTGGCTTCTTTAGGAAAGCAGGTAAGTCTTTATTAGAAAATTTTCCCATTTTAACTAGTTATTTCAGGGTTATTTATCTAGATCGGTCCTCTATACTTGACTCTTTTAGTCCATTACCGTCTTCTGAGATAGTAATATTGACATGACCGTTATCTTTTAGCTTAGCATCAATCCAAAGTTCAGCTAGAAGGTCCTCAACGTGATTTTGAACCATTCGTTTAATTGGACGTGCTCCATATTTCTCATCATAGCCGTGTTCAATAATAAAATCTTTAGCCGGTTGATCTAATTCAAAGGTGTAACCATTTTCTAGTGATCGTGCAAGCAAATCTTTAAGTTCAATTTCTAAAATTTGACCTATTTCGGCCTTTTCTAGTGAATCAAAGATAATAATATCATCTACTCGATTCAAAAATTCAGGTTGGAACTTATTTTTAAGAGCTTTATCTAAAATGCTCTTAGCAAGGGCCTTTTCCTTTTCAATATTGTTGGCAGTTGCAAATCCAATACCAACTCCGCGGTCCTGCATGTCTTTTACTCCAACATTTGAAGTCATAATAACTACAGTATTTCTAAAATTGATTTTTCGGCCTCTTCCATCAACTGCATAACCCTCATCTAAGATTTGGAGCAAATTATTAAAGATATCTGGATGAGCTTTTTCAATTTCGTCTAATAAAACTACTGAATAGGGTTTTCTACGAACTTTTTCAGTTAATTGACCACCCTCTTCGTATCCCACATAGCCTGGAGGCGCTCCCATCATTTTAGAAGCTGTAAATTTTTCTCCATATTCATTCATATCAACTCTGATAATATTTTCTTCAGAGTCAAACATTTCTTTTGCTAAGGCTTTAGCTAATTCAGTCTTTCCAACTCCAGTTGGACCTAAAAACATAAAAGTTCCAATTGGTTTTTTACGAGACGCAATATTTGCACGACTTCTCTTAATAGCTCTAGCTAATTTTTTAATTGCTTCAGCCTGGCCAATAACTCGCTTAGTCAAATCTGATTCTAGCGATGCAATTTTTTCAAGATCGGTCTGTGTTAGTTTTGCAACTGGAATTCCAGTCATTTCTGCAACTACTTCTGCAATTTTACGGTCATCTACTTCAAGTCGATTGTCTTTTAGAGTTTTTTCCCACTCAACTTTAGCTTCATCAATTTTAACTAATTGATCACGCTCAGCATCTCTTAATTTAGCAGCGGCTTCGTATTTTTGAGATTCAACGGCGCTTCTTTTATTTTTTGAAATTTCGCCAAGCTCTTCTTCAAGCTCTCTAATTTTTTGAGGAACAACTATTCCATCGATATGAACGTTAGCACCAGCTTCATCCAATAAGTCAATTGCTTTATCTGGAAAAAATCTTTCAGTTAGGTATCGATCTGCTAATTTTACACATGAGTCCAATGCAGATGCGCTATACGTAACTGAGTGGTGACTTTCGTAGTATTCTTTAATATTTTCAAGAATTTGACGAGTTTGTTCTGGGGTAGACTGTTCAACTACTACTTGTTGAAAACGTCTATTAAGTGCACCATCCTTTTCAATAGACTCTCTGTATTCATCAATTGTAGTGGCTCCAATACATTGAATTTCTCCACGAGCCAATGCAGGTTTTAGGATATTCGCAGCATCTAGTGATCCACTAGCTGAACCTGCTCCAACCATAGTATGAATTTCATCAATGAATAGGATAATGTTTGGATTGGCGCTTACTTCATTAATAATAGCCTCCATTCGTTCTTCAAACTGCCCTCTGTATTTAGTTCCAGCAACAAGGCTACTAATTTCAAGTGCAATAATTTTCTTGTCAAATAGAACCCTTGGGCAAGTTTTATCAATAATCATTTTGGCAATGCCTTCAACGATTGCAGTTTTACCAACTCCAGGTTCTCCAATTAAAATAGGATTATTCTTTTTTCGTCTAGATAAGATTTGGCTACAACGCTTAACTTCAGCAAGGCGGCCAATTACTGGATCCATTCTTCCTTCAAGCGCAAGTTGAGTAAGGTCCTTTCCGAAATTATCTAGGACTGGTGTTCGTGTGTCTCTTTTTGACATAGTATATTATCGTGGATTTTTATTAGTATGTTTAAGCATTTTACCTTCTAAACTTGCAACAGCTTGTTCCAAAGTTGTCTTTGAATTATGGAGCATTTTCTTTTCCATTTGTCTGCGACGACTTTCAATCATTCTATCAAATCTATCGAGTAGATAATCAAATACTGTTTGTGAAATTGCAATTTCATAATAGTATTGATGATTTGATAAAATTATAGTTTGGTACTTAAGAATAATAAAGACATGTGCGTTTGGGGTTTGTACATATCGTGCGCCGCTGGTTGGTGCAATTAAAAGGGTATTCTTTGGGTCCTTAAGCGAAACATCAAGGGCCTTTATTGCAAGAGCTGCTCTATCATCAATTGCAACACCAGATCGGGTTGAGTAAAACTTTTTTAGTTTTTGATTAACTAAATATCGTTTAAATTTAAAAGCAAGACGATTAAAGAATCGCTTAATAAAGCCTGGAGTTTTCACAAGTTTGGGTGGGGTTAGAATAGAATTAAATGCAGCCTCACTAAGAATTTCATATGATTCATAGTTTGGTTTTACGGTATCTTCCTCGTGTTTTGGCTTAGCCGAAAAACTTTTGGGCGTCCTTTTAAGAACAATATCAAGAGTTGAGGAATTTCGCATTATAGAATAATTTTAGATTCAGGGCCCTCCTCTGGAACTTCCATTCTTTCAATTAATAAATTAAAAGCCTCATCTAATCCAACTGCAAGCAGATCCATCATATCGTCATCGGTTTTTAGTAAACCCATTACTTTAGCTTGACCCATTGCTTGCATCATGGCTTGAGCAGTTTCTTTTGCAAATTCTGTTATATCGCCACTAGGCAATTTCTTTAACTTTGATTCCATATGTTGTTTTATAAATTTTGTGAATTGATTCTGCAAGTTTTCTATCTAAGATTACTTGAGATAAGAGAATGCCGTGTTCCTTACAATATTCTCTAACAAATACTTTAAAGTTGGGTTTCTGTTTCATAATAATATTATACCTAATTTTAGTCCCACCAGCCTTTTAGGCCAGTACCATTAAACCAATTATTCCAAAGATCCTTATCATCTCGCATTCCTTCTTTTTTGGCCTTTTTGTATAGCCTATTGTATTCTTTATAGTTTTGACCCTGTAAGATTTCAAATAACTCTTTCCACTCCAATTCTTCTATTTCACGAGCCCTGTCGTATACTTTACGATTATGTTTCCTTTCTTCTGGAGTTTCCTTCTCGACTAGTCTAGAATATCCTGGTTTATCTGGAACCTCTTCAAATTCCCAATCATGAAGATAAATTGGGCCAAGTTCAGCCTCAGCCATATCAATAAAATTACTTTGATTATAATTCTTGATAATTTCAACAGCTCTACGCATAGCTGCTACCTTTTTCATTCTAGGTCCATCGACTTCCATTCCTTTAACTGCTAGGTTATCAGACATGTGAGTTAGACCAGTTTCTAAAAACATTAAGGTACCATGATGGTCCCACCAATAGTGATTAGCTAGGGCTTTTCGGAATCGCCACACGTTCTTTATAAAACGAGAAATATCATATCGAAAAAATTCCCAAAATTTATAGACACGACTTTCATGCCAAATTAGTCTCTTTAAGCTTTTAGAAAAGCTATCTGCAAATTGAATATCCATAACTATTTAAGTTTAGGATATTATACTTAATTTACTTAACTTTGAACTTAAATCCGGTAATCTTTTCGATTTGGGCTACTGGTACTTCATTATTCTGCATACCATCTGGTTTGTCTGTAGTATTTGCAAACAGGTATGCATGCCATTCATTTTTAGATTTGATATAGATGACTTTCCAGCAATGGGTAGGAACTGCAGTTCCTTTACCAATAGTTTTGGCAACTCCAATATTTCCACACCATACTTTAACTGAATCAGCAACCGCTGCGGTTTGACGTGTATAGGTTTCTAATGATTTCCAATCTCCAGCATTTAGGGAATGGTATTGAGCTGACATATTTGAAAAATAGAAACACTCATCTTGTACCGCTTGAGTTTGGCAAAGATTGTCTGCTGCTGGCATCATATGTCCACGATCAGTGCCTGATCCAACATAGTCTGCTGCAATATTAGTTTCAACTGGAAGTAGTGGATCTGGTTTAAATGCGTCCTTTCTTTTAAGAGGGGTTGGGCAAGTTACCATTGCTTTAGTTGTCCACCATTCAATAAGAACAGGGTACTTTAGAGATTTTGAAAAAACTGCTGTGTAATTTGTATGCTTTAGTCTAACTGTATCAGTAGTAGCAAATTTGGTTTGGATCTGTGCTGATGTTACCACCGGTAACAAAAATAGCAAAATGTAAAATATACGTTTCATAGGGATATTTATTCCCTGGTTTTAACTATTTCAATCATTATACCAGCGCTGCCTGCTGAAATATTATAAGTATTAAAACGGTTATCGTGGATCCAGCCATAATCCTTAAATCTAAATAAAATACAGTCTTTGCCTTCAAACCAAACATGAATTGCATTAGTTGCATAATCTATTGAAGGCTGTGAAATTACACCAGCTTTCCAACTATTTCTAAATTCCGGTTCAAATTCATCGGGCGTAATTAATATATGCATTAAATAAGGAGAGTGTTTTCAAGATTATTTAACTTGGAGTTTAATATATTTTTAAGCCAGGGTATTCGATTATCTTGGCAAATCTTTTATCGATCTTAAATCTTTTTTCAAGTACGGTAGCCAATACCTCTTCTTTAGTTTTACCGCTATACAAATAAGACACTGAACCATATCCCATATCAATAACGTATCTAAGTTCTAACCAACCAAACCATGTTTTTTGTTGAATCGAAAATTGTCCATCAAATTCAACAAATCTAATTTTAAAAGTTTTCATATTAATTACTTAGCGGTGCTTTAATTGAAGGATGCGATTTATAATTCTCTACTTTAAACGTAAAATCAGTATCAAACGTATTAATAATCTCATCTACTTCTAATAGATGCCAATTTTTATTTCCAGAATTTATTACTAGCTTAGGTAACGCATAAGGCTCTCTGTCGGCTATTCTGGGCACTCCCCATTGATCTATTTCTGAATGAGATAAGGTACTAGGGTCTCCACCAGTATAGATCTCATTGAACATCTCTTGAGTAACCATTGCTCTACGCTCGTCTAAACTGTATCGATGTCCAATCTGTTCTTGCGCTTGCTCTAGGTGATTTAAGTAAAGGTGAGTATCGCCTAGGTTTCCAACTAATTGATCTGGTACCATATTGACCATCTTTGCAATAATTTCAAGTAGCAAACCATATGAAGCAATATTGAAAGGCAAACCTAAAAACGTATCAACTGAACGCTGATTCCACATTAGGGAAACTGCTCTCTTTGGAGTTGAGTCCTTTGCAATCTCTTCAACGATATAAAGATTCTCTAATTCAACATCTGTATTTTTTAGAACCCATTGAACCTGTTCTTCCCCTGTTAATTCTCTCGTATACATTTGAAATCCATAATGACAAGGTGGAAGAACCATATTATCGATTTCTCCAACATTCCATGCATTAACCATTAATCTCCTAGAATCTGGATTTGTTTTAAGATCATGGATTAGGTTTTGGATTTGGTCTATATACTTAATACTTTCAGTATCTTCCCATTCAATCCCCCATCTTCTCCATTGCTTACCATAAATTGGTCCTAATTCGCCAAATTCTTTTGCAAAAGTATCATCAGTTTTAATACGCTCAATGAAAGCTGGCATTTCCATTGGAATATAATATTTTGAATGCACTTTTGATAATTCAGTCACATAATTTTTATATGCGTCTCCATTCCAAATATTACAGCCATTTTGAACTAGGAATTGAATATTTGTATCTCCTCTTAGGAACCAAATTAGCTCAGTGACCATGGTTTTCCAAGCCATTTTCTTAGTAGTTAAGAGAGGAAATCCATCTTTCATATTATGACGAACCGTATAACCAAAAATAGATTTGGTTCCAGTTCCAGTTCGATCGCCTTTAACAATTCCATGTTCTAAAATTGTTTTAAGCAGATCTTGATATTGAGTGTCTAAGTTATTCATATATTTGCATCATATTTCTTTGCTAATCCAATTGCTCTAATTATGGTGAGAACTGCACCCATTACCATCCATACATAGTGCCTAAAACCCCAATGCCATTCTGGATCATGGAATCCATTTCCTGCATAATTACAGCCTGTATAATGATAAGTATTTGGAATTGCTTCGCCGCTACCTTGACACATCCAATCTCCAAAAAATTCTCTAAAGTATTCAGGAATAAATGATACTATCATTAATAGTAGACCAATTAACACTATGTCAATCATTAATCTTAAATTCTTACTCATTGACACCTATTTTTTTAATATTATAGGCATAGCCCGAATCAGAATTTACTTGGAATCTTCTTCGCATTTCTTCAGCCTCAGTCTCATTTTCAAATTCCATTACTTCGCTGTTACCATCTAATAAGATAACTGGCAAGTGAGATGAACCATCAGAGGTTCTAACCATTTTTACAATTACGTAGCTCATATTTAAAATTTTAAATCAATGTTTATATTGTTTGAATTATTACTCCAGAATTCATAAGTATCGCCATCTTTAAATTTATCGCGACCCTTTTCTAATTCTTTGGTAATCTTTTTAGCAAGTTCTTCAGTAAGCTTGCGTTTTTCAGCTTGGATTTCATTATTAATTTGAGTAATTACCGCATCTTCAAAATTAGCAGAAATTCCATCTTCTGTAACTAATACGGTTTTATCAGAATTAATTACAAACCAATCAAATCCAGTTGTACAACCCGCTAAAAATAAGAGTCGACTCTGTGGATCTTCTCCATAAAAGTCGACTAGCCTATCAAATACCCTATGACCAATATCAATTACATCCATTTTGTTTCTGAAGTTTTCTGATTGTATCTTTTTCTAATTAATTTACCCAATTCCATATCGTTTGGAGTTTCATTAATTAGATCAGTTTGAATTACTAGAAAATTTCCCTGAAGACTATTCCAAAAAACTCGACTTGCTTCGTTAAGAGCCTCTTCGTCTTTCATATAGGTAATATTACCAGTCTTATCAATTTCAATTAGTCTTTCGCCAGCATCATTAATTGTAAAAAGATATTCTGGTTGAACTAATTTAAGTTCACCAATTGGTTCTAAATTTTCGTGATTGTCCATTATAGTAGGTTTAAGATATTTTACTATAGTTAATTACCAAAGTTTATGCATAAAAAAAGCTGCCCGAAAGCAGCTTATTTAGAGTTGGAGCTCTAGGTTCCAAAGGAATCCTTTATTGTTTTTTCTTCTCAATATCAGAAGAAATTTTCTTTTTAAGTTGTTTAATTGAATTTAAGGCTTTACTATTATCAGGTCTTGTCTCAATTATAGTTGGTTCAGGTTCATCTGGTATTATTGAATATGCAACTTGAATAGTATCTTCAGTTGAGCTAGGCGAGCGTCTTATCATTCGATTGCTAGTTTCTGCTCGTTTCTCAGTTCTAGTAATAGTGGTTTGTCCACGTTCCATTTCAATTTCAATTGAAGTAATAATGCCAAGAATTTCCTTTTCTTTTGCAATTAAGTCATTTGTACAGCTACGTTGATTGTCTAATACTTGTTGTGTTAATTCTCCAACTCGTGAATTTAATTCAAAGATTTCAGTTTTTTGACGATTTACCTTAAGGTTGAGTTCGTCATGATCCATTGTAACACTATCAAATAGGCGTGGGCCAACTGTCATTAGTGTTATAGCAATTAGTAAAAATACCAGGGCAAAAAGTCTCTGCCCTGGCGTAATTGTAGTTAATATGTCTTTAATGTACTTAATCATTATACAATATCCTTAGACTCAATTAGAGTGTAAGTAAATGATTTACCGTGAATCCCTGCAGCTTTTCTACAGAGAGCCATAAAATCTTCAAACTCAGCCGCCTTTTTAAATACTTGACATCCTTCTGACCAGTTTTCTACATAGGTAGAATCTGCTCCAGCTTTATGGATGTTAATACCAAAAATACCTTCTTGAATTTTGTTTTCATCGTATTCTAGATCTTTGTCTGCATCACGATATACTTTTACAGGTTTTTGTTGCTTAAGAGCTTCATACTTACCTTGGTGTAAACCTAGTGTATGCGAACCTCTATATTGACCTTCAACAAGTCTAGCAACTCCTGCTGCATTATGGTATTCCATAACACCCTTTTTACCTGGATCGGTTGTGGCCATCCAGCAATGAGATTTCCATTCGCCTCCTAGTTTATATGATACTGTAATGCAATCATCGAATGCATTTGTAACTTTTTGACCAGTTGCTGAATTTCTAACTCCAACAATATTAAGATCATAGTCCTTTGCACCTTCAAACCAAACATATCCCTTTGATTTTACTGCATTTTCAATCTGTTCTCTAGTGTAACAACTCATAATTTAAAAAATTTATTTTTATCTAAACCAATTTTTAGGATTGGCTTTCTTTGCGGCCTTTTCTAATTCTCTAGCGGCTTTATTTGCTGCATCTTCTGCCGCTCTTGCTGCTTGTTCAGCAGCTCGCTTAGTTGCTTCAGCTGCGCGTTGAGCTTCTACTGCAGCAACTCTAGCTGCCTCATCTGCTACTCGTTTAGCCTCAGCAGCTTGTCTTTCAATTTCTCTAGCTGCAGCTGCTGCTTGTTCATCAGCAATACGTTTAGCTTCTGCTGCTTGCTTTCTAGCTTCTTCGGCTGCAGCCTTTGCAATACGATCCGCTTCTTCCGCGGCTCTTTGTGCTTCAGCTGCGGCAAGTTCTGCTGCTTTCTTAGCTTCCTCAGCCGCGATTTCAGCTTGTTTATGAGCCTCTTCTGCTGCTGCTTTTGCAATTTCATCTGCATTATTTGCAAGATCAATTGCTGGATTTAAGTCTAAATCAACATTAATATCAGCATCCAAACCTACTAATAAGGCGGCTTCTCCACTAATACCAATTGAAACTTCTCCATCATTATATGTTGCATGAGCTTCACCTTCAACTCCAACCTGAACTCCGATACTTGCACCAACTTCAGCGCTTGCATCCGCATTACCAATTGGAGTATCAATACCAGCAGATCCGCCAGCTTCAACTCCTGCTCCAGCTCCAGCCATTGCGCCACCACCTACGTCAACTCCATGCTCTCCAACTGAGGCATGTCCTTCAACTCCAGCATGTGCTTCAGCATAAGCTCCAGCATGACCTTCAGCGTCTGCTCCAACTTTAACTTCTCCAAGTGGAGTGTCTAATCCAGCTTCAGCATGGGCTTCAGCGCTAGCTTCAACTTCTACCCTAGCATCAACGCTAGCTCCAGCTTCGACTACTGCATCTGTTCCATTCCAACCTGCTTGGGCATGAGCTTCAGCATTTGCTTCTGCGCTTGCATGAGCCTCTGCATGAGCATCTGTTTCAGCTTCAACACTTACTCCTCCACCTAGTTCTTGACTAGCATGAGCTTCAGCGTTTGTTTCTGCTGATACTTCGGCACTTACGTGAGCCTCAGCTCCAGCATATGCCATTCCACCATCAATACCAGCTTCAGCACTTGCGCTTGCTTCAGCGTGTGCATCGTATGAGGCATCAGCGCTTGCGCCAACTTCTTCATTACCAGTTTGTGTAGATACTGAATCAGAAATTTCTACTGAAACTTCTGCCTCTACCTTAACTTCTTGAGTGTTTTCCATTTTTTATATTATTTGTTTTTTAACTCTTGAATTGCATCTTCAACATACTTATCGCGTTGATCCTGTAAATACTTGATTCGTTCTAGCATATCTTCCTTATCTTCCTTTGCTGTTTGTTGAATATAAGTTTTTTGTTCTTCGTACAGCTTTTGCCAATATGCAACACGCTCTTCCATCATTACGCCCTGATACCAAATAACACCTACCATCAATATAATAGTAAAGGATTGTTCCTTTAGCTTTGAAAAGAATGTATCAGCAAATCCACTAACTGGACTCTGGTTTTCTGCCATTAGATTTTTATCTTTTTCCTTCATGAACCACCTTTAATCCATGGTTTCGGTCAATATACATGTATTCACATGACACTAAACCAAATTGTTCAAAGTGATCTAAAACTTCATCTGCTGAAAATTCAGAACAAGAGTAAATATCAAATTGAAAAAATGCTGGGTCGGCTTTATCCCAAACGTGAATGGCTGCATGTGATGTAGCTAAGGTAACTGTACCAGTAATACCTTCATTGCCAGGTTCATCTACATAAATTGAAGTTGGACCGGCTACAACAACCATTCTTACTTTTTTAACAAGATCAGTTAGCCACTGATTTAAAATATCTTCATCTTTTGGAGGGTTTTGGATATAGCCTCTTACCAAAAGATGAAGATGATTAGGAGTGAACATTTTAAAATTCCTCGAAAATTATTTTAATAGATTGTAATATTCGTTAAAGTGTTTAATACGATCATCAAGACCAATTGTACCACCATTAACTCTTTTAGTTACAGCAGTAACGGTTGCAGTATCTGCACCTTTATCGCAAATTGACCAAAGTTTATTTGAATCAAAAAAGAATGCTGCAGAAGCTAAAGGATATTTAGTTGCAACTAGGTCTGGATTAGCTACAGTATCTTCACCAATAAACTTAGCGAAATTTGTGTAGTTTGATTTTCCAGTTAATTGAATATAACCACGACCGCGGAATTTGAAACCATCTTTAGATGCTTCATTACCATTACCCATACGATCTGCATAAACTCTTGAAGCAATTTTCTCAGGATTACGAGCATAAGACTCATTTAGGTTACCTGGGAAATATTTACCAAAGATTTTTTTAAGACCATCTGCTGAATAATTAACATTTTCGCTAACGGCTTTAAATCCGCCACTTTCGTGACCACACTGTGCTAAGAAGTGAGCTAAACGCAAAGGAGTAGTAATATTAAATTTAGCAGCAGTATCAGGAATTTGCGCAAGAACTGCATCTGGTACATGACCTTTAAGCGCAGCTAATTTAAAAGAAGATGGTGGAATTGCGGCAGCAGGGGCTGCAGCTACAGGAGCAGCTGATTCGCTAATACCTAATTTTGCAAGTGTAGCAGGTCCAGCAATACCATCAGCAGTAAGACCGTTTGCGGTTTGCCATGCTTTTAATTTTGCTTCTGTACCAGGACCAAATGATCCATCGGCACCTGCACCTAATTTTTCTTGAAGTTTTTTAACTAAGTCTCCGGTAGAACCGATTTTAAGTACTGACATTTTGTTAAGTTTTATTTTTTAAAGAATAATTCAAAGATGATTCCAATAAGTGCAGCGAAAATAATCCACATTGCTTTGTTAATACCGTCTTTCCACTTATTAACTTCATTAAGCACTTCAAACTTTTCGCGCATGCTTTTTTCATTATCCTCTCTAAATTGAGTGTTTTTGTTTACTCTAACTACAACTCCTGTTTCAGGGTCAAGTAGGAGTTTTTTAATTTGACTAATGTCATCATGCAACTTTTCGTGAGATTCCTCAATTGCCTCAACCTTTTCTTGAATAATCTTTAGTTCACCATTGGGCATATGCTTACGGATATGGTCCAGTGCACCAAGGATTTCGTCCATCATTTGGCTAACCTCTTCGTTATTGCTTTTTCGACGTCTGATAGGCTGATCTGACATTTACTGTGTTCTAATTTTTTATTAAGCTGTAGGTTCTTCTAGCATTTGAAGACCTTCTTCCCCTTGACCAGGTTCAACTGCAGGCTGTTCCATACTAGGTGCCATAGCTGGTTCAGCTTGAGGCATCATAGGCTCTTCCATTGGTTGCTCTTGAGCAATTGGCATCTCTGGTTGCATCTCTGGTTGCATAGCTGGCATTGCATCAACTTGAGGTTGATCTTTTGCTACGAACTCATCGAAACTCATGATACGATTATCCATTGTTTTCGGTTTTATTTTTGTTATTTATACGCCAGGAAAAAAGAAAAAGGGCCGAATGGCCCTTTAAAAAATGTTGATTTGTGTAATATTAGAATCCTTGTTCACGACGTAATTGATCTTCATCGTGATCCATTTGAATTTTAGTCATTCTGTCCATTTCCTCATCACTAATAGATTTATTAAATACAATTCTAGGGTACCAATATCTATCATCATCACTATCAAATTCATTATATGATTGATCTTTGTCAACTGAATATCCTTGAGATTCAACCCATTGCATCATTTGCGAAAATTCTTCAGGATGAATATCGCCTCTAACCTGAATAGTAATTTTACCATGAGTAGAATAAGTATCAGAATAAGCTCTAACACCAAATTGCTCGCTAAAGTCCTTACCTAATTGTTCTTCTTGATATTCTCCATATGATTCGTTAACATATTGACTAAATGGTTTAATGTGTTTTGACATTATTTGCAAATAATTTTTATTATTTATCTAAAAAGAAAAAAGGAGAATCTTTCGATTCTCCTTTGCGGAGGCGGTAGGATTCGAACCTACGGAACCTTTCAGTTCAACAGTTTTCAAGACTGCCGCGATCGACCACTCTGCCACACCTCCAATTAAATATAACTTACCTATTTACTATCATTTCATGCATTCGGTTAAGATCAGAGTTATCATATATTAGGATCTTTTCATCTCCAACTCGACCGACTGCCCTTAATCCGCAACCTTCACAAATAATTCCGTCTTGATAGTGTTCATCCATCAGACTACCAAAAATTTGATCTGTGTCGATGTCTGGTGGAAACTCATCTCCCCACATTTCAGGGGCGCATTTATCACAAAATTCTGCCATAGTTTAAAATTTACCCCATTGGGATTTATGTCTATTTTCTTCGGCTATCTTGAATCCAAGTAGAATCTCTTTAACGATAGCTTTAATTTTAGTTATTATATTTTTCATAATAGGTGAGGTTTTGCTTCTGTTTGACCAGCATTAGTTATTTGTACCCATTTTGGATGGAAAGTTGCAAGCGATTCTGCTCCGGCATAAGAAAGAGCAGATTTTACTCCATCAATTAGGCCTTCTACAATAAACTTAACTCCGCCTTTAAAAGGAACAATAGTAGATTCTCCTTCAACATTACGCTGAGCTTGACCGTGAACTGTTTTAGTTTCTAATGAGGCTGCTCCTCTATATCGCTTATACAAACCAGTTGACTTTTCAACAATTTGACCTGGACTTTCTGAAGTTCCAGCTAGGAGAGAGCCTAACATTACTGTACTTGCGCCTAGTGCTAGGGCTTTTGCAATATCTCCGCTAGTTTTAATTCCGCCGTCTGCCATTACTGGAGTTTTTGCAACTGCAACAATATCATTAACACAGGTTACGTTTGGAATTCCAAATCCAGTTTTAATTCGCGTTGTGCAAAGGGATCCTCCACCAATTCCAACTCGCAAACCATCTGCTCCCCATGATTCTAAATCTTGAGCTGCTTCTGCAGTTGCAATATTTCCTGCAATAATATCAACATGTTCTGGTAAATTTTCTTTACACCATTCAATCATGGACTTTACATTTTTGTGATGGCCGTGTGCAACATCAATTAAGAGGATATTTGCACCAGCTTCCACTAGTGCTTTAGCTCTATCCATATCGCTTGCCATTACTCCGATTGCTGCCATAATTGGAACCTGTTTAATTTCAGCGTGCCAATCATCATACATAACTCCCCAATCTTCGTATGGTCCACCAAATCCATCGCCATAAATTTTATGACTTAGCAGTTTAACCTGTTTAGCCTGCTCTTCAATTGGCATAAATCTGTGAATACAGCCGACTCCTCCTAAAAGAAACATTCTAAATGCCATTTCCAATTCGCACACAGTGTCCATTGGCGAAGCAACTAGAGGTCGCATTAAACCATAGCGGCGACTTACTAGAGTTTGTAAGTTAATGTTTTGACGACTTGAAACCTCTGAATAACCAGGTACAAGTTGAATATCGTCATATGTAAGGGCAATGCTATTCATTATCTGTAAATTTAATAAAGGTGATTTCATTTGTTTCGGGATTCCAGTCAAATGTTACTGGTTTGTTAGCATATTCGTAATATTCATTTAAGATTGATGCATTAAACCAGTGAGTGTGTCCATCAAACTTGTAACCAAATCCTCCATGGATATGACCACAAACATGAATTTTAGGTTTGCGTTCAGCTGTATCAATATGATTTCTCAAAAGTGGACAACCTAAATTTGGTTCGTTATATGGAGGACCACTCGTATCTAAATGACCTTGTGCAGGACCGTGTGTAACCAAAATATCAGTATCTTCTGGAATAGCTGCCCATTTAGCAGCTAACTCTTCTCCTTGACGAGGAAGATTAAATGCCCAGTGATGGAATTCTGGTTGCCAAGGGCTACCATAGATTTTAGCAGTTTTTACATTTGCATCATGCGCATCTCTATCTCCAACGATAATCCAATCGTCTTGCAAATAATCAATCCACTTATAAGAGCGAACAATCTCCATTGATTTCTCTGGAAAATCTTCAAACATTCTGTCATGATTTCCTGCAATAAACACCTTATGGTCGTATTGGTCTAACCCATCAAACCATTTACAAAAACTTGTAATGTCTGGCGCATTTCTTCCAGAGTTCATAATATCTCCAGCATGGATTAGTAAGTCTCCACCTGGTAAATCATGGGTTACCTCATGGTGTTTTGTGTGCGTGTCGCTAATTAGTGTAATTCTCATTGATTGATTCTTTCTTATTTTTTACTTAATACTATTATACAAAAAAAGAGCAGTGATTATCTGCTCTTTCTTATATCTTCTATGTTTAATTTGGTTATCCTAATTCATAAAATTTTTCAAGAGCAGCTTGAATTCTATCCGAAATAGATGGATCGGCTTGTTCAGCAATATCTGCAATTAGTGCAATACCATTTACGACATTATCGTAACCAGGAAGGTATGTGACATTTTTATCTTTCTTATACATTCTTAGTACATCGATTAGGGTATCTTCAATAAAACCTGCAATTGCATTTGCATTAACGTTCATTGGATCTTCTCCATCTGGAGAAATGATTTCAGCGTATTGTCTAACCTGTTCCCCGATTTCAGCAATTTCTTCAGCATGAGATTTATTATCTTGGTAAACATCAACCTTTTTGGTCTTATTAACAAGATCCTTTGGAACTCTAACTATCTTTTTGCTAGAATCCAATAATTCAATCTTAATAAAATCCGAATCCATATCAATTACTTGACCAGGCCCTCTGTAACTAGTTACATAATCACCAGGTTCAATTTCAGGATTGTCTTCATTTTTCTGAAACTCTGCTTCAGGATCTTGCATAAATTTGTCAAGATCAAAGTCTTCGTATATCTTAATATATTTCATCGTATTTAATAACTAGTTCACCAAGAACTTCAATTTTTCCAACTAACCTCTGAAAAGCAGTCTGATCAATTTTAACAGAATCTTTTGTTGAATATAATTCATCTAATAGTTTACTGTACTCTTTAACTGCAGATTCTCTATCTTCCTTAGACCAACCGTTTGCTGCTTTTTTGTAATATGGTAATTTAACAACAAAGTGATTATATGTTAGTAGTGCATTACCGCCTCTTTCCTTTGCACCATCTGCAATTTTAGTAGCGCCCATTAATCTAGATTCGTCAAACTCAATAAATTTTTGTTTGAGTGTATCTACCTTGGTTTCTTCAGATTTAGCCTCCTCATTAATAAATTCGCTAAAAGGTTTAATTTGGTTTTTCATATAGTTATTTATCTAAAATAAAAAAGGACTGAATTTCTTCAGTCCAGTCGTACAAGAGGAAGGACTTGCACCTTCACGGTTTAGTTACCTACTAACCAACCTCTGGGCGAGGTCACGTCTATCTATCGACATGTGGCCACATGTGTCGCTTCCGCCACTCTTGTATTGAGTACCCCCTGAGAGACTCGAACTCTCAAACCTTGCGGCACTAGATCCTAAGTCTAGCGTGTCTACCAATTCCACCAAAGGGGCAGGTGTTATTTCTTATACTTTACAATTTTAATTTGAACAGTATCACCCACTCTCATTGCTTTTCTAGATGTGTGAGTTGTTCCGCAATCAGTTTTAATTCTCCACTCTGGATCAATTTGCAGTGTATGCTTTTGACCGATTTGGAAATATTCAACCTCTGTCACAACACAATCCTTTTCGATTACTTCAGCAACCTTAGGAGATTCACAGCCAAGAGCGGCTATTGTAAAAATTGTTCCAATTATAAAATATACTTTTTTCATATCTAAATTTTGTGGTAGTCCCGCCAAGAATCGAACTTGGATCCACTGCTTAGAAGGCAGTTGTTCTATCCGTTGAACTACAGGACCGTGTCGTTATTTACTGTTATTCAATTCTCTCCATAGCTTATCGCTATATAGATTAACTAAAATAAACAGGGTCCACCATCTGACATCAATAACATCTAACATGCTCTTATCAAATGCTGCAATTGCCAATACTACCATAAGTAGTAAGTTAATTACAATCTGTGTCCAAATTAAAAATTTACTCGTCTTTTCCATAATTATATTATACCTAAAATTTAGTCGGGATGGCAAGATTCGAACTTGCGACCTCCTGCTCCCAAAGCAGGCGCGATAACCGTGCTACGCTACATCCCGAGTAGCTAAAACTAATATACTAATTAACTAGTAATTAGAGTGTCCGATTTTTGCGACTTTGAACTTGTCGATCCTAATTTTTTATCAAGTCTTGAATCAGTGTAGGATTTGCACTCTAATTCGACTCTTCTTATTTCTAATTCTAAATCTGTTCTCCATACTTGGAGATCTTGGTGGTAATCTCGATTTATTTGATCGAGACCTTGGTGGAGATTTTCAATCTGCCTTGCTTGTCTGTTAACCTTAAGCAAACCAATAACAACAACTACGGCAAATGCAATAGCAACCATCGTTAGCATACCTAAAGCGAATGAAGTTAATTCCATTGTTTTAAGATTATTTTGTGTCTTAGCTACAATGGTCTTATACTACAGAAAAAAGAATGGATTAATCGAGATGAAAATAGATCTCAGCCAGTGGATAGAGTTTTTCACTGGGGCTTTTAACTGATACTTGCGGTCGATAAACTCTAGTGTTTGTTTTCCTGTGGTTTCTTGCCATCCAGATTGTTACAAACTCTTTTACCGTATCTTCTACCTCTTCACCTTTAGAATTTACCATAGTAAAGCGCTTGCCGATGTAAGTATCGTCAATGGTAACTGGTGATTTTAGTAGTGTCGACATAATAACAGTTGTTAATTTTAGTTATTTAACAAAGTCGCCACTAAAAGTTTTTAAAAAATGAAAGCTTTTATAAAAATAACATTAAATTAATCTTGAAGTCGTCCCGCTCCTTTGTATGCAGCCCTATATCGAGGTTCCATTAGTGAACTTACTTTAACACCCTCTGCCCTATTTGCTGAATGAACAAACATAGTTTCTCCGATATAAGTTCCACAGTGCCAACCCGATGGAGATTGACTGCTTCTAAAAAATACGAGGTCTCCTATTTCAAGACTGTCCTTTTTAATTCGGATAGTTTGATTCCATTGTTTATAGCAAACTCCTTCTAGTTTAACCTCATAAACATCTTGATAGAGTCTTTTATTAAACTGTGAACAGTCAATACCCGCTTCAGTTGAACCGCCAAGTTTATATGGTTTACCGATCCACCTTATAACAAATGCATTAAGAATTGAATCTTGTGTAAATGGAGGAACTTCAGTTAAAACTTGACCGAAGCCTAACGACGTTAATGCGGTAAGAAGAAATCCTACAACCAATAATTTTTTCATAATTTTAATTTTTAAATTTAATCTGGAAGATCTAATGCAAGAGATTGCATAAATCCAGGATTTGCTTTGATTTCGCTAATTGCATCTAATAATTCACCCTTTGACATGCCAAACAGCGAACAGCGTTCTTTAATACACTTTTCTTCTTTAGTGTCATAGTTTTCCCAAACATCATAGAAATATCCAAGCGCATGGTCCCAACCATATATGATGGTATTTCCATTGTCTAGTTTTTTAGTGTATCTGCTCATTAGTTCTTTGATTTAATTGCGCTAAGAATAATATCAGTTATTCTATTTAGACGCCATTCACTCTTTTGTTCTTTAATTGTTAATGGTTCAGTATTATTATGAACATTAACTTGACTATTATATTGATATCTAAATGCATCAAAATATATTTGATGTAAATGGGTTGGAATATCACTAAAGTCAGCTGTACATTCAATTGGTAAAGAGGTCTCACTACCAGCAATCTTAATACTACTCTTAATAGTAACTTTGCCAGAACCTTTCATGGTTAGGTGGCTTGAATCTGTATTAATTGTTAGTGTGCTCATAATCTGATACTTTAAGACCCCATTGCATATCAACCCAGCTCATATTGATCTCGGCCTGTTTTTTAGTTGTAAGTCTATTGTTTTTACGTAAATAATCAACGCCCCATTCCATCCATTGATCACGCTGTTCCATAGTCATGGTCCAATCCCAAAACCAATTGTCTTTACGGTCAACTATATCTTCGTACTTAACAGCATGACCAGCGATCTCAAACATTTTATCAATGAGGATCTTAGCATTTTCTTCTGGAGTTTTCTTCTTTGCCATATTATAGAGCTTGAATTTTCGCAAGAGCTTCGCTCACTGCAGTCTCACTTAAATATCCTAATACATCATCAGTAATTGGAGTATCATAAGTAATATCACCATCTTGACCAAATACTGCTAATTCGTATTGACCTCTGGTTCCACCATATGAAAATGGGGTTTTAACTATGCTTGCTCCAAATCCATTAGCAAATTGGATTTTTGCCTGAACGCCACCCATTCCATTTGGATGATCTTTAAATTCTAAATCTTTAAATGTTTTCATTTCTTAAAAATTAAATGGTTCGCCGTCTACCTTAACTGCAACAATATCCTTGTAGTTAGATAAACTTTGAATATACTTTTTAGGATTTTTAACCTTATCATAAGATAGGGTTTTTCCATTATTGTAGGTAATTTCAACAACTGACCCACCTGGAGTCAAGCTTAAATTATTTGTTCTAAATTGATCAGAGACATTTAGTGTTCTACTTACTTGCATATATCGTTTTAAATTTGCTGGGTTCATATTAGACTATTGTCCGCAACCGCAATCGGCATCCTCTGATAGAGGACCTTCAATTGGAGGTTCGCTCGGTTTATAAAATGCTTGATTACGTTCCCATAATTCATCATCAGTAATATCAACTTGACCTTCTTCATCGATAAATCTAAGAGTCCATCTACCTTCACCATACTTTTGGTTAAGTTCTTCAATTCTGTCCGGTCTAGTATCAACTAAATCTCCTTTTGCAAAGGTATAGTTTGAACACACATGAGAATAGAGTACTTCTCCTTCTTCAGTTACAACTAAAAATTGGGCATCTTCTGTTTGTCTAATGCCTGGATAAATGTATAGATTCATATAATTAGCTTGATTTGATAATTCCCCAAATAACTCCGCCTAGCCAAAGAGCTATGACTAAATAAATTATTAGGTCCTTTCCGTTAATTTTATTTTTCATAATAATATTATACTAAATTAGTTTTATTAATGGCTATCACCAACTTCCCAGTTTTCTGCATAGATCAAGTAATCTGGATTAATTACTTTTGCAACTTTGCTTCTATCTCCAGTATGATGTTTTACAACAACTCCTTCGTGAGGCACTTTAGTTCCAAAGATAAAATTATCAAAGACATACATATCTTCAATTTCTTTATTCCAATCTCCTACATAAAGTACATCAACATAAGGTAAGTCCATTTCAATTCCAACAAAATTAAAGGCCTCATCAGTTGAACAGTATTTGCCATTGATTTCCAAGTCAAATCCTGCAAATTCAATTTCCTTTAGACCATAGTCATAATTCTTTTGAATACCTGCTCCATAGATTTCTCCATATAGAACAACGCCAATTCCAATACCATCTGGGAATCTTTCGGGATCCTTGGCAAACTTCCATAAAACCTGTTTAAGATTATACTTTGCAGCAATATCATACCAGACATTAGTGTCGTAGAAGCCCTGAGAGTCTGATCCTTTTTCTACATTATGTGAACCTACTACAAATTCGTAATCGACCCATTTTGCACCAAAGAATTTCTTTACCTTATCGAATAGAGATAATTTGTTTTTCTTTACAATACCATATCGAGCATTGGTTCCATGGATCTTACGTGAAATTTCAACCCAATCATCTTCAGTAAAAATTCCTGGTACGTTCTTTGCATTTGGAAATTTGTAGTAAATATGAAAGTTTGGATTTTCTGAATATCTGATCTTTTTACCAGAACTCAATTGAACCTGCTTAACTGGTGGTTCGTATTTCCAAATATTCATTGCATACATCATGTCTTTACCTTCATAGTAATTTTCCATGAATGGAACATGTTTAATTGGAATGATTAGACACTCTGAATATACTCCACGTAATTTTACAGTACGGACTCTACCGCCTTTACGTAAATAGTTTGTAACATTTAAGGTGTCAGACAATTCGACTGGAATTACTGCATCGGTTGTTGCAACTACTACAAGATCCCCATTAGAGTATTGTCCCTTTTGGACAATTGCTTGCCATCCACTGACTAATGCCAATTCAATAGCATCTGCTCCTGGAATAGGTACGATTTCACCAATACTTGTTACAAAGCAAACTGAATTATTATTTTCCATTTTTATAATTTTATTTCAAAACGATTTTTCATTTGTTCCAACTTATCATCAGGCACACCATGCACATTTACACCACCGTGTCTATTTTCTACAATTAGGGAAGTAACCCGATAGTTCCACTGTTTAGCTAAATCAAAGTATGCCTCCATTTCCCATTCTTGTGTAAAGGTATTAGATACAATAATTGTACTATTGTGTCCAGTTGTATGGTTTAGGAGCATTGCATGTTCAACACTATCTTTGCACCACTTATGTGCATCTTTAATTTTAGCTGGATCGAATTTATAAACTCCAGCCTCGATAAAATATTGATCTGCTTCAAAGTGAACGCATCCACTTCCACCTGCTCCTAATAGGGTTGCCGTTGTACTTTTACCCGAACCTGGGATTCCTCTCACTAAAATTAAGTTTTTCATATTAAGTTATATCTGGATTTAAATATACTAATTCGCAATTATGTTTTACCCATTTAACTGGAAAGGTTAAGTGATTAGATGAGGCTGACATTTTTTCTAATTTACATAGAGCCTCATTCAAGAAAACTTGGGTTGAGCCTTTCCAAATACGCTGACAAATTAGGCCACTTTTTACATCAAACTCTGCAAAGAAAAATGCTGAGTTTCGGGTTATTCTAATTAAATTACCATCGTGAATTCTATCTAATTGAAATCCTCCTCCCTCTTTACATGATAAGTATTCATATTGTTCCTTACCACATTGAGAATAAGCATCTGCTCCATGTTTAGTAGTATGACACTTATGACCAAGAATTTCAGCAATCATCCATTCTTTAATAAAACCTGGAGTTAACAAGTCTTGTTGAAAGCCTAAACCAGCCTTAAGCTGGTCTAGAGTTTCAATTAATAATTTAACTTTGTTTGGCTCAGATTCTATTATTTTAAGTAGATCGGTGGTTGTCATTTTCTGATTTAGCTTGATTGTATTCATTAATCATATGTGCAGCTAATGCAATAACAAATGCAATAACTAGTATTAATAGTGCAAGGCCGCCAATAAATGAGAGTATGCTTGATTTATTCATTAGAATAAAAGCCTCTTCAATTGTTGAGACTACGCCGACTGTCACTAAAAAATATAGTATGACTATGCCAAGGGTTGATGCTATTTTCATATAAATTATTAAAAAGTTAGTGGTCCATACAGGACTCGAACCTGTGACCTTCTCGTTATGAGCGAGCTGCTCTAACCAACTGAGCTAAAGGACCGTTAAATTGAATAATACTTTTGAAGATCTTCACGTATTATAACCAAACCATCTGGCAAAAACCTAACAACGGCTTGATTTAATTTAGGAGAGTCTTCATTTTCAAAACGTCCATCCATTTCATAAAGAACATAGATAGTTTTTCCTTCAGCTATTGCGATTTCGCTTAATTCATCTTTGCTAAGTGTAATGTCAATATCTCCCCACCAAATCTTGCCCTCATCTGTACATACATTAGAATTAAAAATTACTAAATTACCAGGGTTATTTTCGCGATAACCGCTTTTGCTACCTGATACAATATGGCCAGGCCAGCCTAATACTTGATTTAATAGATTTTCCATTTCTGTAAATTTATAAAGATATTATACCTAAAAGAAGTGAGTTAGAGCCTCTCTGTTCTGGTTTTAGTCTAAAGATTCGCCGCAACTAGGGCAAAACTTCCAACTAGATTTTTTGATACGTGAGCCGCATCCACTGCAGTAGTTACGTATTTCAGCAACCTCTACTGGTTTTTTGGAAAGTGGTAGTAGTTTTATAATTACAGTTTCATTAACCCAATAATTATAAGTACCACTGTCTTGAGAAAATTGTTGTTTTGATTTAGAACCTTCTTCAACTCTTCCAGTTTCAAGAGAACCTGCAACTGGCATTGAGATATTATTAACAGTGGTTCCACCATAACTAACTGTACCTATACTATTGCTAGTATAACTTATGCCTGAGCCAAGTTGACTAGTACTAGTTCCAGTTGTTGTAAAAAAGGTATTTGGATTAATTGTAGTAGTATGCGAGCCATTCCAATTATTTGAATTAATTGTCATGGAATTACCATACCAGTAATTTCCTCTTAAGTTTTGTTCATAGTAGAATTCAACTTTAACTTCGCCGTTTTTAGCAATTGCCTCTTTAGCATCAGCTGAGTCTTCAACTTCGTAAGTTTCAAACTTAAATTTTTTAGCAATATCAATATAACGTTCAAGATAAGTTCGTTGACCAGGTCTAATAACTAGTCCAGCCTGAGAAATTGCTTTACCATTAATTGAAATTTTTGCTAGGACTTTGCACTGGTGAGGATTAAAAATTTCCAGTTCAAATTGTTGTCCGTCTTTTAGGTAGACAGAATTTTCGTATTGTTTAATACGATTCTTGTTGCTGGTGATATTCACCGAACAACGCTTTTGTTCTTGTAGTGTATACATTTTAGATTTATATTTTTGCTTACCTCTTTATGACCGTAAGATCATTCAAGGGCTATTAACCCGAGGCGAACAAGGAGAGGCTCTAATTCTCTCTTCTTCAGTATTATTTACTTTTTATTCTTAAAAAGTTTTACTGTTCTGATTAGCTGTGCACAAGTTTCAACAACTGCAAGACATAATGAAATCTTAACTGCCCATTCAATTGACCAGTGTTGATTTTCAAGATGACCTAACGCAATTGAACAAAGCGTGAGCAAAGAAATTGGAACAATAAAATTTACCCCAACCATTACATAAAATATGATGTTTAGGAATGAGTGTAGTTTTGCTTTAGCAGTTTCTTTCATTAGAATAAGATTTTAATTATAAGGGCAACAAGTGCAGCAAAGGCTCCAGTAATTAATACTATCGCCACTATTTCTTGATGGCCTTCGACCTGTTTTTTACTACGACCTTGATGTTCATTTGGATCCCAGTTTTCCATAGTACTTTACTTTATTTAACTATGCGTCTAGCATAATCATTGACAAGAGGCCTTCCTGTATTATAACAGCCAAGGGCAACTGGCCAACTATCATATCTTTTATACAAATAAGCCAAAAGTTTCATTGAGATTTGAACATTTAGTTCAAGATTATTCAACAATTGCTTTTTGGTTACAGGGTCATCCCATATAAAATTTGCAGTTGGAACCTGTATCTGCATTGCGCCGTATGCGGCAGCCGATGATGTTAATTTAGGATTATATTTCCAATGAAATGGTCCTTTATAACCTGTTTCTTCTCGAGCAACTCCCATTGCAATGTGGAACGGAACACCGTATTCTTCAGAGTATTTCTCTAAATAATAATAAAGAGCTAAACTTGGCGGTGACTTCTCATTGATTGTTCCGCTGCTTAGCTCTTTAGGTTTTTCGGTATTTAATAGTCTCCAAAGGAAACCGAATGCTAAAATTCCAGCCAATACAATGAGAGTTTTAAATGATTTTACTCCCATATTTTTAATATTAGTGGCCAGTAGCATTTACATATGCCTTTTGTGCATATATGTTAAAAATAACACGTCCAATTGAATCTGAATAGATTGTATAAACCCCAGTCTTTCTATCAATAATTAGCAAATCTTCTTTTTCATTTACGGCAACTGACGTATTTTTAAGAGTTTTTGCTTCTCTCCAAGCCTCTCCTTTGACTTTGTTTAGGGCTAGTTCGTAATAGTAACCAATACAAAATCCAGAGATTAGTGCACTAGCTAAAACTACAACTGTTCCAAGCCGCTTAAGTAAAGCTGATGCTTTTTCAATTAGTTGTTGGGCGAAGTTTTTTTGATTTTCCATTTTTTCTTTCTTTAGGTTTATCTGAATCTAATATACCTAAGTAATAGTCTTTTTGGTCGTTAAACAATTCTCTAGCCTCTGCTAATAAAACTGGATAAGACTTATCGATTTCTGGAAAATCTTTATCTAAATCACTTAGAATTCTGCCTAATACTGCTTGTCGAACTATTGCATAATTTAAGTTATGCTTTAGTCCCCAAATATGAAAAACATTATCAAATTTTTCTTTAGCTTCTTCAATGGGCTCATTGTGAATCCACCCATACATATCTGGTGAAATATGCATAACATCAACCTTTGGTCCAGGAATCCAACTTGAATTTAAATATGTCTGTATATTAATGCCGCGCTCCTTTGCTAAACTAGGCAATAGATATTGTTCAACAAAAATCATATCGCCTGCTCCAGGAAGAGTTTCCCATTTATGACTATTCTCAATGATTGAATCAACCTGATCCATCCATTCGTGTACAAATGGAGCAACATTATTTAAATACAGAATTGCAGTGTTAGTTGCTTTATTTTCCCAATTAGTAATTGGGCTTTCAATTTCAGCTAATTCATATATGCTAGGTCCACTAACATATTCAACGTCTGGATATTTAATTGGATCGATTTCTTCATAATGAAATGTTAAAATCGGAGCGTCTATACTAAAGTTATATCTGGATTTGATGTATAGGTCTGTGTCCAATATGCAAAACTTATCGAAGTCTCTGGAAAGGTGCTTAGCTATCATCATTTTTGGATATGCCCAAAATCTAGGGCTACCGTTCATTAATACTTGTTCATGATGAATTGTATCAACGAATGAATATGCATTATGTAGGCCATAATGAAATACTTGAGATTCCCTTTCTGGACTAATGTATAATCCCATTGGGCCAAAGTTTTTTCTCCAGTATAGAGCAGATGCTAATTGGCAAAGTAATTCTACAGATTTAAACTTTCCTTCATCAACATCGCTTGAATAGAATGCATGTACTCCTAAAATTGGTTCACTCATAGGACTAAGCTAGTAGCTCATTAATTTTTTCAATAATATCAGCTTGCGCTTTTACGCCAACTGACTGGTATGCAGTTTCGCTATCCTTTAAATAGACTAATGCTGGAATTGATCTAATTCCATGCAGAGCGGCTGTATCTGGATCTTCATCTGCATTTACTTTAGTAATTTCAACTAAAGAGTTTTCACTAAAATGTTCAGCAACCCTTTCCATAACTGGTCCAAACGTTCTGCAAGGTCCACACCATGGTGCTGAAAAATAAATTACGTTAATCATTGTTTTCTTTATTTTATTTTACTCTTAAAACCTGTTTAGATTTTTCTTCTATCCATTCAAGCTTTCTATATTTAAAATCTTTCCACTCTTCAAAGTCATCTAATATATCGATAACTTCGTGTGGAACTAGCACAAATCCATCTGGTGCAATACCTGCAAATTTATAATAGTTTGAATCCTTTAATTTTTCTTTGACTAGTGAATTATCAAATGGCTCATCATATAAACCGGCCTCTTGATCTAATCTCATCATTTCAGCAAGTATTTTTCCTCGCTCTTCTCTTGTAAGATCCTCTGACATTTAGTTGAGGTTATTTTTGGTACCGACGGCCGGAGTCGAACCGGCACGGGCATTACGGCCCAAGAGATTTTAAGTCTCTCATGTCTACCTATTTCATCACGTCGGCATTTAACTAAGTTATTATACTAAGTTTATTAACTGGGTTATCAGTCGAAGATAAATATTTATAGAAATAACTCAATTATTAATGGGAAATCACATTAAAAATTTTAAAGGTTGGAAGAACGTTTCAGAAGCTGGTTCTTGGGGAGAGTGGATGCAATCATTAGTTACTGGTGTAGGAGCAGAGACTCCAGAATTAGGAGCAGATGCAAAGGCTGCATTAACTGGTGTAAAGACATTAGCTGGTACTGTTGTAGATAAAATTGCAGATACTCTTGGAATAGAAACTGACAAAAAAGAAGAACCAAAATCTTCTAAAGCTTTTAAATCAAATAGCGGAAAAATTCCAGAAGAACACATTGCAGCATTAGAAGCAGCCATGGATAGACATGGAATTACAAATGAATTTGCAAGAAAGGCTATTCTTGGAGTAGTATCAAAGGAATCTCCAGACCTAAGACCTGAAGTTGACTATAGTAAAACTTCTAACTCTAGAATTAGAGAAGTATTTGGATCAAGAGTTTCAGAATTATCAGATTCTCAACTTGATGCATTAAAAGCTAATCCAACTAATTTTTGGGATAGAGTATATGGACCAACTGATCCAACTGGAAGAGGCTCAAAATATGGGAATTCTGAACCAGGCGATGGCGAAAGATATAGAGGTCGTGGATTTAATGGAATTACATTTAAAAGTAATTATATCAATCTTCAAAAAGTTTACAATGAAATTGGTAAACTTGAAACTAATGCTACAATCGATATAGTTGATAATCCAGAACAGTTGGAAGATCCAGCTATTGCAGCAGAATTTGCAATTCTTTATTATATCGATAGTTTTAAAAGAGCAAATAAAAACCTAAATAACTTTAGTGATTTAGAATCTGCCGTAACTGATTATGTTAGATCAACTGCAGGTTGGGGTTCAGATATTACAAGCGGTGTTAAGGCTCAGGGTTTTGCTAGAGCTTTAGACTATGCACAATCATTAGCGTAATATGAAGATTAGAGATATTAAACCCCAAGATAAAGATATGGTCGATGGAATAGTCGATATTATCAAACAAGTAAGGGACAAAGATAATCGAGAAGAGATTGCAACCAATATGGTTAAGCAACTAAAGAGGGAAAAGATTATCTTAAACTATGAAGACTTTTTAAAAGCCTGTAAATAACAAAAGCCGCTTAATGCGGCTTTTTCTTTTTAGTTGCGGAGGCAGGATTCGAACCTACGACCTTTGGGTTATGAGCCCAACGAGCTACCACTGCTCTACTCCGCGATATAATATTTTCAAGATGTGATTGTTGGAACGTAAAAAAGAAAAACGCTGAGATTATACGTTTTAACGTTAGATCTTTACATAGGATTATTGTTTCCCTACTTATCCAGAGACTTTTGATCTCTACTCTAACAGTGCCGGTTTTTTAGGTGTACCACTCCTTGAGCTGCGGGTTTGAACTACTCTCCTCATATTATATCTACCAGAATCTGCCGATCCCGTTAACCCTTGCGAGGCTATAGATTTTTCTGAGAACTCGTATTGGACTTGCGATCCTTTACGGCAACTGACAACCAGTTACTAGGTAGGCACCTTTCGTTCGCAGCTGACGAGCGCTTAAGCTTTGTTTTAAAATGGATTTTAGTTATTCACCAAAAGAACTTTTTATTTCCAAAGTTTATTGACTCTGTGGATTGTGAAAGTAGTGGCTCGTCACTAGGCCAGCCCCGATTTTGTCAGGGTCGATACTTAACTACTCTCTGAGATATCCCTACCTCAATTTTTCCGGATTCCTCTTAACTGCAGTCTTGGTAGACTGATGATAAGGTTAATAACAGCACCACCTGTACATCAACTTGTCTTTCGACTTTAAGGCTCCCATTAAATTGGAGTTCGCAATCATGGAGTCGGATGATTCCACTCCTTGCAAATATCCTACGGGTTAATCTTATTGAGGTTCCCCTCTCAACTAAACGACCCACATCGCCTAGTCAGCATTCCAGTTCTCCTACAGTGTTACCCTCAGATACTTAGGACTTCTGATATCCCGCTTGCCTACTTGAGTTCCTTGCGAAACCGCAGAGCTGATAAGTCATATAGCTCCACTTTATACCTGTTTCCAGGTTTATTTGACGATCATAGGCGACCGTTTTGCAACCTAGCAAGCTAGGCTACATATATCAATAAGATTCAAAGAACTTGTTTGTGTTACTTATTTATTATACCTACTTTATTTGATTTTGGTTTAAATAAGTAAAAAAAAAAATTAAGGGTTTGAAAAGAGATCCGAAAAAATTTTCGCTAAAAGAGTGTTAATATTTGACAGGTGCCATTTTTGAATTACTTGAATCTTGAAATTTGAATTCAGAGTCCTTGTCTTAACATCGATTGGATAGCCAGAAGTATGTTGCTAAGGGCGCGAGGCCGTCTTAGATGCTACTGATTCTCCTTCACTCTTTTCTCTCCCCTATTTTTAAATTTTGGTTTTTGCGTTGTGAGCTTCTAGCTCCTCTTGCAACATCTCGATTTGAGACTCCAATTTTTCAATCAATTGATCTTTTTCAACGATTGAGATTTGTGAAGTGTACTTCACTGGAGAATCCATTCGATATGATTGGTGCATTCCTTCTTTGCAGTCTAAACCTTTCAATTTAGAAACCAAAGATTTCAATTCAGCTAATCTAAAGATTTTATCATAAACCTTTGCATTAGCTTTGTGAATAGCTGTTTTTAATGCAACTAATTCATCAACCGATGCCATTGCTTTTTCCAACGCTTCTCTTGCATCATAAGGACGTGTAGTTCCTTCTTGAATAGAGTTGTACGCTGAAACATGCGAAATGTACTCATTAGTTTTTGAAACTAATTTGTTTTTCTGTTTAAGTGCTTTTGTGATATTCATGTTTTATTGTATTACTTAGTTAATAATAGTTTTTAATATACTTAAAAACTTTTTGAGCGAATAGACAGAATCGAACTGTCGTCTCCAACTTGGAAGGATGGAGTAATAACCACTATACGATATTCGCAGTTTTGGGTAGGTTCAGACATGTTCTGCCTATCGGGCAGGTCTGCCTACCGAGACCTCGTCGTTGAATTTCTTCAGAGCGTACCGAGACACTGTTGTAGTCAGGATAGGATTCGAACCTATTGCAACTTTGCCATAAAGAGTCAGCCTTACTGTTACTCAACCTTGGGGAGGTGTCTCCAACCAATGGACTCCTAACTATTTGCGGTCCGTACGGGACTCGAACCCGTGATCTCCTACGTGACAGGCAGGCGTCCACTCCAACTGGACCGACAGACCATTTAGATATTTCAGAAGAGGTTACTAAACTTCAGCTCTTCAAAGCTTCTCAACTTACAGCGTTCCGTCAATTGTTTACGCTGCTAACTTATTCGGTAAAGCGTAGCCCGTACGAGAATCGAACTCGTCTCTCACCCGTGAAAGGGGCGTGTCCTAACCGATAGACTAACGGGCCAAGGACAAATCTTGCATGCTCACCATGCTTGTGGATTTGATTGAACATAGTTTACTGTTCACCTGTTTTGAGTGCACCAAAGAGCAGGGTCCATCACATAATACCTTGGGTCATGTATACTTCATTGGGTAGCTACTCCCACGAAGCCAAGGTCTCTTTCAACGGTGCTAATCCGTCTTATGTAAGATTTGTAGTGGAGGATATCGGATTCGAACCGATGACCCCTTGCGTGCAAGGCAAGTGCTCTAGCCAACTGAGCTAATCCCCCGTTTAATATAATTATTATACTATAAACAAGTACATAATTGCATTGAGCCTCCTGTCGGAATCGAACCAACGACCTACTGATTACAAATCAGTTGCTCTACCAGCTGAGCTAAGGAGGCAAATAGATGAAGTATGACGTCTACTTAATTTACAGCAACCTTCTGATAAATTAAGGGTTCTCTTCATCATTGTGGACATAGACTCATCGTCTACTCTTGGGCTTCCACTAGCCCCTTTGTTGTCCCGCAAGGATTCGAACCTCGATTATCTGGACCAAAACCAGATGTGCTGCCGTTACACCACAGGACAGTATACTTTCCAATACGTCAAAGACCAATTTGTGCCTGCAGATGGACTCGAACCACCGAACCCGTAAGGGAGCTGATTTACAGTCAGCCGCAATTGCCGCTATGCGATACAGGCATTATTCTATTTTCTAGGCTTTTTAGAAATTACCTCATCGATAATTCCATATGCCTTTGCTTCTTCAGCACTAAGCCAAAAGTCTCTAGTTGCATCTGCTTTAACTTGTTCTGGATCTTTATCACAATATCCGCCAAGTAAAACAAATAGCTCGTCATTTACTTTTTGCCACTCTTTCCAATCAATTTCAGCGTCTTGGATATTTCCGCTGAAACCTCCTGAAGATTGATGCAACATTGTAGTTGAGTGTTTTAGTGAGCTTCGCTTTCCTTTTGTTCCAGCTCCCAACAGCACTGATCCCATTGATGCTGCCATTCCAGTATTAACTGTTCGGATATCGCAGTTAATATAATCCATTACATCAACCATTGATAAGCCGCTCTTAACACTTCCACCTGGACTATCAATATGCATAGTAATATCTAATCCATCAACTGAATCCAAAAACATTAGCTGAGCTTGCACAATAGTCGACATATGATCGTTGACTGGACCTGCTACCCAAATTAGTCTTTCCATCATTAATCTGGAAAAAATATCCATTTGGGTGGCACGTAATTCGCGCTCTTCTAAAATATAAGGAGTCATTGATGACTCAATCTGCTTTTTATGGTAATGCATGTTCAGTGAAGAAATTCCATGATTACTCATTGCGTACTTTTCAAATTCGTTTCTCATACAGTTATTATACTAATTTAATTATACTATGTGCTTTCTGTAGGATTCGAACCTACGACCTCCTCGGTGTAAACGAGGCGCTCTAAACCAGCTGAGCTAAGAAAGCATGGCGCTTCATATTGTTCACAACTGATAACCATATTGGATTACCCATTTAAACTTACGACAGCTTTTAACTGAGAGATCGCAAGATTGTGTATGAAGCATGTGTGATCCCGAATGGACTCGAACCATTGACTCCCTCATTAAAAGTGAGGTGCTCTAACCAACTGAGCTACGAGATCATTTGTTGCGGGACTGGGACTCGAACCCAGAACTTCAGCTTATGAGACTGACGAGATAGCCACTTTCTACGCATCCCGCAATATTGGCGTCCCAGGCAGGATTCGAACCTACGACCAGTTGATTAACAGTCAACTGCTCTACCACTGAGCTACTGAGACTTTTGCACGCCTGAAAGGATTCGAACCTCTAACAGCGGTTTTGGAGACCGACATGATACCATTTCACCACAGACGTGTATGTTGAGTACAAGGTCGGAATCGAACCAACACCAATAGTTTTGCAGACTATCCGACCACCACGATCATCCTGTACTTATAGTAGTTCCTAAAGGACTCGAACCCTTATCTCTTGATCCGTAGTCAAGTGTTCTATCCATTGAACTAAGAAACTATGAGTCGAACTGGATGGACTCGAACCATCGGCCACTCGCGTATCAGGCGAGTGCTCTAACCAACTGAGCTACAGTTCGATTGAATTAGAGCAAATATAAAACAAATATTTGACACTAAAAAATTTTTAATCAACTTTTTTCCAATCTTTTTCTTCTCCTAATCTAATAGGAACAAAGAGGGCGAAACCATTATCATCTTCAAAATGATTGCAGGTATCAATATAAGTGTTACCGAACTTATATCTCCAATATTCAAATTCCTGCTTCTCAGCATTCCATTTAGCTGTTGTGGCATTACGAGTGTCGCCAATATAAACTTGACCATGGATCAGGTCGCGTTTTGGAATCGCTCCTCTTTGTATAAGTTTAGGAACATAGAAGTTTTTATATTCTTCTGCATCTGCTCTTGGAATAGTTGGAACTTCGTGTGGCTCCTTAAATGGAGTAGTTTCAGTTTCCCAATATTCCTTAATTCTTTTAATACGTTCCATTCGTTCGTGTTCTAACTGTTTCTGTATTTTGAGTTTCATAAACTCCTTATCGATATTTTCCATATCATTTTATTTTTTAATTAGCGGAAGCTGAAGGATTCGAACCTTCGGGACTTTGACATCCACAGCTTTAGCAAAGCTGCACAATAGACCACTCTGACAAACTTCCAATGGGGTAATTAATGGGATTCGAACCCATACTAGCAGAACCACAATCTGACGTGCTAACCATTAACACTATAACTACCATAAAACCCCACTTCACCAGCTTAACGGACTGGCTGCCATATGGGAGTGGGGGTACCCCGTTAATTCGGGACTCCGTGGACAGGGGCGGGATCGAACCGCCGACACCAGGATTTTCAGTCCTGTGCTCTACCTACTGAGCTACCTGTCCAAATACTTTCCAACATGTCAAAGAACCAACTCTAGAAAAACAAAAAACCCGAACTTTTTGGGTTCGGGCTCAGTGTTTTCATAGCTACTAACTTTATAATACCTATCAACTCCTGAACCCTAAGTCACGGTCATTGCCTGTCCACTTAGCATATGCTACTTGGCTAAAGCAATTCTCGATAATATGGTTCATTTGTGTTTGCATCACTTTTGTTATTTGTATAGTTATTTATATCTGCTAATATACAAAAAGTTTTTGATAATTAGCACATTAATTTTATTTTTTATTTTTCTTAGTCTTTAAGACAGATTTAAAAATCTTGTTATCATTTTTCTCATGATATGATACATGCTTAAATGCAATATACACAAAAGCAATACATAAAGCACAAACCAATATTTGTATAATTAGTCCCATAATTTAAAATATTTTTATGCAGTATGTGCAATATTTACACGTACGCAGGTTTGTTGTTGTGCTTCATTCATAAAAAAGTTATTAATATAACCCATGATATTGGCACTTCCAATTGGATTTGCTGAGTGAGTATAGACTAGTGGAAATGGAAAAGGCTTTCCTCGTTTTACATCTCTTGATAAGTCACTCCATTTTGGATTTACATCATAGAATTCATTTACCAAAAATTTAGCACAGTCATATCCAGTTTTCTCATTAATATGAGTGTAGTCTAAAATATAATTAGGGCTTACGTTATTAAAGTATTCGCTCATTGCAGAATCTCCTAAGTCATGGTCAAGAGAAATTACTTCAATATTTTCTAAACCAGTTGCCTTAACTAAGGTTACAAACTCTTCATAATTTCTAACTACAACCCACTCAGTTTCAACTGGAGTTCGAACATCGTCTAAATAAATTCTAATCATATCTTTTTATTTTCTCTTAATTGCTGACGTAAATCATCAATTTCTTTTATACTAAACCAGTTTCGGCTTTCCCAAATATCAACTAGCAATTTGGCTAATTCATTTTCAGTGTAGCTTGAACCTCCAAATAGTTCGCCTACCTCAATCGGTCCTTTTTCTTTAGCGTAACCGTCTTCTATTGCATAGTCGGCTAGCTCTTTCTTTTCTGTGTTTGAACATTCGCTCCAATACTCTGATGGATCGATATCAAGTTCTGCTTCTGTGTAAAATTCTGGCATTTTATTTTCTATTTAAGATTTCAACTTTAAGTAGGTCATCTGAGTCTTTGGAAACTTTAAACGTTACTTCCCTAGCGCCCTTTGCCCAAAATAACAATTCTAACATTTCAGATATTTCGTCTGGATATTGTTCACGTAAAACTGCACCAGATCGGAATGGATCATTTTCGATCTTGTCTTTAAACTCGTCCATTGTTTCTTTAAATAACTTTAGGTTTAACTTTGCCATTTGAGATTAATATACCCTTAATGGGGCCATTTTAGCTTAGGACACGCAGTTGGTCCCTTTGGCGAGAAAATTTTCTTGTTAAGTGGACAGCCACATGCGCCACAATAGTGAATATTTAATTGATTGACCTTTGCCTCTGGACACTCTTCGCAAATTGCAAGTCTTTCATCTGCTGTTGCTTTTTGTTCGGGTGTTGGATTAAATGACCTAAACCAGGCAATTGATACTTCCTTTAAATCTATCATATAAGACGGACTTTTCTGTCTTATACTAGGAAAATTCCATTGGATTACTGGCGAAATCCAGTTCTGACTAAATAAAAATTAGTCGTTGAGCCAGATACCAGAGCATCGACTGTTAGTACCTGTAAACCAGGATAGGTTGAAGTTAAGTTAGTAGTTCCATTATTAATAGGAGTCCAATCGCTAGCTTTAAATATTCTGTAAGCTGGAGTTGAGTTTGGCCAAGCTGAAAGATTAGAATTTGCTTTAGAATAAACTAGAAAAATATCCGTTATTGATAGAGTTGAATTTCCATTCGCATCCATTCTATAATAATCCTTTGAATTAAATGATTGACTTAAAACTTTTTGAGTAAATGATTGAGCATCAGTTGAGGTTGGATTATCTACAGTAATAGAACCAATAACTATTCTAAAATCATTTTTATTTGCACTCAATTGGGTCGAAAAAGAATACGCTCCACTTGAATTAGTTGTGGCTGAACTAAGTAGACTATAATTTGAATCGGGTTTTGGTTTTGAATAAAGCTGAATTGAAATATTTGCAATACCAACTCCTTCAGAATTATACACATTTCCAGTTTGGGAAAATGGCGCAACTATAATCATTCCAGCGCTTGAAAAGGTAAATCCACACGTTCCATTTTGTAATTGAGCTCTATACAAAACTCCATCAGTTTGATTTGAATATGAATTAGTAGCAGAGGTATTTGTAATATCTGACCAAGTTACTCCGTCATTAATTGAACGCTGCCATTTAACAATAGTTCCAGTGTAACCGCTTAGAGTTAGGGTACCTGAGTTAGTTGAAGTTGCATGTACAGCAGATGAAACTGATCCTCCAACTGGTGGAGTTCCTGAAGTTACAGTAATGGTTTTTGCAGTAGACATTACAGCCGCTCCACAGTTTGGCGTTTGTACTTCAACTCGATAATAATAAGTTCCAGCTGTACTAATCGTTTGGTTTAAACTAGCAGTGGTATTTGAAATGTCAGTCCAGTTAACATTATCAGTAGATCTCTGCCATTTATTAATATTTCCCTGTTGACCAGATAGAGTAAGTTCAGCCTGTCCACCTGAACAAATTGAATTGTTTGCAGCAAATATTGTTCCTGCATTAGTTGGTTTAACTGATAGAAAAACACTTGAAGTTGCAAGGCCAGTACATGAAGTTGGACTAGTTGAATTTATAATTGCTCTATAATAAGTTGTTTTAGTTAAGTTAGTTACGGTTATACTAGAGGAAGTACTTGTTATAGTTGTTCCAGCTGTAAAGAAGTTATCAAATGAAGATTCCCATCTAACTATACTTCCTGTGTAATTGTTTAAGGTTAAGGTTGTACTGTTTGAGCCAGAACATACATTAAGATTTCCACCTGATATCCAACCGCTTGATGCCCCACTAATTTCAAGGTTTCTGGTTGAGATAGTTACACTTGAAGTTATATCTCCTGGCATATCTCCGTATTCACAAATATAGCCACCTAAATTTACATTTGGTAAATCATTCCATTGACCATTATTAGATGAATAGAATTGTCCGTAATGTTCACCACCAGCATTGTTTGGTTCTCCTCCTGCCCATTTGGCATATTGTCCAGTTACTGCAGTTGATGAATTTGAAAATTGAGTTCCTTTTTCTGGCCCAGTTACCCAATGCCATTTTTGTTCAACCGCTGATTGCGACGCAAAGGCAGTACTACCCTTTGCTGTATTTACAGCAGATACTTCATCGGAAGCGCCAAACCACGCGTCAGAGGACATTAATTTCCAAACAAAGTTATTTTCTGCTTCGGATGACATTGTTGCCAAATAACCGGCTCTACCAAAATAAGAACGATTTTCTGCTGAGGTTTTTGCATTTGTCCAAGTTGTACTTCCAGAAACGTACTCGTAAAAGTGTTCAGTTAGAGGGTTGTAAAATAATGTACCGGCAACAAATGTTACACGTCTTTGGAGAGCATAGCAAGTTGACGTAGTAGATCTAAACTCTACTCCTCTTAAAACGGTTTGCCAATCAGTTGCGCTCGCTGTGCCATTAAATACTAAAACTCCAGTTGTTGTATTAAATGCTGAAACGCTTACGCCCGATGGAAGAGTTACAGTTGATCTTAATTGATCTCCACTTGTATAGGATTGAGATATCTGAACCCTAAATCCAGTGATTGTTCCATTTGCAGTTACCGCTACGTTTGGATCAACCTTTGTCCAAGTATTATAGCTAACAGATAGAGTCGAAGAGCTTCCTCCCAAACTAACAGACGTTGCTTGGGCATTTACCAAAGTTGGCGCTAACCAAATAAGACTTAGTAATATGAGAGCTCTTTTAAACATAATTACATTTTGCTAACTGCGTCTAATAAACTTTTCTTTATAGCGCTAGCAAAAGTTGTTTTTTCAAATGGAAGGTTCTCATCCTTTAATTCAATTAAGGTAGATTTAACTGTTGTTTTAGCAGTACCTTCTCCAATATATTCTTTACCATCTTTGGTAACTTTAACTTTAATAATAGTTTCCTTTTTAATTGCAGTAAAGGGTCCAATTGCAATTCCTGTAGTTGGAGCTTCAATTGAAAATACGTCTACTGTAATTGGCGAACCGTCATTACAAATTGTAAATTTTTCTGAAACGATTTCTTCGGCTAATTGTTTAATACCGAAAATTACTCTTTCTTTTTTCATATCAGGCGCATCTGCACTTGCTACAACACTTGTTACTTTATAACAAGGTTCAGTAAACGAAAGTAGAGTAAGCGTCGATAAAACTAATAATAACTTCTTCATTTGTTTTTATTTTTTTTAAAGCATAACCTTACCGCCAGTTAAGACCTGATAGTTAAGCATATTTTTATTCATTTCATAAGTTCCCGAGAAACTTATATTAAATTTAAATTTCTTTGTAATTGAATAATCCCATGAACTAAATGGAACTACTAATAATCCTGAACTCCACCATTGGCCTTCATAGAATTGTGTAAATGGAGAATAGACTCCAAGTACTAAAAGAGTACCTGTTACCTTTTTACCTGCATTAAACATGTAAAATCCTCCACCAACTGCTGACAAGTTTTGAAAACCAGTTTCTCCAATTGCACCAGCTGTAAAGTTTAAACCGCCCATTAGGGAAAGCTTAGTAAATCTCTTTGATCCAAGTAAAGTTGTAGTATTAAAGAAGTCCCTTGCTGGATTTACCATTGACGAGTTTGCAACAATAATAGTTGTTTTTGATTTAGGCAAAGTCCAAGCTCCATAAAAGGTAATATTTGAATTATTAATTTGAGTAGTAAAGTTTCCTAAAAATCCTCTAGCAAAAGTATTTTTAGTATTAGACTTAGTCATACTCATTGTAAATTTAAACTGGTCCTTTTCTCCCTCTTCCGCGCTTCGTACTGCAACAATATCGCCAGTTCCAATTAAGGCTCCAGTTCTTGCTCGGTTTTTATCTCCATTCTTTGAGCTACCTCCGCTTGAACTGCTACCTCCGCTGCTGCCTCCGCTTGAAGTTGCTTCAGCTGCATTAGATACTGAGTTAGTTGTTCCGCCATTACCTCCACTTGAATTAGATTGAGTTAACCCGCCAGACTCTGTTGTGTTTCCAGTACCTCCGGCTGATCCCGAACCTGTGCCATTAGTGTTACCATTAGATCCAGTTCCAGTTGTACCAGATGATCCCGTATTACCTACAGGCGGCTGAGACGACGAACCTCCTCCTTGAGTTGAACTACCTGAACCTGAGCCGCTTCCTCCCGAGCCTGAAGCAGGGTTTCCACCTGTTTGGCCAGATCCTGAACCTGATCCAGTGTTTCCGCTTCCAGTATTTCCACTAGAACCTGTTGTATTTCCTCCGTTATTATTAGATGACCCATTTCCTTGATTATTTCCTGAACCTACTGATCCCGACGAGCTTTGATTGCCGCCTTGACTTGATCCACTAGATTGACTACCCCCATTAGAACCAGAGGAGCCAGTATTATTGCTGCTATTACTACCGCCGCTATTCCCATTTCCGCCATTACGATTGTTATTATTTTTCTTTTCACCACTGCCTCCGTTACCGGTACCGTCTCCGCTTGATCCATTATTTACAGTGTTTCCAAGATTACCTCCAACCGTACTTGATGCGCCAGCTATGTTTGATGCAAGACTTGACGCCATCATTGATACTGACGTAATATTAGTCAGGGTTGAAATAATATTATTTGTAACAATTAAATTTGTTGATTGAACTGCTTGTGTTGTTGCTTGATCACAAGGTTTTCCAGCATTTGCGCCAGATGTTTGATTTAACCAAGCTAAAAATGCTCCATTACTAAAATCTGTATTAGTAAATGTTCCAACTTGCCCATAATATGTAACAGCAATAGCTGCTCCACTTAATGGAACTGAAACAAATTTAATATTTTTTGTACATGGATCTACATATTGATAAATGTAGCTTTGTGCTTTTACTAAGGAAGTAGAAGCAAATAAAAATACCAGTAAGACTAGATTTTTCATCGTCTAAAAACTCCCTTTTTGATCAACTTGCTTACAACGCGTGAAGCAGCAGTCTCAAGGGATTTCTTAGTAGATATACCGATCGTTGATTGATTAAATTTAACTTCATCAACTCCGTCCAATAGACTTGCTTTCTTAACGGTGATGGCTTCTCCAAGACCTGAGCCAGTAATTATTTCACCGGTTTCAGAATCAACAAATCTTACTTGAAGGCCGATTGTGGTTTTTTGTTTAACCTCTGCACCAGATACTTGAATTTCTTCATCTTCTGAAATTGCAAAGTCATAAACTTCGATATACACAAAATATTTAGCAAGGATAACATTTCCTTTTACCTGAATAGTATTTGCTGAGATTCCCTTATCTGATGCTTTTTGTTGAGCAATCATTTTTTGTTTAATCTCTTCTCTGTCCTCTGTGAATTTAAATCTATCGGTTGATTCTAAAAATTCAAGAACAATATTGGCAACACCAAGACCTACACGATTGTCCTTTAATTCAGGGTACATTGCATAGAGTTCTTCGTTAATACCAATTTTCAATACCTGTATAGGAATTACAATAGTATCATCGTAATTTGCAACAAGGTTTATTGACTGTTTCTTTTCAAAATCAGCCTGATAGGTTTCAGTTTTAGTTGAACCAATGGTTTGAGCTTGAGCACCCACCGCCAATAGCAGCATGATGCAAATTACGATTAACTTTTTCATATTCCAAATTTATAGGCAATAAATCCAATACCACCGAACCATGCCGCTGCTATTAAAATTATTTTCCAATTTTCTTCAAAAAAGGAGTAAACCTTTTTCATAGGACTCAATTTTTTTATTCAGCAGTATTAGATAAAGACTGACCGTCTTCTTCGTCAACTTTCTGAATTAACATTTTGTCGCGATCTTCTGAATTAAACCAGTAGTCAACAACTTTATTTAGGTTACCAACGAATGCACCCAAAAGAATTAATAACATTTCTTTCCAGTCTTCTCCGATAGTAGCACCCATAAATACGCCAGCATTAATTCCTACAATAATTAAAGTGAATAACCCTAATACAATTGCAGTAATTCTCCATCTGTTTGCTTGCATTTGTTGTAACATGTAATAGAATCTGTTCCTATCATCTACTTTTACATATTCTTCTTTTCCGAAGCCTAATGCATTTTTAACCGTTTCTTTAATAGACATTTTAGTGTTCTTTATTTTTTAATTACCAAGACTCTTCTTCTTTCTTAGGTTCAGCCTTAGGTTTTGCAGGCTCTGCTGCAGGTTTTTCAATAACACGCTCTTTAATAATTGTGTTAGTTCCACCAGATTGTTTTTGTTGGTTAGTGTTATTGTTTTCAAGGTTGATTACAACTGGAGCAGGGGCTGGGGCAGCTTGTTCAGTTTTAGTCTCTTCCTTGTCGCTTCCACCACCGAAAAGAGTAGTAGTCAAATAGGTTCCACCTGCTAATACTGCAGTTGAAAGAGTTCCTATGATGGTCTTTTTAAGACCTGACCAAGTGCCTTCGTTTTGTGTTTCTTCAGACATTGTGAGTTTGTTTTTTTATTATTTAATTACTTTGAAACTATTTCTTTTGCTGATGCAACTTTCTTACCAGCGGTTAGGATCGCATAGTAAATTCCACCTTGAACATGGCTTAAGTCTGTACTATAAGTATAGGTTCCAGCTGGCATAAATTGATTTACTAGGGTTTTAATTGGCTGACCTAAGTTATCTCTAAATGTAAGATTAACCATTGCATCTTCTAAAACGTTAAATGTTACTGCAACATGACCTTGAGTTGGGTTTGGTGCAAGTTTAACTGTCATTAAATTATTTTCAATAGTTCCTACTCCCCATCCTGGATTAACAATTAAGACTTGAATAATTCCGTCAGTCGGGGTAATGTTTAAATCTTTATGAGTTGTATTAACTCCAGCATATTTTCTAGTCACATAAAGCGGGCTTTTATTCCATTGATCTTTTGGAACAAGCGCTAGGAATTGAAGATTAAACGCAGTTTGTCCATCTGCAATTGGGTGAGTTGTTGTAAAATCTGCACCACCCCATTCAATAGTACCATCTTGTGGGTTTACAAAAGAAAGCCAGTGTGAAATATTTTCAGTCGCTGCGATTGATTTAAATTCAAGTAATTGTGGATCGTATTTTAAAGCCAATTGAAGAGATCCTAATTGAACATTGTTAGATAAAACTTTAACTGGAACATTAAGAAGATTACCTGCTTCAACTGTAATTTCTGGCATGTTTACTTCAATTGTTTCTAAAGTAGCTGCATTATCATATTGAGTTGTTGCATCAATAATATGGTTAGGCGCATTGTTTGGATTAACAATTTGAATAGGAACCATACGTGCCATGTGGAAACCAGTTCCGTTTGCATCTCCTTTACCTAATACATAGAACGTTACAGAATCAGGTTGACCTGCGACAATATTAAATGTAATATCAGTTGTACCTGCAATTGATGATGTATAGTTAGTAGATGAACCGTTAATTGTATTGTATTCAGCTACGGTAAAGAATTTAACATCCATTGTACTGTTTGGCCATGCAGAGAATCTTCCAGCTAATCTACCATAGATACCATACGCATCTGTAATTGAGATAGTATTATCTGAGTTTACGTCAGCTGCATAATAATCAAATCCAAGTGGAGTAGCTTGACCTAATACGTATTGGTTTACTTTAGCAGCATCCGCTGTAGAGATTGTATTACCTACAGTTAAGGTATCACCTTTAACATAGAGACGAGCATTAAAATAAGTTGTATCAACAACTACATCATTAAATGCAAATGCTCCAGATACGGCAGTCGTATCCATTTTGATAGTTGTCCAAGTACCACCAGTTTTTGGGCGTTGTTGTAATTGAACAATAATGTTCTTAGAACCAGAACCAGTTACGTTAGTGAATGTACCGTGGTAATTAAGAGATGGACGCAAGAAGATACCACCGTAGTTATGTTGGCTTAGTGTACCATCAGTACCATCTTGTTTTGCTAACAGTTGAGGAAACGAGTTTCCGCTAGTTGCAGACCAAGTTAAGTTTGAAATTGCAGTTAAGGCTTGGAATGTAGCATTCGCGGCATGATTAAATGTAATTTCAAAAGTTTCACCTTGAGCTAGCGACCATGTACTGCTTGAACCTGTATAAACAAGAGTAATTGTAATAAATCCATTAGTTGAATCAGTTACATAAGAAAGAACTTCGTTTGATGCTGGAGTTACTGCAGCGACCGTAGCACCAGTAAATGCAGTCTTATCATAGAATATTCTAAATTGAAGACCTGTTACTAGGGTTGAGGTATTATTTTTGTAAGTAATTTTTGCTTTAGTTTGACCAAGCAAAGACGATCCAACTGTATAGTTGGTGTCAATAATTACCCAAGCACCAGTAGATGGGGCTGGGGGACCCGTTTGGGCATAAGTTTCTGTTGTAGCCGCAAAACATAATACAGCACACAAAATGGTTAATAACCAGTTTTTCATTTTAAATCTAGACCTTTTCTTATTATTTATCTAAATCAATCTTTTTAAAGGTCACCTGAAACAAAAAAAGAGGAACAATATTGTTCCTCTTTTGGCCGGAGTTAATGTCTCCCGATTACTTAGTTGCAGTAGTGTCTACGGTTGCAGTCGAGTCTGCTGCTACTACAGTTGAGTCTACTTGAGTAGAGTCAGCCGCAGGAGCTTCAGCGGTCGTTGCACCATTTCCACATGCAGTAAATCCTACTGCAGCAACTAGAATCATTACGATTGCGTACTTTTTCATAGCTATGGTTTTTTGTTTTGTTTTGTAAAGATATTATACCCAATTTGGGCAGTTGGTTTTAAATTCCAGACTCTTCAAATGCTTGCCTCATTCTTGCAGAGAGTTGATCGTATCTCATGTTAAATTTTGGCGAACAGGCACTAAGAACAGTCTTATTTGAATATGGTGTATTGCCAGGTTTACACCATTTTCTAGAAGTAAGCATCCAATTATAGAAGAGAACATAAGCATTTGCACTCTTAGTATACTTTTCAATATTAATAGGCAAATTAAAGTCCCTTATTAATTGAACACTACGTTTTTCGTTATCTAGTTCAAGATCTCTAGATAGGGCCATCCATTTTTCAATATTACGTTTAGTTGCACCATTTAACCACTCTTCAATATGACCCATTGCATAGCCAGATTCTTTCCAAATAGGAATCTTTTCATTCCATTGGGTAAAGTGTCCAAATTCGTGTACTAAAACTTCAACTGATACTGGATTTAACATGGCAACCACAAGCTTTCGATTTTGGTCATCGAAATAACCTGAACACTTCATACCCTGACCAAGTCTTAGGTATCTAACGTTTCTCAGTTCGACTTTGATTCCAGTATTTTTACATTCAGACTTTACGTGCTTAATGAATGCTTTAATACGTGGATGTTCTAGTCGACTGGCGGTTGTCATATAAAATTATTTATTTGGCTTCCATACGAGGCCGATTTGAAAGACCCCATCGTATGGTTTAATCTCTGGTTTTACCCAAGTTTGATAAGTTTGGTGATTAACGTCACCGCCAAGTGAAAACGATAGGCTTTTTGATAGTGGGTGCTCTACTAAAACAATAACCCTGCTTACCATGTTATTACTTGCACTAGCACCGGTGTTAGAAAATAGAGGCGGCTGCACAAGGGCAGTAACTGTTAACTTAGTTAATATACCCAAAACCAGTTTAGTTCTGGTCGAACTTCTTATGGTCCAGGTTCGGTTTCCTTCTATTAGCTGAAGCTGCTCGGTTGTTACTGCTTGTGAAACTTCCAGTTTTTTGCCAGGCAGATCAATTACAGTAACCTTATAACCAGCCCCTCCGGTCACCCTGAAATCCACCTTTCTGGTATATGAATGTTCCCCTTCGCTAAATAATATAAGTGACTGGACCTTATCCAGAGTCTTCCAGCCATATACCGAGGCTGTAATATCCCGTCTTTGCAGAACCATTACCTCATTAATTGAAGCATATTGAACCTGTCCAGAAAGGGTTGCAATTCCACCAAGCTTTCCAGTGTCCTTTGACTTGTATTCGCCTTTCGCGCCAATTAAATAGCCAGCTCGATTACCGACATTGAGCATGCCATTTATGGAATAGGCTTGTGTTTGAGCCTTTACCAAACTTGGTAAAAAGCATAATATAAAAATTAGTTTCTTCATTGTGGAATTAAGGTTTGGGCAACTGATACCGATTTGGTCATTGCAAAAATTGTTTTAGCAATTGGTTTTGCACAGCTAACAGTTTTTATTTTTTCATGAAAATTTGAGGGAATTGACGTACTAATAACTAGCGAATCTAGAAATTGGCCGTTTTCACCGCTTAGCCTTTCGTAAGCTGGGCCAGATAAAACACCGTGCGTACAAATAGCATGGACCCGTAATGCTCCCGCTTCTTTTAAGAGTTTTGCTGCTAGCAAAAGAGTTCCACCAGTATCGACCATATCATCAATTAAGATTACACAGCGACCTTTAACATCTCCAATAAGATCCATTCGCTCAATTGAATTTGGCTTGTCTCTTAATTTAGATAGCATTGAAAAAGTTGCTGTTTCATGGGTCTTAACAAAGTGTTGATAAAAACGATTGGCTCGCTTTACTCCACCTGCATCAGGGGAACATACTGTCCAATCGCAAGTTGGGTCCAATTCCTGAACATATTCAGTAAATGCAACCCATCCAGGAATATGTTCAACTGGCATATCAAAGAAACCTTGAATTTGTTCTGAATGTAGATCAAATAAGATGGCTTTGTCTGCTCCAGCATTTTTAATAAGATCGGCAATTGCTTTTCCACCAATTGAACCACGATGCCCCTCTCTACGATCTTGTCTTGAATATGCAAGGTACGGAAGAATAACAATAATTTCAGATGCAGATGCACGTTTAGCTGCATCGATTGAAAGTACTAATTTAATTATTGCATCTGAACTTGTTAGGGTTGTAACAAGAAAAACAGATTTATCTCTAATTGATTCTAAGAATTGAGGACTAAACTCTCCATCAGAGAATTTATCAATTTTAAATTTACCTACTCTAATATCAGAATCAGTTAATTCTGAAAGGTGCTCGCAAATTTCATTTGCAATTGGACGGCCGTCGATTGAGAAAATCTTGTATTGTTTCATTTTAGTTTTGTTCTTTAACAAAGGTTCCGTTAACCATTTTACCTGTACGCTTGGCAATAACATCATAGGATCCGTTAATGCACTCTTCAATTGTATAACCCTTTAGTTTGGCTAGGTTTGTAAGTACCACGACACAATCGCCAATTGCATCTTTAAATTCAGCTTCGTCCTGTTTTAAGAGTGATTGAGCAAGCTCTCCCATCTCTTCGCATAATTTAATGTACTGTGTTTTAGGATCGCCTTTAGCGTAGATTCCTTTGTCTTCTGCCCAATCTCTAATGGATTGGAATTCATTTGTTAATTGCATTATGATACGTATTTAGAAAAATTAATTGCTGCTTGTTTGGCCTCATTATTTGTTTCAATAACCTTTGGCCCTCTTTGTTTAAATGGTATTACATGGGAAATTCCATCTTCGATAATCCACTTTCTATCTAAATCATCGACTGCGCTATTTAGACTTTTTTGATATGCTAATGAGAATTTAGTCCACTCTTCTTCAGTATAATCTGATTCGACTGGTTTATATTTTGCATCAAATAGACGATCGCCCTTTTTAAATGCAGCCTTTGCTCTATGCGACCAACCGATCCATGCATTATCGGTTAGGGAATAACCTGCACTTGGAAAGTCATCACATATAACAACAGATCTCTCAAGCATCCAATAACAATCGTCTAGTGTTCCAACTAATTTCTTGCTAATTGGTGTAGTGACTGCATCAGGTAAAGACCAATCATCATAGGTATTTTGTGAAGCATCTTTAACTTGATAATTGCCAACCTTAACTCCACACGTTGATTCAAAAACTTTAATAAGTTTCTGATCCTTTCGGAAACCCTTTAGAGTTTCCCTCTTTTTTAGTCTACTTGTAAAGTAAAGACCTAAAAATTTAAAATGTACATTGTTTAAAATATCTCCGCCTGATCGGTAGTATGGAGATTCCTTTGAGATTGAAAAATAAAGTTTTCCTACATAGAAACTTCTTTTCTTAATTCTGAATAGGTCGCAAAACCATTGTCCAAATTGCATATAGTTATAATTAGTATGTTAAACTATTATACTAAAAAAATAAAATTAGATTAACTTAATCTTGAGGAATTTCTAATACCCACTTAGAGTCTCCGAAATTATATGAACCTGAGTTTGGTTCGGCTATAATTGACTCGCCTTTTTCTGGGGTAAGTTTAAGCCTTCTGCTAACACCATCCATTGTAATGTCAGCAGAAGGAATAATATTATAAGGGTTTGTATTGTTGGGAGATGAGTCTAGATATCCATCATGATTTACATGATCGGCTTGCTTTAACTTAGCCCACTCATCATATGATAATACCTTTGGCATAGATTAACGACGACCGTATCTATTTAACATGCTCCAGTCCTTAGGTCCACCATTAACCGTGCAAATCTTAATAGATTTGTGGCCGCTAGATTCTGCGCAAACTGAAAGTTCTCTGCTTGTAATTCCACACTGATCTGCAATGTCGAATGCAACATGAGCAAGTTCGTCTGGATAATTAAATCCTAATTCAACTATAACATCATCATTTGTTAAAGTAATCTTTGCACCTTTACCGCTTGATTTAAATTCATCGCAGAATTTTTCAAATTTTACGTCTAGCCCTAAATCATTTTCAAATTCAATATTTTCTTCAACTGATTTAGGTTTAGAATCGCCACTAAAGAATGGTTCAACATCTTGTTTTTCATTCTTTTTAGGGTTTTCTTTAGGATTAGTAAAGTGATCCTTTGGATATGTTGTAACGTTTAGGACAAATTTCTTGTTTTTAAAATCTACTTCGAACGATTTTGAAATTTTAGATCCATCTTCTTGTTCTTCCCATCCACCAACTGAAGCGCCTTTAGGCTTTTCTCCATTTAGTGTATCAAGACCAACTCCACCTTTAGAATATTGAAGTGGCTTGTATTCAGATAATTTTTCAATTGCTTCAGCATCAGACTTAGCTTTAACTAACATCCAATCCTGATCAAAGTCTCCATAACTAGGAACCCAACCATACCAAGTAAAGTAGTAATCTTGTTCTTCAGCTTGAGGCTCATCTGCTTTAACTTCTTCTTTAGGGGCTTCTTCCGCCTTAGGCTCTTCTGCAGCAGGTTCTTCAGCTGGAGCAGCTTCTTCTTTTGCAGGCTCTTCAGTCGGCGCCGCATCAGTTGCAGGAACAGCTGGAGTTTCTTTTTCTTCTTCGTTTACTGTAAATTTATCGAAGTTTGTTACAATTGACATAATTTTAGATCTTTTTCAGAATTATTTATCTTCCGCTGTTATATCATAATGGAATCCATTACGTACCTTATCTGAAATAGGGATAGGACTTCCATCCTCGTCAATTCTAACAAATGTAATATGAGTAGACAAGACAATATCTTCTTCGTGGGTATACACATTAAATGATCTTGCCTCCATATAAAGCGTAATACTAGTATTGCCAACTTTGGTTATGGCACCATAGATTTTGAGCAGACTTCCTTCTTTTGCTGGCTTTTTAAAGATACACTCGTCAATTTTAACAGTAACCATTCTGCGATTGTGTGCATATTCCATTGCATAGCCAGCAGCTGCTGCATCAATCCAGGCTAGGAGCTTACCTCCAAATAAATTACCATGAAATCCTAAATCAGATTTCTTAATTGGGTGTTGATTCAAAAACTTCACGTTTGTATATTGTTTTAAATTTTACCGGAAGATTTTTATAAAGATCCTCCTTTAACTTTTGAAATGCCACATCTAAAATATCAATACTAGAATTCTCTACCATTTCTTCAGTTAATCTAACTTGAACTTGAACAGTATCATCGGGAGTTGCTCCCCGTTTTCTAATTAGTATTTCGTAGTCTTGCACTATTTAGTTTTTAAATTCTTCTTTAACTCTGCAAGATCTGTTCTATACATATCGATCGGTGCAGTTTTCTTTACTGTTACCAATTCTGCAGATTTCTCTTTAACCTCATTTACTAACTGTTCGTATTTCTCTTTGGTTAAAGTTTGAATTTGCATGCTTAACAAGTAATCAAAGCTAGAATTAATGCGGTCAAATTTTAGTTCTTCTAATTCAGTAACAAGTTCTTGTTTTGGACGATTACCTAATTTAAGTTTACCATCAATAATCATCTTAATAAATCTAGCTCTATTTGAAAGATACACTAAATCCTTTTCTAAACTATCGATTAAGTAGGCTTTACGTTTATCATAATAGGTTAACCTGAATTTTACAAAGTATTCTACTAATTCAGGTAAAGTTGTAAATATTTTAAGCTTACCTCTTTCATCTAGACAAGTTAAGTTTTCGCTTTCTGTTTCGACTAATTTAAGAGTAGATTCTAATCTATCCTTTGCAATTAATTCTGAAAGTTTTGCTCGTTGAAACTTAAGAGTATATGAAATTCCATTTGAACAATTATCTTCGTATGAAAAGATAATTCCTTTTTCTTGTAGAGAATTTAAATGGTTCTCATATTTTTGAAATGTCATTGATGGCGGTAACTCTGTAATTTCAACAGTTGTAGTATTAACTACTCTAGCAACTCCTTTAAACTGATATTGATTATCACCAATTCTAGAAATTGGTCCATTGAAATCTTTAAACCATGGTAATAACTCTCCAATCTTTTTACCATCTAAGACTTTAGTACACGCTTCTATTAATTGAGCAGGATTTCGATTTAAGATATTGGTTGCAAAACCTACTGCAATTCCTGAACTTCCATTTAAGAGAACAGTTGGAATAATTGGTAAGAAATATTTAGGTTCGATTTCATTACCCTCTTCTATTTGAGAAGTTAAGAGTTCAAAATCTTTATAGAGTAATCTAAAGTTAGGAGTTAACTTTGTTGAAATATAACGTGGAGCTCCAGCTTCTGGAGAACGCAAAGATCCAAACTGGCCAACCTCATCTAATAGAGGAAGCGAGTTTTTAAATGATTGAGCCATTCCAATAATAGCTCCATTTAGGGATCCATCACCATGATGATAGTGGGCATCAGCTGCAATTCTACCTCCTAATTGAAATATCTTTAGAGGTTTATCATTAGAGCCTTTCCAAACTTTATCCGCGATAAAAATAATTTTACGTTGAGTCGGTTTGAATCCATCGATAACTGAAGGAATTGCTCTGTTCTCAAGAGTATACATACCATACGCTGCATAGTCTTGATCTAGAAATTGCGATACTGATTTTAATTCTGCTTTAATCATATTGAAAATTGTAAAAGTCTTTCTTTACGTGGAGCTGAGTCATTACCGAACCAGTCTTCTAAAGATTGCTTTGCTTGTTTATCGTTAGTTAATTGTACTAAATTTGGGTTATGAATAATCTCGCGATACTCATCATCTTCTAGAGCGGCAAGACCTTTTTTGTATTCAACATTCCAACCAGTCATTTTAGTTTTAGCCTCCCATTTTAAGTAGTCGTCTGCTGTATAGAATGGAACTATTTCCTTTCCCTTTTTAGCAACAACCAATGGAGTCATAACTTTAAAAATCTTTCCTTCAGTTACAAGTTCTGGCCAATACTTATTAAAGAAATTAATTAGTAGACCTGCAATAGAGTCTCCATCTGGATCCGCATCTGTATAGATTAAGATTCGATTGTATCGCATTTCCTTAGGGTCTTCTCCTAATTTAATACCTAACGAAGCCATTAACTGCACAACCTCGTCATTCTTAATAACTTCAGTATTCTTCATTTCGCTTACATTAAGGAATTTACCTTTAAGTGGAAATGCTCCAAATACTTGAGGATCTCTAAACTTACGAACTGCTGAAAGTGCAGACATACCCTCAAATATTCCAAGCGAACATTTGTTTCGGTCTTTGCCTTTAGCATCAATTAATTTAAGAACTTTAGTAGTTGCAAGAGATTTATTAAGTTTACGTAACTCTGCTCTCTCTTCAGCTTGTTTCTTTTGTTGAATCCAATCTAAAAGAGATTCAATTATTTCTGATGCAAAAACTGCTTTAGCAAATTTTTCTGAAACTGTATGAGCTGTTCCAAATTCTTTAGGTTCAGTAATTAATTTCTCCTTTGTTTGAGATGAGAATGCTGGATTAATTACAGTACAGTTTATGAATAAGAAAACATGATTACGGATTTCTGAAGGTTTAACTTCAACCTTATGTTTCTTTTTAATTAAGACACGTAAGTCTTCGATTACCTGATTAAGGATATAGTTCTCATGGGTTCCACCATCTTTAGTTTCAATCGAGTTAACAAAAGAAATAGATTGATACCCATCTTTTGAATGACCTACTGCAAATTCCCAATGCTCGCTCTTTTCCCAAATAGGATTTTGAACATAGAGCTCAACATATTCTTTGAAATTTTTAAATCTAAATTTCTCTCCATTAAATTCTAACTTAAGACCAGGATTTGCTGCTGCAATATCAATAACGCGTTTACGCATCATTTTAATATGAGCTTCATCAAGAGCTTTCATTTCAAATCTGCTTAGATCTGGCTCATACGAAATTTCAGTAAAACCTTGGTTTGACGCAGAAATCTTTGCATCACCTTTAACTGACATGTTTTTAGTAAAGAGTTGAACTAGTCTCTTTTTACCATCAGCGGTTTCAATCTTAAACTTATTAGAAAAAATATTAACTAATGATGCACCAACTCCATTTGTTCCAGCAACAGTTCTGCCTTCGTCATCATTAAAATTGGAGCCAGCTCTAAGATTAGAGAAGATTAATTCTGGAATCCAAACCTTGTGTTCGGGATGCTGAACTACTGGAATTCCACCATTATCCCAAACTGAAATAGAGTTGTCTTTAACTACAACTTTGATTTGGTTAATTTTACCTGAGCGTTTATGCTCATCGACTGAGTTTGAAATAATCTCATCGAATAACTTTAGAAAGCCGGGATTGTAAGTCAATTCCTCTTTCTCATACATACCATCTTTTAGGATCCATTCCTGACTTGTATGCGGTTTAGTCGAACCGATATACATGCCTGGTCTTTTTAGGACGTGCTCGATCTCATCAAGCAGCTGGTATTTCTTACTAATTTCTTTTGTTGATGCCATCTGTTAGACGTAATTTAAATTAATATACCCAATTGATTTGGGTTTAGGCTAGGAAATCAGCCAAGCAATAAGTTTTCCCCAAAGAAAGCCGCCGATAATTAAAACGGTTATCCAAGTAATGAGGAAGGTCCAGTTATATTTTTTCCATTTCATGGAATATTATACTGGTGTAGTCTAAAAGAGTTTAAGCTTGATATAATTCAATACGTCCCTTATTATCAATTAAGATAGCAGACATATTTTCAATCCAGTCTCCAGAGTTTAGGTAATGGTGACCATTGATATAGCGGTCAGCTGGTTGGTGGATATGACCGCAGATAACTCCATGACAGCCTTTCTTTTCTGCCATGCGTAGAGCAGTTACTTCAAAATCATTAACATAATTGGTTGCAACTTTAACTCCAGCTTTTATTTTCTGAGAAATAGATTGATATGGAAGATTTCTCCATTTTCTATATCCATTGTAGATACGATTTAACCATAATGCAAAGTCATAACCGACTGCTCCAATTTTGGCTAACCATTTGTAATTTGTAATAAAAACATCAATAACATCTCCGTGAAAAACATAATAACTTTTGCGCTGCCATACATCAGACTCAATCCATTCGGAATATTGTAGATGATAGTCTTCTCTAAATTCAATTCCACCAAATGCATTACCAATAAATTCAGTTAAGAACTCATCGTGGTTTCCTCTAATCCAAATAATTTGAATATCATTTGAAAGTCTTAGTAATTTACCAAGAACTTTAGTATGTTCTTTTCTCCACTTGCCTCCTCTGTTAATTGCCCATCCATCTATAATATCTCCATTAAGAATTAATTGATGGGTTTTGTGTGTATCTAAAAATTCTAAGAATTCATCGCATTTAGAATCCTTTGTTCCTAAGTGTAGGTCAGATACTATTATTGACTGATATGTCATGTCCAATAATCATGGTGTTTTTTAAAAAATTCAGGGTTATTCCTGTTAATATAACTTAAAATCATTAACTTAAACATATAGAAAATACCTTTATTCTCAAATCTTCTTGGTGAAGTATAAGCAAGGTGCGGTTTTAACATTTTAAAATTAGCACGACTTACTTTAGAAGAAATTGAATAGTCCTCTGCAAATATTTCAGATGGATCATATCCACCAACTCCCCAATAGGTTGAGGTTTTCCATAATTGAAATCCGCCTATTGCAAATGGAGGTCCAATCTTTTGAAAGAATTCAAAAGCTCTAAAAGTCCAGTTCCATTTAGGATCTGTATAGAAAGGTATTGTAAGTAAATCAATATGAGGATTAGCACAGCAATAAATTATAGACTGTACTAGTGTATTAATATCAGTCAACATAATATCTGCATCCAAAAAGAGTAGATACTCAGTTTGGACTAGACGCGAACCTGTTAATCTGGCTTGGGCTGGAAATCCACCTTCTACTATTTGAATATCTAAATCCTTAAAGTCAGATTTACACTTAGCTAAAATATCAAGTGACTCTTGATTATCTGAACTATCAGCAATAATTATGTGAAGGTTTTGAGATTCTACTTGGTTTGAGATAGCAAGTAGACAGGCATAGATTGTATTGCCTTCATTTTTACATGGAATAACTATTGTTAACTTGGTACTAATCATATAATGTTATCTATTGGACTTTGCCAACCTGATAGCCAATTCTAGGATTATCAAATCATTAACACTATGTTTATTAATCTTCCTCGAAATGCTCTAAACTAAATGAGATAGGTTCCAGTTCAGAATAAGATTTGTTCTTATCGATTGCTGAAACTGTTGAATAAGCAGCCCAACTTCCAGTTACAGTCCAGTGTAGAGTAGACTCGTCAGAGTGGGTCTTCCATTTTTTAACATGTCCGCCATCAGCTAACTGAGTCAAGACTGTTTCCATAACTCGTTCAGTTGTAGAGTTATATGTTGTAATATAAAATTCTATAAATTGCATAACTGAAAATATTTATCAACTACAGTGGAGGCCTTTTAGGATAAGGCGTGCACAACTTGGATTAGTTGCAAGTGGGACATTATGTACATCACAGATTCGCATTAGCATCTGTACATCGGGTTCATGTGGATGGGCATCAAGTGGATCCCTAAAAAATATAACTGCCCCGATTTCTTTTTCTGCAACTTTAGTTGCAATTTGAGCATCTCCACCCATAGGACCCGACAGGACCCGAGTTACCTTGAGTCCTGCCTGTTCTACGAATTTTCCGGTAGTGCCGGTTGAGATAAGATTAATTCCATCTAATGCTTCACGGTTTTCCATTAGGAATGCAACCATTTCTGCTTTTTTGCCATCGTGTGCAATTAGTGCAATTTGCATGTTGTTTAGTTCTGTTTTTCTGTTACTAACCATGTGTTTATTACTGCGCCAAACATGTCTCGATTACTCTTGGCATGTTGGAATCTTTGACTTGCTCTAACCGCGCATTTTTCGCGCTGCTCGACTACAAGTTTCTCAGCTTCAGCAACTGTTAAATATCCTGCCTTTTTGGCAAGACTATCCATCAGTTCTCTTAACTTTCTTTTCACGTGCTTTCTTTATATTTTTAAGATGATTAACTACTCTCTGTAGTTTATCAGCATCCTTTGGGTTTAGTATTACCTCGTCAAAAGCCCCAAAGCGGCTCTTACGACCAAACGCATAGGCCAATCCATACCATAGGCGTTTCCAAAAACTTCGATAGTTTGTTAGGTGAATATGCATAAACGCTAGTTGATCGTCTATTTGTTTATCGTATTCCCACATAAATAGTATTTGATGGTCAGTTGAGTGACACTCACAAATTAAAACTTCTTGGTTTTCCATATATTTTATACTAAGGTTATTAAATAGGGTCTCCAGATTTCCACTGATGGCCGCAGTCACTGCAATATGTGCTAGATCTTAAATCATATTCACTACCACAGTTTGGGCACTTATGCCAGATTTCATGGTTAAAGATTCTCTGTATTAACTTAATCACGTTTTATTTCAATTTTATGTTTTTCACCATTTGCCATCGAATAAACTGCATGACTTGGATGGATTTGATATTCCTTACCTTTAAATTGATCCGCATACTTTTTACCTATACCTTTTTTAATATAGGCGACTGTCATATGAGGATGATAGTCTGGAAAGTCTGACGTAAAAGGAAACTGCTTTAACTTAGTATTAAGTTCTGATAATTGATCTCCTTTAATATCAAACTTTAAGACATCATACTTATCATTCTCAAATAGAGATGGGTTATGTGCCTTAACTGTTGTATAAGTCGGTTCGCTTACAATAGGTTCAACTTTATCTAAGCCAACATTATTATGTAGACCATACAGTAAAGTTACATGAGGTTCATCTTCTAATCCAAATGTTTGATCGTCTGGATCCACGTACACATCATCACGATCTATTTGATCATGTAATTCTGACATTTGTGGAAAATCTAGATAAAGCATTGCACATGAAAAATCATAGGCTGCTTTCTTTTCATTAATAAAATCTTTAATTGTTTTCATTTTATATTTTAACAGAATTCAGTTGAGCTTGAAACTCTTAGCCCATCGATTTCTCGATCAGCATAGGATTTCCAATTATTTCCTAAGTATTGTTCCTTATCTCGCATGTATGCTTCATCAGCGACTAATCCATCAGGTTGACCCCATTCCATAGCCATTTGAATAAACTCATCAGCTTCCAACTCTGTTCCATACTCATCAACTACTCTACCACTCTTAATAAACTTAAGTAGGGTTTCTTTATTGGTGTAATATCTTTCGCCATTAAAATTCCAGCAGAATTTCCAGCCGCTTGACCTTTTACCTAAGTGAATTGAAGTTTGATCACAGAACTCGTCCCATGGAGATTCATGTTCCCATACATAATCAGAATCATGAGTAGGAATTGTAGAAAATCTGCGTTCAATATTTGAAGGCGTCATCTCTAATTCCTGAATACGCTTAGCTAATCTAGCTTTACGCTCTTCCATTTCTTGTTCAGTTGGAATTCTGTAATAGTTAGTTCCCATTTCCTAAAAATTTTAAAATTGATTCTTTGATTCCACTTTGTTTTATTCCTTCTCTTGATTTTGGAGTTAAGACAAAATTAGAGAGACCCCAATCTCTATCCATATCTCCCCAATCTGGATCTGTGTATGGCGCTCCCATATTTAAATCGTCGACTGCAACCCAATGTGTTATTTCTGGATGATCGATTAAGTATTGCTTGATTTCAATTGCGCGAGTCTGTTCTAAATCCCATTTAGGCGCCCAAACAAATGTACCTGCATTATACCAATTACACTCAGCCAAGTTTGGAGTATATGCAATTGGTTTTTTAATAATACCCTTTGCCTCATAGTATTCTCCCATCTCTTCTACATTTGCCCAACGTTTCCAGTCTGAACTAACTACAATTTCTGCTCCAGTTTCTTGCAAGATTTCATTTAGAATTGCAACCGCTTTCTTATTGAAATTATCAAAACGCGCATCAACTGATAATGACAAAACTGATTGACTCAGTTTTCTGCCAGCTTTTTGCTGCTTCTTAAATCGCCCGCCCCATTCGGTTGCTAAGCAAATTACTCCATCATGATCTAAAAATATTACTTTCATTTTGTATCTAATTTAGTAGAAATCCATACTAAGCTTTTCCAAATAAGGGAAATAACTATAGCTGCCCAAAACAGTGGCCACATAAAACTAATAGTTGCATAGGCTTCAGCATTTGAGTCATAATCATCATAGTAGTCTGGATGCGGTGGATCATAGTTATTAAGATCCAAGCCATTTTTAAATTTGTGCATTACATATAGGGATATAAAATATCCAACTACGTAAATTAAGAATATTAGATTTATCATAAATTTATTTTAATTACCAGCTTTCTACATCAGTTAAATCCAATTCCACCTTTGCTAAATGGCTAAAGACACTAAGTTCCATACCAATTCCGTTAGGTGTATATTTCCAAGTAAGTAACCCAACCTGACCATGTAGAGCCTTAATGTGGCCAATCCATTCCTCATACTTTGCTTGTTCTTTATCGTTTAATTCTATTTCAATTTTGTGATTTGCCATCTTATCTGTTGGTTAAAAGGTATTCTGAGTTTTTGGTTTTAAATCTAACAAATTTTAAGTAACCTTCTTCATCCCTTTCCTCTTCTAAGATTTCAGTTACGACAGTTGTCAACCAATAGTCTTGATTAGAATAACTTCGAGCAGTAACAGATCCTACTAGGAGTGAACACCCGACTACCGGTTTATGATCGACTACTTCTTTAAATGTCTTGTCTTCATTCCAAGCAATAGCATCGACCCTTGCTCCTTGCTCCATAAATTCTTCTCGACCGTCTGGATGTATTTTAATTAGAGTTGGCATCTTAGTTACATTTACACTGGGATCCAGTTAAGTTATCAATTTCGCAATCAGCTAGGTAAAGAGCTCCAGCGATTTTAGTCATTTGCTCTGCAGTTAAGGTATAAGTTGGCTGATCAAATCCAATTGTCATTGCGTCAGCTTCGTCAAAACTTTCCATAATGGCACGAGCTTCATTAATTGCTTTTTGTGTCGGTGTTTCCATCTTCTTCTATTACTAAATAATTAATACCAGATTCTGTCTTTTTAACAGTACCTGATTGAATAAGGTTATTAACTAGGTGTGGATCAATTTGAGCAAGCCAATTAATGGTCTGCTCCATGTATACTACTTTCATAGTACTATTATACTTTAATCTTGACAGATTTGGTAAAAATGTTATTGCGGATTTTGTGGTGTAGAACCCACAGTTTAGAATTGTGCTCACTTATAATTAGATCTTGATATCGATCTAATAGCTTTTCACAAACTTTAAGATGGGCTTTGGTAGTTGCCGACTCGACTATCTTGTCAATCCATTGTGCTATTGCAATATAGTCGAGTTGCTTCATGCTAGTTTTGAATTATACAGTACTTAACAAATAGTGCAATAAAACGAAGTGCAATACTTATACTTAATAAAGTAAAGACAAAATTCCAAATGCTTGAAAATGCAAAATTTGAAAGTGATTTAATTTTTGATCGCATATTATAGAGATTTATTCTATATTTTACTCTATTATGCAATAGGGTTTCCGTCAGAGTGACGTTTACGATAGGCTTCCTTGCCTAAGTCAATTAGTTTTTCAATATGGCCTGAATTTCTTAAAGCTTTAAACGTTAGGTTCTCAACTGAGAACTCTCCTCGTTCACTCAGACCATCCTTACGAGCTTTCATGATTTTCTCTTTAAGCCAATCAACCCTTGAAATTAGAGGCTCCTGAATTAACCCGAAATCGCTTGTAGCAATTTCATTAGCTAACATTTCAATCTCAGTTTGTAAGGCTTCAACCCTACGGCTAACGTCCTTAGGATCAATTGAAGGTGGGGTAAATCTAGGAATTGTAATCCACTCGTCTTTAAGTAGAGAATAGAGCCCGCTCGCTATATGTGGTTCGCTAATATCCTGTGCATAGAGTTCAACATCATGATCTAAGATTCTAACTGGATGACGTTGATTCCACATAAAGCGTTGACCGTCTAATGCTTTTTTAACTAGAGCCGTATCTTCATTGATCTTAGTAAAATCAAAAAGAACATGCACATCAAAATCAGAGTATTGGGTCCAGTTATAATTGGCAAGAGATCCAGTTAAGTGAATATCTTCAATTGGAATCTCAACCTTAAGCGCTTCGTAAAAATCTTGAGCAATAACAAGTAGTCTGTTACGCAGAGTTGGATGGATTTTCGGTGCAGAGTTTACATCAGCGATACCCCAAACTCTTGGATTAAGTTTAGGTTGATAGAAAGGTTCTAAGTCTTCGAAGAGTTTGATGTATCGCATTTAGTAAAGATAGTATTTTAAAGTTTTAATTATTGCATCATAAGAGAAACACTATCTAAAGTAAGTATACCGTATTGGCCATCCTCTAAATCTATTAATGCATATGATATAACAAATGGAAATCCAGTTAAAGTTCCATTTTGATACATTGACCCAGCTCGGCTAAGAGTTCTTGCGTTGTCTTCACTACATTTTATAGTGTTAACTGCATTACCTGCAACATCTGAAACTGGCGCAAACACCTTACCAGTTGGAACATTCCACGAAATAGTTGCTTCTTCTGTACCTAACTCATCAACGGTTCCTTCAACAGTTGCAGTAAGATTCCTAACCTCTTCAGTTGAAAGTAATTCTCCGCCTAAATATTCCTTGGCCCATTCTTGTAATTTAGAAAGTTCTACTTTTTGTAAATCTCTCCATGGTTTAATTGCAGAGGTTTCTATTTGTGGAGATTGTCCAAAGAAATATCCTAGATATTGATCTCTAAGAACTGAATATGTGTTTGTTATTTCTCCGCTGGTCCCAGGGGCAGCTGGTGTAGTTGTTCCAGGCGTAGTTGTTCCAGGTGTAACTGCTCCAGAAGTTTTAACATCATATGGTGAAGCAGCTGTTGTAATCTTAACATAACGCCCGCCTCTTGGCAAACCTGTTTTAAATGTGATTGTAATTTTACCTGAAATAAAGGTAATTAAATCTGGAGTAAGTTTACCAGTTGTAGTTAGAGCCTTAACTATTTCTTCTTTCATTTTAATTGCACGATTCTCTGCAAGAAATTCATTACTTGGTTTTGCACCACCATAATTATGGTCTAATTGAGTATAGCCAGATGGAATTGCAGTTGTTGCTGGAGCAATATCGGCAGCTCCTTCAATTGCAATTGATTTAAAATTGTTTTTGGCTTGAGTTGAGTCTAATTTAAAATAATCAACCAAGTTTGTAATAAAACCATCAAATAGAACTTTTGCTGCTTGGGCAACTGTCCAATTTGGTGTAATAATATTATCAGGATAAGGAAAATCTGTTCCTTTAAAATCAACAGATGGTGTAATGGTTGGGGGCGCAGCCTGTGGAGGAGTGGTTGTAGCCGGTGTAGATTTAGGCTGATTTACGACTGCCCATTTTGCATTACGTAAAGCAGTTGAACCAAATCTCATCTTTGCATCTTCGCCAGTTTTATGCTTTGCTCCAATTCCAATAATAGTTTTTCCATCACCGTCCACTATTCCAAGTGCAGGGAACGGTCCGCTCATTTTACCTTTCCAATCAATATACAGACTAGGATCAGCATCATCTTCAAAAATTCGATTTTCATTTAACCAATTCTGATATCTTAAAATGTTTGCCATTTTATTTTAAAGTTTGTTTGTAGTTATTTATCTGTTAGGTCGAACTGGTTCTGGACCGGTTGAGTAGATAATAACACATACACTCCAGTCCTTGGTTTCAATTCGACTATAACCAAATCTGACTTCAGTAAATTGACTGACTGAGGTTGTCATAATATCCCAATGGGCTTTACTGATTTTAAAATAGTAGATAGCTTCTCTAGCAGACTTTGGCAAGTTTCCATATTTTGGGGTTCCAGCCCAGCATACCTCGTAAATGCCTAGGCCTTCATCTCCAAATTTTTCAGCCCGTCTCATTGGAGTTTTAGTTAAAGGCAAGTCTTCTTCATAGTGACCAGTCTTTTTACCAGCAATTAAATAATTTGCATGAAAGGCTGCAGCTGAGTCAAGCTTTGCAGTTCTGGCTATTTTGGTAGAAGGCGCAACCAATTCACGAATTACAGTATAAACGGAATCGGTTTTTACCTGTGCTTTTGCAAGTGGACTTATTGCAAAGATTCCTATGATTAACAACTTTTTCATATAGTTAATATACAAAAAAAGCCGAGAAAATATCTCGGCTTTACTTATGGAATAGGTTAACTTAGAACTTATAGCATTTTAATCTAGGATATCTACGTCTATTACCGCTGAATAGTCCAAGTTTAGGCCATCTAATTTGGATTCTTGGTATGTAAATATCTGGGAAACGTATTTTTAGTCTAAATGTATTTATTGCAATTGTTAATTTGTATTCATCTACTGGTACTTCAACCATTTCAGGTGGAACCGGAGTCCCTTCTGGCTTTTTCTCATCAGACGGAGTAATTTCAATAGTTGTATCATTAAATAAAATTACAAAGTCTGCCTTTGCCATTTGATATTGTCTAACTTGTGAAAGTTTTTCTTCATTAGACAAACCCTGTACAGTATTCCAAGCAGGCCCGCTTGTACCATCACCGTTTTGACCGGCTGCCTGTATTGTAACTTTAGTATCAGCATCAACTAAAACTCCAACTGATGATAGGCCTGTCTTAATGTAATTTAAAACTGCATTTGCTCTTTCGGTTGAAAGATCAATAAATGAAATTTTAGTTCCAGAATATTTAGAAGCATTAGGTGATGACTTTGGAGTACCGTTAGGTGCAGTTGAACAGCTTGATTCAATTTTAATCTCTGAACAAAATGCTTTTGGTTTTCCAGCAGGAGGATTTAATAAATCAATAGTTTCTTTAATGTCTTTAATTCTAGCATCAAGCTCAGCTTTAAATGAATTACTTAAAATCCACTCATTAATTACAAACACGTCTCCCTTTGAACCATCTTGTGTATAAGTAAATGGAACTGGCGTTGCATTAGGTTCAGTTGAAATATCAGGTTTATTTTGAATAGATCCAGGAGAAGTAATCTTTTTCTTTGTTTCAATATCAGAAACAATTACAGAACTTCTGCCTTTATTTAGAGCGGCTCTCATATCTTCGCGATTGTTTGAATTTAGGTCAACTAATAACAGTGTGTATAATAATTGCTTGTCTGTATTAGCTTTCCAGCTAGAAAGCTCTTCAGCTGTACCGCTAGATTGCGCTTTCTTTGTAATAAGTGCATCAATTTCAGCTAGAGCTGGATTTTTAATTAACTCTTGATAAATTTGATTTGCAGTCTTTCCTTCAAAGTTTCCATATCTGCCTAGATAGCCTGGAATATTTCCTTTGGTTAGGGTTCCGGTGCTTAGTGTAGATGTTATGCTATCAAAATATTGCATCGGTCTTAGTGAAGAACCTGTAGTTTGATATGTGTAACTCTCCTTATCAAAACCTTCATTAACTGGCAGGTATTGATTAGTTAAACCTTCATTAATAAAGGTTTCAAATGATTTAATGGTTGACATTGACATTAATGTTTATTTGTAATTATTTATCTTGTACTAGACTTTAGAGTTTAGATTAAATAGGTTTGTTAAAGTATGGTTTTGGCGCAACATAGGTTGCATCTCTTTGTACAATTCGAGGATCTGCTGGTATAAATCTTTTGGAACTATTAGCATACCACTCATTCGCGAACTTATCTACCTTAGCATGAATGGCCTCTGCTCCAAGTTGATTAATTGTAACTTTAGCAATATTTCTGGCAATTACCGAATTAAGCTCATCCGCAGCAGTTGATGCTCCAGCTTGACTTGGATTAAATGTATCTCTAACTCTGGTTAAAAAAGTCTTAATAAACGGTACTGCTGTTTGAGTAATAAAAGTTTTTATCCAATTAATAACACTTGTAATTCCAAGCTTATCTGCTAACCACTTAACGGCTTGTGCAAACTTTGAACCAGAAAGAGCAGTTGAAAGTCTAGATGAAATACCAACTAATCCATTTAATAATATTGTAAGACCGTCAGTTACCTGTCGAGCGGCTGCTCTAGCTGCAGCTATGGTTACAGCGCCTCGCGGACCAAATGCCATAATGATTCGATTTAGCGAATTCTTAAGACCGACTGTAATTGCATTAATAGGATCAAATATTGCAAATGCTTGAATTAGTCCACTAATAATAAGTTTAGTTTTTTCAAGACTATCACTTGAGAAATGGGCTTCAGCAAAATATGAAAGCATATTGATAACATCAATTACTGCGCCTGATCCTGGTACAGTAACGTCAGCCACTGCTGCTGCAACATCTCCAACTAAGTGCGCAATATCTGATATTAAATCCTCATTAATTGGAGGTTCAGTTGTTATTAGCTGGCCTTGACTACACCAATCTTCATATAGCATTAAATGTTTCATTTGCTTAATTCTTTAATTGCGGTTACAATATCTTTGGCTTTAGTGATTTCACCAGAAGCTACTCTCTTTTTTAATTCTTGTTCAAGTGCAGAGTAAGATTTGCCGCTTCGGTCCGCCTTATTAATATCATCCATGATTTGATCAATCAATTCATTAAGATCGCTCTTTTCCAATTCAACCCCTTCACCAAGCTTTTGTGCAACTTTACGAACAATTGCAACTATTCCCTTTATACCTAAAAGACCTAAAACAATACCTGCTTGTACAGTTAAAATAAGACTCTCGTTTAGTTGATTAGCTGAGTGCCAATTATTAAAGTTATTTACGTGTTTCATATACTTTATTTATTTCCTAGAAGCCTGTACCGATTGAAAAAAGAATAGGGTTACTCTTTTTAAAACCTTGACTGTTTTTTTCAATTGTACTATTAAATCTTAGTCCACTATTTAAGATAAAGTTCTTGCCTATTTTCCAATCAGCTTGTACACCATAATAGGCATCTAAATTAAAATCTGCTAGGTAACTAATATTAAGAGTACCATCGCTAAATGACCTGTGAATATCACTAACTAAAATAATTTGTGGTGAAAGTGTAACCCGTTTCTTTTTGATTGGATAAGAATAGATTACCATTGCTCGGGTTGTTAACTGTCTAGATGGTGGCATGGTTGGATAGATGTTAGCTACCCAATTACCAAGCGAATCGACTGTGTATTCGCCTTGCCATGGGCCTTCCCACTCGCCCCAAAAGGTTTGGCTTGCAGTTAAGTTATAACCAATTGTGCCAAATCTACGGGTCTTAATCATATCAATAAATGAAAGGTTAATATTTTTCTGAAAATCAAAATCAAGGGAACCAACTACCTGTAGAGTTGTGCTACGCCAATCGCTTTTTCGGGTAAGACCATAACCTACACCATAATATTTCCAGCCTGGATTAATTGATAGGATTCCAGCATGATTCCACTCCCCGCTAGTCGAAGCCCTGTTAAGGGTTAAGTTAAGTGTAGTTGATACCTTACGACCCACAACACCAAGTGAAAGGTCTGAAGTATTTAAGACGTCCTTTGAAAAATCAATATAGGCTTGAGTTGTTCCCAATCCCAACCATTGAGAGTTAAATTCAAATAGTTCTTGTGGTGTCAGCTTTAGGGTATCTGCGGTGGTTTGTGCAGTTGCGCCTAGACCAGTCACCAATAGTAATATGGTTAATAAAGTTTTCATAATAGTTTATAATCTTGAACCTAATTCATTAAATGCGCCGGTTGCAATAGCTCGGCCGTCCGCAACTGCTTGTGACCAACGATCCTTAACTAAGAATCCATTTGACAAATAGTTGTCTAGATAATTATGGATAGGGCAGCCTCTGCCAGTTTGTTCCTGCCACCAAGTATCTAATTCGCTAAAGGCTTCTTCGGGTCCAGCAATAGCAACGGTTTGTGCAATTGGCTGGGTCCTCGATCTAAATACTTTAACCACAAGTACAACCAATCCAAGCTCAACCAACTTTTCTTTAAACTCTGCTTCATCGACTAGGCCACTTAGGAGTTTACCGTGCAGATCAATTCGTTTGGTTGTAATACCCCCTTCACCAAGACCCAGCTCTTGCAACCTTTGCCAAGTAGCAAAGGAAAACGATTCGGATATAGTATGGCGCTTAATCAACACTGCGCTCGTTAAATCTTTGGTCAATAGCACGAATTATTATCTCTGGATTGGCCTCAACCTGCACCTCCTTAACAGAGTCTTTGCTTGAATACCATAGGATGCGGACCTTACCAGTCTCGGCACCAAGATCAGTTACACTAAAGTAGTAGGTATTTGGATATTTCTTTTGGTGACGTGCACCCATTCGAGAAAGATAAGTAGACTCAGCTTCCCATCGGGTTAGCTCAATTGCATAGGTACGGTCGCCGTCAAGCTTTTCCCATTTCCAGCGTCTACGAATCAGCATTTCCTCTAATCCAGCCAGTGGAGAGTCAGCAAGACCAAGGTCCTGCAGTCTATTATAAACCTGATGTTGCCTTTGCGGGTCTTCCCACTGTTCTGGATCCTGCGCCTCGTTTTTCTTTAATTGGCGTTTAACCTCTTCACGAACCTTTTCCATTTTTTTGGCATAGGCTGGATTATCTCCACGATTAAACACAATTTGCTGGTTTAGGGAACCAGTAATTTTACGCATATCACCCTTACGGCTAGAGATAAGCCACTTTGCCAGGGCCTTGATTCCAAGATCGCGGAATCTGCCATTGGCATCAGGTGCATCTGAGTCTTTCCACTCTGGGCGTTTAGCCTCATTAATCCAAGCTGTGAATGTTTTAATTGAAGACATACTCTATTTAGATTTTTGTAAATTTAACACCAACTCCTAGGGTAGTATGGTCAACTGATTTACCATTAGCAAGATCCGGTAAGATTTTGGTTAGATCGTCATACTCTACAGTATATGGATCAACGCCGCCCTGTACAGTACGACCAATTTGCATGCCGCCGTCTCCTAATTTCTTAAGCCAATTAAAATTAATTGCATATTGGTTATTAAGAGCAACTCCAATTATTTTGTAATTAAATACTTTGCCAGCACCGTTCTTAACTGCAATTGCATTGCCGCCTTTGTCGGCAGCCTTTGAAATAGTAGCCTTTACTGGATTTGCCCAGCTAATTGAACCTGGTCCAGGTACAGTTACATCAGCATCTTCCCGTAACCAGTTCTCAAATAATTTTACCCACATAATAGTTTTAGTCTATTTCTTATTATTTATCCCCCAAATAAATAGCTATAACAAGACCATTATACTATGAATCATAACTATTACTATATCCTCTTAGGAAAAAAGGCAGGTGGACCAGGTACCCAACCCACATCTAACTGTTCAGACTCTCTACAATTTAGATACTATTCAATTAATACTCCAGCTGGCCAAAGTGGCGATTGGTATTATGGTATATCGGATCCAGATCCTGCGCTTGCCTGGTCAGGTCTGGTCTTTGGCGGAATAGTTGAGGTATGGGCTTCAACTCAAGTCCTAGGGCCAGGTACAAAACTCTATACGGACCAAGCCCAAACCCAAGAGGTAAGGGCAGTAGATGACGGTGCGCAATTCAGGATAGAGGCAAATCTCTTTACCTATAAGGTTGGGCTTGGTATTACCACAATTACCCAAATGGCTGAACCCCCTGATCGTCAAATCAGGATGAGCGGACCAGAACCAGGTTCCTGTGCCCTAAGCGGACCCTATACCCAAACTGTATGGGTTGCAAGGGATCAGTGGCAGCAGGTTGACAGGGTATGGCTAGACCCTGCCCTAACCCAGCCCTATGTAGGCGGCGGTAATTGGTACTATGCGGATGATACAACTATTCCTGCTTCAGGTACAACCTTACAGATTAATAACTGCGGTTGGGTTATAGGTTTCTTTGCCTGCTAGCTCTAGGTATCTTTCCGCCTCTAAAGCCAGAGGGGCGGCTCTTTACCTATAATAACACTACCCGTATCTAGACTACTACTTCTTCTATAGATACTTTCTCTACTTATATTAATAATAGAAAGAACAAGCCTAACCCTATACCAGCCAGTCTAGACTCTTCTCTCCATTATCACTATCTCTATATAGAACCTACCCTACCAGACCGGGACTACGGAGTAACCTATCCAGACCAGACCCCAGCCAGCCAGTATACCTATAGCCGGGACTACGGAGTGCCGCCTGCCAGCCGACCCAGACTGGTCCACTTGGTCCTGCTTAAGGACTACGGAGTGGTGCGTCTCTTCGTCGGGGCCCGCTACGGAAATCCTCGGGGTCGGGCGACCGCAGGAGAATCGGACATTAAGTAGAAGCTTGTAGACACCGGGCGCCAGGCTGTCTACTAGTCTGGTATAAATAACCCTATGAAGAAGCAAGACATACCCCAGCCAGACTCTATACCTACTGGCAGTCTGGTATCGCGAAAGATCGCAGCCCAGAGACTAGGTGTAACCTTAAGAACGCTAGACCGCTATATAGAGCAGGGTAAGCTTAGTCCCTATAAGAACAGGGTTAATGGTAGACTCTATATAGACTCAGACCAGATACTCTATCTACTAGGGAGTAGGGTACCCCAAGACCGGTTGGTTATAATATATTGTAGAACGGCCCCCATTCCGGACTCTGGAGCCTCGGGAATATCTAGCGCAACTCGTCTCAGGGAGCAGGTCGACAGGGTACAGGGCTATTGTACAGCCCGCGGAATCCGGGTAGATGAGGTAATCCAAGAGGTACGTCGCGCGAATAGACTAGATGATAATGCACCAGGTCTGAATAAGATTATGGATCTTGTAGTACGCAAAAAGGTCAGTACCCTGATAATAGAAACCCCTGACCGGCTTGCTCGCTTTCTTGCTTGGGATATACTCGAACGTGTCCTAATCTATCATGGTGTAGATGTACATATAATCCAGCCCAAGGTCGGGCGGCAGGAATTCGTCGACGAGATAAAGGAAGAACTGGTAGATATAATCGCCTCTGCCAAGGAGCTCGGTATTTAAAACTTTAATATAGAGCAGAGTAGTCGTTAGTCCAACCCCCTAGAGAGAGGTAGGTCGGAGTATACTCTCCTGGATCTCTATGCGGGGTCCAGCCCTGGTCGGAGTTCTTGTCCTTATACCTATAGCTAATATACCACTTTTCCATGACACTTGACAATCTTTTTGGATAAAGTTATTAACAATTTCCCGGGCCTCTATTAGGCGGGCATTTCTCCTGGGGCCGGGGATCCCCACGGAGCGGGGTGCGTAAAAATACCTATGCCCCGTCGGCATGGCCCAGGGGTTTGGGCCTATTTCTATTATACCTAATTCTAATAAATAATTGCAAATAACCCGGTCTAGACATGGCAGCAAAGAAAGGCGCTACCGCTGGAACCCCCTTCCGAGTAAAGGTAAAGAAGGTTGGCAAGGCGAAGAAGAGCTTCGGTCCTAAGGAGCAGAAACCTAAGAAGTACGTAGGACAAGGTCGATAAGCCCGGGCCCGGGCTCTAGACAAAAAAGAAAGGGACCGCTTGCGCAGATCCCTTTGGGTTAGCTATCGAAACGGTCTAGATTTAAATAGCTGGATAAGAACTCCAAGATCTTATACTCTACTACGGAGTACAGTTTTAACTAAAAGAAAAAGGCCCTCTTTCGGAGGGCCTAATTCTAATCAATCAATCAATCATCAAACTATATAGTAGCAAACTGTGCTGCTTCTAAATCATAGTTACTCTTAGCGAAGAGACTTCCACCTGCTGCTTTGAAGCGTGCACGGTTTTCATACTCCTCTACTGTGTTATGGCTACCTAACCAAGTCAACTCGTTTACAAGATCCCATACACTCATACCTGTCTTGATAAAGCTTTTCTGCTTGTCAGTCAAGAAATCTGGGTTATGACCTGCATTGAATACTCTGGCCATAGTAGACTTGTACATTGGGAAGTGGTTGTCTACTACGCTTTCCTGTAGACGGCGTCTCATTTCAGGATCTTCGTGCTTAAGGTTACCTACTACGGAGTCCACCGCTCTTTGTACCTCGCTTAGACTTGCGCGTGTACCAGTTGCACGTTCCAATCTTTCAGAGAAGGCACGCGGTACAAAACCATTTTTGCCATAAGCTTTAAGGGATTGGAATAACTCGGCAATACCTTGAGCATTTGCCTGTTTTAATTGGAAGGCCGCTGTCATGTCTTTAGCTACTGCTCCATTAGCACATACTAATCTGTAGAAGAAATCATCTACCTGAGTTTGTGTAGGGTTATTCACTAAAGAGATTCCAAAACGGAATACCTCATCTTTACCGATACGTTCGAAACCTACTTCGCTGGTATGGATAAGGTTAATACGGCTAGTGCCGCCGCCATTGTCAATAGACTCGATATGCATGTCGGGAACCTCGTTAAGGATCTCCTCTGCAGTTTTAAATAGAGTCTCATTAGAGATACGTGCAAACTTGTCTGCTTTCACGATACCTGTTACTTCGCGCTGATCGCGGTTAGCGACCATCATAAGAGGAACATCTCCACCTCTACGCTCTGTATAATGTTTAACTGCACCGATAAGTTTATTACCGATTGCTGCATCACCGTTCTTCTCAAACTTAGAGTTTAAGGTTTGGTTGATGTTAAGTAGGGAAGCCAGCTGTTTGAAAAACGCGCCGCTAGCTGGGACCCTTGAGTCATTCAAGTGGATGAAGCCATCCTTCTGTGAATTGTCACTCAATTTGATCTCACTTAGCATTACGGGTTTTGTCAGCGGTTCAGACTTGATTGCGGCTGCTTTTGCCTCGTTGAATTGTGCTTGTGATAACATATATTCTATTTGGTTTTTTTGGTTAATATTATTATACTAAAGAGGAGAGCAGAATTACTGCTCTACCTCAACTTTATTTTCTTGGGTAAATTCAGTTGGCTCCTCTACTGATGAGGTTTGCAAGGTTGCGCTTAGGAAAAGATCATCGAACTCGCTCTCTAATTCTTCTCGCCTTGCCTCTTCTGTGTGGGCTACCTCTTCAGCTCGGACTAGTTGGTCCCAACTTGCTTGGTCGTAAACTACTTGACCGTCGGCCATTGAGTAGAAGAGAGGTTTATTTACTAAGCTTCCGCCTCGACGGTTCTTTGTAAACTCTAGGTATCTACGATTTCCTGGTCCAAACTTAATCTCCATCATAGAAGTTGTCGCATGCTTAAGATAAGTTGATCCTACATAGGTACCGCCCTTCGTCATGTGCTGAATACAGAAGATTGATTTACCCATACCATCAGCAGCTTTGATTACAAGATTAGTTAACCATGCCTCTGCGTAGGTTGACTTCCAACCTAAGACATCCTTTAGCTTTACAATAATATCTTGGTGCGAGTCAATCAAGATTACATCGTGTTCTCCAGTCAAGGCCTTTTCAATTGCTTTCACAAAACCTGTTTGAATATAATCCATTAACAAGAGGGTAGGAACCTCTGCAATAATTGGCATTTTACGGTAGTAGAAAAAGAGGTCATTGCGTGTCATCTCACTAGAGATATACAAGACCTTTGCTTCAGGTTGATTGCGTTTAATCTTCGCCAAGATATCTAGCATTACAGTAGACTTACCTACACCCGATTCTCCGATTACGATATTAGCAGTACCGCCATAGATACCTCCACCTTCTTCATGGTCTGAGAATAGCTTGTCTAGCAAGGTACCAGTCTTAAAGCATTTAAAATCGGGGAAATCCATGTTTCCAATCTCAACAATCTCCAACTCAACTTCCTTTGCAGCTGCGGATGGGGTTGCAACTACTCTGCTTGTTTGTGTTACCTCAGCTACCGTTTGAGGGCCACGCAGTTTTTTAATAACTCCATTAAATAAGGAGTAAGAGATTCCCTCGCCTAGAGGATGGGTTTGAAAGTTTTGGAATAGATCCAATACCTTGCCGGTTGGAACTTCGCCGCTGAATTCCTGTGTAAAATACTTGCGGACTTGGACTTCTTTTTTTCCGATCATATGTTTGATTTTTAATTGATTACTATTATTATACTAATGCAGAGTAGTTATTGGCACTGCTCTTTAGTTTATCTATTTACTACGGAGTCCGGCCCTGTGGTAATCTGCATAAGCTAATATAATAAAAAAACCCCAAACTAAAAAATCTGGGGTTAATTATTTTTGGAAAAGTTATTAACAATTATTCGATCGTTTGGACCATGTCCCTAAGTACTGCACACTTCTCGTATTCTTCCCTGTCTTGGAAGTATTGAATCATAGAGTTGAGTGCTTCCTGTTTTTCAAAGGTTGGGGTCTGGTCGAAGATCGCGCCGCTAAGCTCGTTCTGTAGAGCATCGTATAACAGATTCATGAACGCATCGAAATCTGTATGGCGAAGACTTACCAGCTCGGCTAGCATTTGGGAAGTCTTAAGGTCTCGTTTTATTTCGTTCATTGTACAGGTTATTTATCTTGTTATTAATATACCCAATCTACTAGGGAGTAGGCCAGGTCTATTACCACCATGAGGTGTAATAGACATACTCACCAGCCGCGATCGCCTCTCTCGCTTCTCTAATAAACTCGAGGTCGCCTTTAATTTCGTCCTCATCCAATTGGCTATTACCAAAGAAGAAGCCGGCCGTTTGGGGTAATTGACCCTCTTTAATATGGCGCTCTAGCTGGTCCAAATCGTCGAGGTCTACTTCAACATTTACACAGTTGAAGCTATCAGCTGTACCGCCTTTAAGGTAATACAAGCTTTCCATCCAACCGTGCAGGTTAGGGTGCTTACGCCAGTAGTGAAGCTCTCTGTCTTCAACTCCTTCTTCGCTTTTGAAATCTACTGCAGTTTCTGGTTTGGTACTGCGAACCTGTGCATACATGTCTAATCCCATTTTAGTTTGATTTAATTGATTAATATTATTATACTTACTACGGAGTTATCTTATTCGTTACCGGCCCCATCGAAGTAGAGGAATTCTACTACCTCAGCTTGGTCAAAGATTCCTAGGTCTTCGAACATTGTGTAGGCCCCATCGGGGTCGGACATTGCTACGACCTCCATTGCTTGGTAGACCGCGTCCTGACCCCATATTTTGATTGCTTCGTCGATTGCTTCTTGCGTTGCCATAATTAGATAGATTTTAAGAGTTGAGTAAAGTTTTCCGCTTGTGCTAAGGGCTCGTTGAATCCTTTTTCGCGTGAAAAGATTTCAGCTTGACCGCTATGACCAGATTTAGGAGTTACCCAATAGAGTACCTCACCGGATTCGCGATCGCAGATAGAGAATGAATCATAAAGCGGACCACCCATTGGGCAATTATTCTTAAAGAATACATACACCTTATTGCAATCGATTGGGTTTCCTTTTTCGCGAAAGTACTTTACCAACTTGATTACCTTGCTTTGAAGGGATTTAGCTCTACGCTCCAACGAATTATCGCTACAGAACCAGTCATAGAAATCATGACAGTGAGAGTAAAGAGCTGATTCACCTTGACCCCATGCGTACATTTGGTCTACTAATGTTACTTGATTTTCTTGCATAGTTTAATTGTTTTAAGTATTAATTGATATGTAAATATAACCAATTACTTTGACACTAAAAAACTTTTTTATACTTTTTTTCAAATTATTTTTCAGAAGTTATTAACATACTTATTAACATTCCAAAAAGTCTGAGGTAGGTCGGAGTATACCTCCCGCTTCCTTGTTCCGAACCGTCCCGTCATATTGATTGATTGACATAGTAAATATA